CTCCGCCTCGCTGTCGGATCTCACGAATCCGGTAGCGGCAAAGGATGCGCGATGAACGTAATCAGCTGGGAAAACGGTGACACGAAGATCACCGACTTCCCTGACTGCTCTGATCCGCTGCTGACCCGCATTGTGCAACGTGTCAACGACACAATTTGCAACCATCGTGACGACGATCTGTTGTGTGCTCCCTGCTCGCTGATTGTCTTGGCTCTAGGTCATCGCACTGTCGGTACCGGGAAACTTGACCTTACCGATCTTGAGCGTCGGGTGATTTGGGTGAAGATTGCTGCCGACCAAGCGCGGCAGGTGCAGCATTTAAACGCTGACCTGATGGTTGATGCAGCGATCTTGGCTGCTGAGGCATGGGCTGATAATCCAACCTACGCCGCCGCCCACGCCGCCAACTACGCCTCCAACGCCAGCACACCAGACCAACGACTCAACCTGGCGCAACGGGCCATCGACATGTTCGAGCAGCTCACCAACCATGTCGCCCCCGCAGTAGACGAAGCCGTCACGCTCAAAGCACTCGAATCGATGCTCGCATGAACGACGACTGTTACACCTGCGGCGCGCGAGCACGCCACCAACGGATGATCGAGCGGCGCTGCCACTGCGGCGAGCTGTTCACCGTCAAGAGCGAAGCGAACACGCAGCGGTCGTGCTCGCGCACCTGCTACCTCAGCACCTACCGCCGAAAGGTTGCAGCATGAGCGACCCAACAGACATGACGCACTCACAGCGGTTCGCACTAGCCGACCGGATCGAAGCCCCGCTATCCGTCGCCCGCCAAACAGTCGGGGAAGGCAACCTCTGAGGAAAATAATTATGAGGAAAGTTATCCCCAACCCTGTGGATAACTCTGACTTTATCCACAACCTGTGGATAACTTTTTGAAACAGAGCCCCGAAAAAAACTTGCAAAAACCTGTTTAGTAGGTCTAAAAGAAAAGAAATAGACGAAAGGTATTACGGTGGCGGAAAGGGACCAGCCGATGTTAGCTATGCGGCGGATTGCGGGACACCCAGTGGGACGAGGTGGACCCGTCGTATTCGGTGCAGGAGATGACATAGTTGGTCGTCCAGACCGCGTAGCAGGGACGTGCTGGCGACCCGAAGCCTGTGCTGTATTCGTGGTCGAGGAGGATGTCGGGACATTTGCTGATCGGCCCGAAATATGGGAGGAGTCCCATATCTGTCCAGTCGTCCATGTTGTATTCGCCCCATTCCGAGTGGTCAGAGATGGAGACGATCCAGTCACCTTTCAAGTCGGGGCTTCCGGTGAAACACTTGCGGAGTGTGGTCGTGGTCATCGTGTGTCCTTTCGGTTCGTGAGCTTCGCCAGTCGGCGTGCCCGCTGATTGTGTGCAGTTTTCGTTGCCTTGCGGGCCTTGCGGTGCTGCGAGTCCCGGCTGTGCCCGCTGGTGATGAACCACCACGGCAGTTTGCGGAACTCGTCCACTTCGTCACCGGACTTCATTGGGATGCGATCAGCCCTCATCATACCCACCGGTTGTAGCCGCACGGCTCAGCGCCGTTGTGGGTAGCAGCATCATCAACGTGGATCGTCATGCCGCACGGTGCTTTGACGTACTCGTTAGGGAAGTCAATGTGCCCCCACTCGTAAAGGTCATAGTTGTCGTCGCATTCATGCGGGCGAAGCTCGTTGTCGGTTGCTTGTGCCATGAGTACAGTCTGCCGGTTGCTACGGTCAATCACAACCTTCGGGGCAAATAATTGTGAAGAAAGTTGTCCACAGGCTGCCATTCAGTTGCGGCAACCAGCACATCTTGGGCGATGACCCAGATCCCGGTTGACAAACACCGGCACAGGCTGCTTGATGCCGGCAGGCGGGGCTGGAGGGGTGTCCTCAGAGATGCTCTCAGCTTCACCCTTGGCCACGGTACGCCTTCTTGTAGTTCTTCGACGAGGGAGACTTGGATTTCCCTCGTTTCGAGTGGACACCCTTGCGTTTGATTGCCGGTTTGTCGAACGTGGCGCTGAGTCCCGTAAACGTGTTTAGCTTGGCCATCTCTGCTCCTTGCCGTTACTAACAGTTTACAGCAATGCTGGGGCCGTGCCCGGTGTGCGGCGAAACAACTTATAAATGCGGGGCTAAAGACGCGCACGGTCTTCAGCGTCAAGTTAACTTGATGTTCGTTGGGTTCGACCGATCATAGGACTCTTCTCCGTGCGTAAGGGCGGGGTGGGCATGGCGCAGGCTCCCAACGTGCCACTCGTGCTTGCGCGAGCTTGAACGTCTCGAAGACGGCACGCTTTTCTTGCGTGATCTGCATGTCCAGATCATCGGTCGCATCGTTCATCAGCCGAACCCGTTTGCGATGTCGTCGCGGGCTGTCTCTCGCTGCCAGTCGGCAACCGAACCGTAGTCGCGGACGGGCCCCGCATTTTCTTTACGCTTCCAGTCGGCACGGTCGGCGCACGGGCTGCACTCGCAGCTCGCCGGATGGGCTGGCACGGTTCCTACGATCGGCGGGATGTCCAGCGTGTAGTCGCCGTTGGCGGTCGCGAACTCTGGAGCCTCATGCTCCATGTGGGCCGCTGCTAGGTCGTGCAGGTGCTGCTCGCGGCTGCCGTCGTCGCCGTGCGGGCCGCTCATTGCAGGTCCGGTTCTGCTACGTGATCCTCGTAGTCAGGGTGGTCTTCGTCTTCAGGGCACATGGTGCCGTCACAGTCCACGTCATACAGATCAGGGTGCGCCCAGTACATCAAACCGATATCACGGTTGGGCTGTTCGATCAGGGTGTCGCACCATACGCAGGTGGCGGTGTAGGTGGTTGCTTGTGTCATGTGTACAGTATGCCCGTTACTAGGGCCGTTTCCTCCGAATTGTCGGGAAAGTTGTCCACAGATTTGCCTGTGGATAACCTCTGACTTATCCACAGGTTTATCCACAGACACCCCGTCGCCAGCCCCGACACAAAACTTGCAGCACGGGGAGAACACCAACCAACGTTAGCCGCCCGGCGGGGCTCAGCGCCGCGCTCGGCACTCGACATCGAATCCCGGGGCCCCACATGCGCCACCGGAGAGGGGCCGCACCCTCGCCGGGCGGCCACTCCGCCGTGCGTCAGTTGTCCAGACCGAGCGCCTCCTCGTAGCGTGACCACGCGGTCACGAGACGTTGGCCGAAGCCATTGTACAGGGCGCCGCAGGGGCACTCGATGTCGTGTCCGCTGCGGGCCCAAATCGACAGGACGCAGCGGCAGTCGTCGCACTTTCCACGCAGGAAGCCTGCGCCGTCAGGTGACAGTTTCATCATTCCTCTTTCTGTTGGCGGGTATGGGTACAGTGTGCCCGTTACTAGGCACAATCACAACCTGCGTGCAAAGAATTGTCAGAATACTTGTCCACAGGGTGGGGACAAACCTGTGGACAACTCTGACTTATCCACAGGCTACGGCCCCCGACCCCGGCGCGGAGCCCCGACACAAAACTTGCAAAAACCCGCCCAGCACAGCTAACAGAAAAGAAATAGACGCAATCCAACACGGTGGAGGAAAGGAACCGGCTAATGCCAGCCAACCGGTTGACAACCAGCGGGGCTAAAAAAGCGACTCCTCATGCTCCTTACGCCGCCCAATCTCATAACAAGTCTTGTGGAGGTACCGGTACTTCTCGTTCTCAATGGCAAAGTACGTCAGGGCAGCCCCGGCGATCCACACCTCTGCCAGCCTCACCGTCCCCGCCGCTCTAGTATTGTGAATAGTGTGTCCGCACGACTCGCAGTAGTAAAGACTCACGAGACAGTCTTCCCATACGACCCTCCGCAGTAAAGGCTCACGAGACCGCCGTCTGGGCAGGGTGCGCCTGAGAACTCCTGCTGGCCCGGCGGGGCTGTCCCGTGCGCCTCAATGGTCTGAGTCCAACGTTCTGACGTCATGTCAGTAATCTACCGGAGAAACGGACAGAACGTACAGCACCGAAGTGTCGTAATCGTCGTGGTTCGTTTGGATCCACGCCTCGCATTCATCCTCGTCGCCGGAGAACTCTGGGTACTCCGAGTCTGGAAGACAACCGGCGGAGTGATACCAGACACAGTGTGTGTCGGCGGGCACGTCCATGTCGATGTCTTCGTAGTGAGCCTTGGTCATCATTTTTTCCATGTTGGTTTCCTTTCAATGGTCCAATCGAACGGCCGAGCGAGCGTGCCCGGCCGTTCTCAGGATCATCCGAAAGCGACCGGCTCACCGATTTCGTGGACCGCTACGTGGCTATACTCTGTTGCCCAGCGGAGAGCCTTAGCCTCTGCGGACTTCTTGCTCGTCATGATGCACCACTCTGCGGGGAGGATAGGGAAGTCCTTGGCCTCTGTGTCGGCCGTGGCGAGCGGTAGGTGGGCGACGACAACGAAATTGCTCATTGGGTTTCTCCTGGGTTGGTAGTTGTAAGTACAGTGTGCCCGTTATTAGACACAATCACAACCTGATGGCAAAGAAATATCGGAATACTTATCCACAGGCCGTAGCCCAACGACAGCCCCGACACACAACCAAACCAAACACAAACCAACACCCCCACCCCGGGGCTAGGCCCCCCGCCTCAATAACCGCAAGACGTCGCAAGCTGACCGACAGCCCGATCACGAGTCGTGTACGTCCCCCCGCAAGACGCGCCGTGCGATATCACAGTCCAGTCACCGTTCAGTCGTTCAACCACGAACCCCAAGCGAGCCCCGGCCGCCGACTTCACCTCGGTGATCGTGCCGGTCACGACGAACAGGCCGCCGCCCGTCACAGCTTCACCGTGCGAAAGCGTGCGCCGCATGGCGTGCCCCTCCCAGTTGCGATCCGCACCCCTCGCAGGGAGTGCCAGAGAAATCGGCCTCATCGTCAGGGTCGCCGCCGTAGCCGAGCAGGTGGTCGGGCCACTCAGCCATCATTGACATAACGAGATGGCTGCCCCCCTCGCCGTTGGCGATCATCATAATGCAGTCTGTGCAGACCGCAATGTTGTAGGTGGTTGCTTGTGTCATAGGTACAGTGTGCCGGTTACTAGGGCCAATCACAACCTACGTGCAAAGAATTGTCGGGAAAGTTATCCACAGATAGTTATCCACAACCTGTGGACAACTTTAGACTTATCCACAGGGCTACCCGCGGCGCCAGCCCCCAAAAAAACTTGCAGCAATCTGTCCGGCGGGGCTAGGCGGGAAGGAAATAGACGCAAAGGAACACGGTGGGGGAAAGGGGCCGTTCGGTTGCGGAACCGACGGCCCCCGTAGTCAGTCCCGGTCAGCCAGCTTCGGCGTTCAGTTTACGCGCCGTGCGACGCAATACCTGCTTAGCATGTCTACCATCTCGGCACCCGTCACTGGCGCTGTCATTCCACAGGACCAACGCCTGCTCGGCAGTGTGTTCGGTGTTGTTTCCGAGTTCGGCTCGGATAGCTTCAATGGCCGAGTTCCTCACCCATTCATCCTCGTTTGTGGTGCGGATCGCACCGATGAGACAGTGTGGCGCACGAAGGTGAGTGTTGAAGCTCCCTCGTCGCCACCCGTCCCTATCGAGTATATCGGCTGCCATTGTGAGGGTCGTTGCGATTCGTTCGCTAGTCCAGTCAGCTTCCATTGTCACGCCTCCATGAACGAGGCAGCTACGGCTTGCCAATCGACACGCCACATGCTGCCGACATCTGAGATGAACATGCGCCACAGGTCGGTCGGTGGCACATCGTGCTCGTATGGGAAGAGGATCATCTCGACCTGCTCCATCACGAACGCTTCGATGGCATCACCGGCAGACCAGCGCAGCTTGCCAGCGACCAGCTCCAAGCATTGCTGGTACAGTCCCTCGTCGTTGGAGAGATGGAGCGCAGCCGCCCACGTCTCCCGATTGACCCATCCGTTGTACTCGTCGGGGTTCGTGATTGTTTCGGTGTCTTGTGTCATAGGTACAGTCTGCCCGTTATTAGACACAATCACAACCTGATGGCAAAGAAATATCGGGAAAGTTATCCACAGGGTGGGGATAAAGTCAAAGTTATCCACAGCCCAACAGCCCCGAACAACGTTCACCCAAAACCCACCCAACAAGACCACAGCAAACGCAATAAACGCAATAAACGCAATAAACGCAATAGACGCAAAGGAACACGGTGGCGGAAAGGGGCCGCTGATGCCACCCGCAGGGCGGGGCTACAACCGGATTGCGGCACTCACGATCGAGAACGAATCATTCTCGTGGCGTTGAACCCTGCGATCGCATCACCCTCGCTAGCTGCGAGACACATGCGGGCCGCACCAGACACTTCGTTGTATCTATGCGTATCGCACGGGGGACTGCGGAGCAGAACGGCAGCGGTACGTTGTAGCTGAGTGTGCAGGCGTGCGTAGTTCACAAAGACATGACCTCCTCGGCCAGATCGCTGACCAACTCAGGGTAGATCTCATCGACTGCACCGACCCATTCTGTGTCTACGCTGATCCAATGGCTGCCGCCACGAGAGTCTGTAACACGTTCCTGTAGTTCGACGCCGACCAGTTGGAAGCCGAAGGCTATAAGGTCAGTCACTCGCCCTACCTGAATCTGGCGCTGAGCTTCGGGAAGGTTGTCCCACTTGGTGGCCTGCCAGACATCGTTGGCGTCAGTCCAGCCAATTGGTCCGTCGTAGGGCTCCCACCAGACCCACTCCGAACGAGAGACCTGAAGTTTGCGTGCCCGACCAGAGAAGTCGTCAGGGCGGTTGGCGCGACCCAAACGGCCGCACGGGTGTGTTCGCCCATCCCCCTCATAGTCGTTGATCGAGGACTCTTCGTCATGCTTGACGTGTAGGACGAGCCTACGAGAATCGGTGATGTCAAGAATGTCGCCGTCGTCAACAAGTGTTGACGTATCGGTCGGTGTGATTGTAGCCGTTGCTTGTGTCATGGATACAGTCTGCCGGTTATTAGCCTCAACCACAACGTGCGAGGCAAATAATTGTGAGGAAAGTTGTCCCTCACTCTCACCGGGCAACAGAGTGGAACACCTTGCAACGCACCCAGTTGAAATCCTCCGTCCACCCCTCATCGCTCCGACTATCCTGCCAGAAATGGAACTCCTTGTCGCCCAACTCCGGGACCTCGTATCGGATCGAGAAGTCGCCCACAAGGTGAACCAAAAAATCAAGCAGATCTTTCACACGCGGAATTGAGAGATAGCCCGAGTCACGGCCGTACGTCTGGTCATCGTTGACGATGGCAACGTTCGACACTCCGTACCACGTCGTCTTGCTTTGGTCAAACCAGCCTTGCAGCGTTTCCTCGAAATCTAACAGTTGAGCGGACAAGCATTCGCCGCGACATTCGTCAAACCAGTCGCCTTCCTCGTCTTCGCAATAGATGCGGTCGCCGCACACGTGGGTGGAGAAGAACTTGGTTGTGTCGGGGGGTCCAGTATTGGTATCCACTTGACAAATGTTATCAGAGGGGAGCCCCGTTTCCTCGTTCATTCTCCGTACTCGCAGGTCATTCCATCACAAGAGCCGTAGCCGCGACAGAATCTATAATAGTTGTTACATTCGTGTCGCCCGAAATCTCTGTCGCCAGCCCCGACGTTTTGCTTCAGGGAACATCGGACTTCCTGTTTGCGACCGCGACGTTTCCCGAAGCCGTAGACGATGATTCCTCCGAAGAGGCCCATTACCAAATCTCGAATCCTCCGGAGTTCATACAGAACCCGGCGAAGTCGTTCACGTTCTCGACCGAGAAATCGTAGCTGGCCTGCCACGGCTCTCTCGTGCCGACGCCCTGACAGGCGTTGCACCAGCCGTGCGTTCGACCGACGAGGATTGCTGTGGCCTCGTCCAATTCCCGATTCGGCATACCGTGCGCCACTCCCACTTGGTCGTCACGAATACCGGTAACGTTGCAATGCTCGCAATCGGTGCGGGGGAGATCGCTCAGATCTTCGTAGTATCGGATCCGATACTTTTCGGTGTCGCCGTTCTCGATATCGTCGAACAGGCGGTTAGCGAGCGTCAGAGCCTGATCCTCGTCTAGCGAGAAACCGTCGTTTGATGACCCTAGTCCCTCGTGGTCTTCGATCACGTCGTCGTGACGTTCTGTGCAGTAGTCCCACAAGGGGTGCCACGACCACACGTTATTGCGAAAGTATTCGCCCGCCTTCGACTGGGCGTTCTTGCCGTATACGTCCATTCCCATTACATTCTCCTTTGTGTGATTGAGTAGCTCAGCTACTCGCGATTCCTATGAACACGAAGTGACCCGGCGCTACCTCGACGCCGATAGCCGGACCCCACTTGTCGTTGTACGCCTCGACGGCAGCGGCGGCTCGACGGCCGGTTGTTGTCTAGCAGCGACCACAGGAGCATTGGCGGCGTGCGTCCGTGCCGCTCATCACATGCCCCGCAATGCTTTAATGACCGGGCCGAACGTGTCGCTGCTGTCGTTGATGTTGGCGAGCCGTGCGTGCTCGGAGGGTGACATTCCTAGCGCCTGCCTTTGCGGAAACGTGAGTCCTACGCCCTGTTCGTATCCGTCCTTCTCCCAAAGCCCGAAGATGTCACAAGCGACACCGAGACAGCAGAATGTGTCGGTGTCGTTGTCTCGGTCAGCCTCTCGAACGAGCTTACCGACCGTTTTGACGTAGCCGCCTTCGTCCGGTGGGACTTGGAGTGCGGCGATCAGTGCGTCACGGTGACGCTTTTTCATGCTGCCGCCTCACGATCGGCTAGGCGTTGCTCTGCTCGCCACTGGGCCATGAAGGCGTCCATCGTGGCCCCCATAGTAGCGTGAGTGAAATCTTCGGCTCCCATTAGATTCTCCTTCGTCAGTAGTTGGGGTACTTCCCCTCACCTAATAGTCAATAGCTTATGGGAACCTTTCACAACCTCAGACCAAAAAAATCTCAAACATGGCCACTGACCACGACTTTTACATAAATCTCAACATTTATTTACAGCAAGGTTGTCACTATAGGTCATAAGCGATATCGTTCCCTACATGAAACCAGCAGCCATCTACACAACCATAGACGACGCGCACCCCATCGTTGAGATGGTCTTCGACGTGTCGGACTCAACCGCACTCCACGCACTCTCCGTGCAGGACCACCGCACCATCCGTGAAGGACACACCGACCGACGCCGCATTGTCGTAGACCTGACGTACAAGTCCGACCCCTCGGCCTCATACCTCTATACCATCGAAGAAATCGCCGGAATTGCCGACCTCTACCTCGAACTCATGGGCCAAGAATCAGCAGGCCGTTTCGCCACCTACGCCCGCAACAACGCCGACTACGTGGACAAGTACAAGGACGGCGCATGGAAGAACCTCCCCGCCCGCAAGACACTCGCCAAAGAGACAGCATGAAAATCCCGGCGGTATGCCCACGCTGCGGCGACTGGATTCCCAACAACGTGACACCCGGGGCTTACCCCGGGGCGTTTTCTCGTACCGACAACAAGACCGAGATCTGCTCAGATTGCGGAACGTCCGAGGCACTCGAAGACCACCTCACCGGAACCGTCGACAAGACCGAGTGGCTGACCCCGTAAGGGAGCCCCGAGAATCGCTCAACCCCCTCCAACCCATTACGGTGGAGGAAAGGGTCGTCGAAAAAATATTGGCTCGCAGGTTGCGATGTCAAATGACAACAGATACATTACCCACTACCTACTACCCGGTACCAACCGGAGGAAGCAATAACCAAAACACCATGGACATCGTAGACACACCATCACCCAAAGGAACCCTCGTGGCTCGGAAGCCGGACGGAAAGGTTGACCTCGACGCATACGTCGGGGCTGGCGCTGACTTTATGGTCGGCGACCTCACCATCCGCACAACCATTCAACGTGCTCGAACCAGATTCGGGCACCTCGACCTCCTTGTCACACCAGTCAGCGGCGACGGAGCACGCTGGGTTGAACGCAAAAACCTCGTGATCGCCAACGATCCGGCAACACCGGCCATCGCCCCTAGCGAATCCTTCTGGGCTGAAGACGCGTCGGAGACTGAACGCATGTACCGCTCAATTTCGGAAGAGGTTCGGTCCATCATCGACCGTGTAGAAGTCAAGTGAGAACCTGACAGCGTGGGGTGGAGGAAATCTTTGCCCCACGTTGCTGTTGACCCGAATAAGCGCAGATGTGCAACGTGGGCGAGACGTGATGGTGCCAATCGGGATCTCCAAAACGCTTGGGGAGAGTATGTGGCCCAAGAAATGCTTGAGGCAGGCTGGAGCGTTATCGGTGACGCTATTTGGGAAGCACTAGCGTACTAGGGCGGCTGCATGGCCCGGAAAAGGCGAAGACCCCCGACCCCTACTATGGGGTTCCGGGGGTTTTGCAGAGCCCCGATAAACGGTGCCCGGTTCGCCTCCCCCGGTAGCAAGGGGGCTCCACGGATACGTCTTCAACGCATCACGGTGGAGGAAACCTTTTCTGGAATCACTTGGACTTGCGCTTGCCCTTTTTGGTCCAGCCTGAATCTTCGTCGCCTTCGGCTTCTTCGGCTTGAGGCTCTTCGAGAACTGCCGGCACGGGCGGGGCTGTCGGCTTCTCTGCTGGAACAAAGGTTCCGAACTCGTTTGGTTGACCGTCGATTTTACGCATGTGTTGCACCTCCGTGCTGGTTACAGTTTATCACGCTCAGTCCGGTTTTATGGTTTCTGGGATAAAAACCGACAGCTGGTTGTCAAACAGCTTAATAAAGTCCACACTTGTGAAGCACCAAAACTTGACTCCCGTTCAGGGATGTCATAAAAAAGGAGAAAATTGGATGGGGATGAAGCAAAACATTACAATCGAGGTAGTCAAGGAAGAGCATCAGGCGCTCTGGGATGCTCTTCGTGAAAAGTGGGGAAACGTCAACTTTGGTGGCCCCATGCCGAACGAAGGAAGAAATTTTGCCGACAAGGCGCTGCACGCAATGTACGTTCTCGAAAAGTGGGATGGCAGCGGGTCGGCTGATCGTGTTCTCTCGCAATATGGGATACCGACAGAAGTTCGTGAGTATGTGATTGGGAAGTACTGCGACTCGTCTGAGGAGACCGGAGTCCCGCTTGAACCTAAAACAAAGATTGCTGACAAGTACAAGGAACTGGATCAGTGGGCGTTCGATCACCCTTTGGAGCAGGCCACCCCTGATGATCTTGTGGAGATCTCGGGGCTGTCGTATGCTTCGGTGATGAAGTATGTGAAGGGTGCTCCTCGGTACAAGAAGGTGAAGAATGGGTTGTATGAGGCGTTTGAGGATCAGAATAGGGTTGTGTAGGGGTCCCGGGTTGTCCACAGGCTGGGGATAAGTATTTTGGATAGATCTGTACAGACGGGTTGTGGTTTGCTCGAATAAGGTCTTGACTGTGGTTGTGGAGGATCCGGTTTACGGAATCGTAAAAAAAATCTGTCACCAGGTTGGAAATCCTGCTAATAAGGTGTTCACTACTACATGTCACCTAGTTACTACTACTGAAAGAACCCTCATGACTACTGCCACCGAAAACCTCCCCACCTGCTGGAAGCACTTCCAGCAATGCCTCGACTCCGGCATCGACCGCATCCTGCTCTACGGCCCTCCCGGAACCGGCAAAACCTACGCAGGACTCCACCACGGAAACGTCTCCGCCGGAGCATTCCGTCTCGTCTGCACCGAAGACATGACCAACTTCGACGTCACAGGCGGCTTCCTCCCCGGACCCAACGGCTTCCAATGGATGTTCGGATCCGGAGTCAAAGCATGGGAAGGCGACGGACTCAACGGAGGACGACTCGTCGTCGACGAAATCGACAAAGCCGGAGGCGACGTATTCGCAACCCTGCTCTCCATCCTCGACTCACCAGAGTCCGCAGAATGGACGCACCCCGAAACTAGCCGAACCCATAGACCTCGCCCGGGCTTCTCGTCCGTCATGACAACGAACATTGAAGACATGGAAGACCTTCCCGTCGCACTCGTCGATAGGTTCCCCGTACAGATACGGATCAACGAACCGCACCCTGACGCACTGCTCGCTCTCTCAGCAGACCTGCGCACGGTTGCCCGCAACATGGCAGACGCTGGCCCACGTCGAGTCTCGCTTCGAGCATTCAAAACATTCGACCAGCTACGCAAGTCGCTCGGTGCCGAAGACGCAGCAAAGATCACTTTCAAGGATCGTGCGGTAGGCATCCTCGATGCCATGAGAATTGAGGCGATCTGACATGACTGTCATCGGAACAGAACCGGAAGTCCTGACTCGCAAAGACGTCGAGCATGGCCGCTGGCAGACCGACGTCTGCGCCCCCAAACGTGGCCTACCCCACACCGACATCATCAATCGCAAGATCGTGGCCCCCGGCGACGAATCAGCGATGTCTCGTGTCATTCGAGCACACGAAATGATGCACGCCAAAATCTCTCCCGGCGCCGAGTTCAAAAAATGGGTCGCTAGAGAAATCGCATCGGAAGAAGCGCTAATCGCATGCGAAGAACTTCGAGTGAACTTCCTTGTCGGCCGAGCCGGTTTCGACGTGATGAACGATCTGTCTGACGACGGTGAGACCGCCGACGGCGAACGCATCGCAATGCTCGGCGACTGGCACTCCGCCGTCATGTTCGCCATCGCCACAGCTGGCACAGCATCGTCAAAGAAATATTTGACAGGCGTCCGCCGTTGTCGTCGCGACTGGGGAACCCACCTCGCATCAATCCAGAAGCGTGCCATCCAACACTTCAAAAAAATCGAACAACAGCAACGTGGCTGGGAAACGAGAAGCGTACTAGCCTCGACCAACGTCGACGAAACCACAGGGCTCGCCCCATTAGGTTTCCGCTACACCGAAGCACTCGCCGAGTGGATCGATCGGATCGCCGGACAGGCGCCACCGAAACCGGACTCCGAAGACTCCGAAGACTCCGCAGGCTCCGGAGAAACGAAACCCGGAGAAACGACAAAAGCAATCACCCCCGAAGAATTCGGTGAACTGCTCAAAGCAAAAACGATTGACACAGTATCCTCATCTGACTCCATCCCAGCATGGGGCGAACTGAAGTTCGGGAAAGTCCAACTAGACGTAATCTCGACAGGGACAATGGGAAAGAAGCGTGTCGCAACAAACATGGGTCGAAACCCACGTCGAGTCAACCGCTACCTGACAGACCCCGAATATCGGATCTTCGATCGTCGAGTTCGAGCACGAGGCGGAATTGTTGTACTCGACTGCTCAGTCTCCATGTCGTTCACCCGTGACCAGATCCACACAATCGTCAAACATGCGCCCGGAGCAACCGTCCTCGCATACTCGTGGAACCGTCAAGGCGGCGACAACGCTTGGATCCTCGCACAAAACGGCAAAATGTATAGAGAGCTAGACAACATCGCCGCCGGTAACGGAGTGGATCTCCCAGCACTCCAATGGGCCATCAAAAATCGCCGCCGAAACGAACCCATCGTATGGGTCTCCGACGGTGGAGTCTCCGGCATCGGCGACGGCTTCCACGAGACCCTAGATCGCCAATGCGCGAAATACGTTCTCAAGAACCGCATCCTCTGCGCCGAACACATGACCGACGCCGTTGAACTATTCAAGAAGATGGCGACCGGACAGAAACCGGTAACCACCCTCCCACCCAGACTCCGCTCCTACGCATCCGGCCAGTGACACTCATCGTGCGGGAGGACCAACCTCCCGCATGATCAGTCGTCGCTTCTCGTCGTCACAAACGACATCCAAACCCTAGACACAACGTACCCGACAGCAATCACACCAGACTGGCCCCAAGAAAGATCCGGGACTACCCCAGCCCTAGAGAGAGCCTTCGAGATGGAAAAGAAAATGGCAGTGTGCAAGAGAACCGTGAACATGAACCCGGCAACAACAGCAGAAACGCGAACAGGCTCAGACATGACTGTCACCAATCTCGACAAGCTCTTTACTGTATCCCCACAACGGGGACTCCCTCGACGTGACGATCTGGTGGATCCTCTGCCTCGACAAACCATGCTTATCGGCGATCTGCTGCAAGCTCGAACCAGCGGAACGATCAGAGACAATCTCAGAGTTCCTCTCCCCATCACTCCGAGGCCCCGGCTTCAATGGCCCCCACTTCCAGCCAATCACATACGACAGCGACTCGACACGCTCCTCGCTCAGCTTCCCAGCACGGCGACGCTGCCGGACATAGCCAACCCACGCACCAAGACGGACCTCTTGACCATCAAGAATCTCGATGTGAAGAGCCGGGACGTCCGGGTGGCCCTCTCGACTTCTGTACTGGACGAGAGCCCTAATGTACATGACAAATCTGTTTCTATTATCCATGGGGTCTACAGTAGTACGAAATAACAAAACCAATCAAACTAAAACAAAAAGTTACCCTCAACCATTAACGGTGGTGGAAAGGAAAATGCAATGACCGAAAATTTTGATATGGGCCTACCCGAAGAGCTGGCCTCTTGGATACTGTCGCTCACCGCCGAAGAACGAACACCAACTTTCGCGAAACTAATAAAAACCGAGCTTTTCGAAGCAGGCCGAGGACGCGAAGCCCAAGAACTCCTGTTCGCCGGCAACGTCGGAACCCGTATCGTCAAATGTCTACATTTTCCGTACGACGTCCTCGGAGACTTCGGACCGATGCTCCTCCTGTCCGCCAACCCAGAAGTCGTACTCGGGGTCGTCTCCGACGAACTCATATCAGACAAAATTGTCGACATGCTGCTCGGGCTCTGTAGCCCGACCGACCTGTCGTACAACCAGGTCGAACAATACAAAGACCCCGACCTCCTCGTCACCGAATGGCAAAACTACCTTAAATCACTCGCCGAGACGCTCTACGCCATGACACCACCAGAACCAGACAACTGGGAAACACTCCTCAACTGAAATGGACACAATCGACTTCTCCAACCGTCAATGGATCATCACAGAATATCCTGCAGCCCACGAAGCAGGACGCCAACGGGAGCCCCGCAAATTCAGCGGAGACATCTGGGAACAAATCGCATACAGCATCGGCTGGTACCAAGGACACGGAGAAAGCCCGGAAGGCACCCAACCCCCACTCAACCCTCTAACGGTGGTGGAAAGCAAGGGAGTTTGAGAGAAGTGACACCTGCAAACACTTCCCTCAAACTCAACCCTACAGGCCGAACGTACCCGCTCCACAGCGACCACGTCAGCCCCGCAAGACTACCACACCAGCCCAGCCCGCCACACAAATAAAAAAAAGTTCACCAACGTAGGTTGCAAACCACCACCCAACCGCTACAGTAACCGCCACAACCTGAACCGGTTCAACCAAAAACCTTACGAACACTTGCCAAACAGCAAAGTGCCGGCGAAGCCTTGCCCAAAAAACCTTTGAGCAAATCGAAAGGTTCCCCCGGACCCCCTCCAAAAGGGTTCTACTAGTCTTCGTTTTTCTATCCATAGAAAACCATTGAGAACAACAAGACTCTATTATTTGAGGAAAACTATGTTTGAAACCTTCTCAACGTGAATATACTGAAACTCGATGACGAGGAAACTGTTCCGATCTCTCCTGATGGAGGAGCTGTGATTAAGCGGTCGCGTGGGGAGTCGCGGTTGAAGCAGCAGCAGCGTCGGAAGGCTGTGGGGGTGTCTGATGCAGAAATCGTGACTGTCTACGAATATTGGGTTTCTGTTATGAGGCCGGGAAAAAAGCGGGTCCCATCCCTCGACGAGAAACGCCGACTCAAAGTCGCGTCAGCAATCGCCGACTACGGGGTCGAAGACTGTTTGAAAGCAATCGACGGGTGTGCTGTCAGCGACTTCCACATGGGACGGAATCGGCAAAAAAAGCGGTACGACGATCTTGAACTCATATTGCGGGACCAAGATCATGTAGAACGCTTCCTAGGGTTCACGACGGGCAGCGACGACGGAGAAGTGGATTGGTGACCACAGACGGCCACACAGGCCCCCCTCAGGACAGTCCAACATGCAACGGTGGTGGAAAGGAATCATGAACAAGCAGGAACTAGAAGCAATCGTACGCGAAACATACGGCATGTACAACAAAGACCTCTTCGAAAGCGACCGCCCCCACGTCCTACGAGGCTGGTGGGCACTCCTCCAAGACCTACCCGAAAAAGAAGTCAGAAAAACAATACAGAACCTAGTAACACGAGAAAAATATTTGCCATCCGCAGGCACCATCAGAACCACCCACCTAAACACCCGCATAAAAAACCCGCCACCAACACCCCAACAAATGTGGGCCCACATACAAACCATCATAAAAAACACCAACACAGGAACCAGAACAGAAAGCCCGAAAAAAACGGCAGAACACCCCTGCGTCACCCAAACACTCAAAGAACTCGGACCAGCACTCCACACACTCACCACAAACGGCGACCGACAATTCGCCCTCGAAGCCTACACCCGCCACACAACCAACTACATCGAACAACAAACGACAGTAACCAACCAATGAAACGCAACCCCGGAAGACCACCCAAACAACCCGACACCGACAAAAGCTCAATCACCATGAAAATTGATGCCAACTTCAAACGCACCGTCATCGAACAAGCCGACGGCTACGGGATGACGATCACCGAATATTTTCGGTTACTAGTCGCCCGCGACTGTGCGTAAGGCGTCACGGGCTTCCGATCCGGACGGTCTATACAATGTGACTGTCAGGGTTCGGGGTTCAGTAAAAAACGTGTTGTTGGATGAGGGGGAGCGTTTGGGGTGTTCTTTGTCAGAGTTGGTGTTGTTGGCTGTCGAAGATTTTGTGCGTGGCCGTGAGGGTGTGCCACGTCTGTGTGATGGTGTTCGTCGTCCGGGTGTGGATGAGGTGTTGCGTGGCTATTTGGCTGGGGAGTCGGTGTTGCAGCCGTGTGGTGTTGAGGTGTGCGATTTTTGGGGGTTGTGTGTTGGGGGTTTCACGTTTTGTGGGGTGTGTGGTGTGAGGTGTGGCTAGTTTCCCCATAGTTGGGAGAGTGTTGGTCGTGTGGGTTTGGTTTGGCGCCGTTTTTGTTCGTTTGCTAGTTGTCGGCTGGTGTGGCCTGCCCATACTCCGTGCATGTCGGCTGCTGGGAATGTGAGGGCGTATTCGAGGCATTCTGTTTGGACGGTGCAGTGTTCGCATATGTTTCGTGCGCCTGTGATGTAGGTGATGTCTTTGTGTTCTTTGGGGAACATTTGGTGGGTTTGGTTTTTGCAGTTTGCGTGGTCGAACCATGTGGTTTCGTGTATGGTCGGGTTTTGGTTGTTGGGGGGGTTTTGTTGGGTCATGTTATTGGGGTGTTGTTGTGGGGTTTGTTTGTGTGGTGTATGGGCGTCCTGTGTGGGGGTCGTAGTGGGCTGCTATGTGGAGTGCTGTGAGTGCGTGGGTTGTTGCTTGGGTGAGGGTTGTTTGTTTGTTTATTTGGGTGTAGAGGTGGCCGAGGGCGTATGGTGCTCCGGTTCCTATGGCGTAGATGCCGTCTTTGTCTCTCATTACTGAGTAGTCTCCCTCTATGTAGAAGACTTTGCCTTGTATGGCGATGAGTATCGTTGAGTAGTGTTCTGCGCTTTGGGTTTGTTCGCTGTTGGTGGGGATGATGCTGTAGTTGTGGTTGTTGAAGGTTTGTTGTAGGTGTGGGATGAATTTGGTGATGAGGTATTTGTAGAGTTTGTCGGGTGTCGCGTTTTTGGGGGGTGGGGGTGGTTGTAGGGCGTGGTTGATGATGTTGATGGCGCGGAGGTCTCCGGCTGTTGCTATGGTGTAGTGGGGGGTGTGGTGGATTTTGGTGGTGTCGTGGAGTTCGCCGATTTGGGTGCTGTGTCCTGTTGAGTCGTAGGTGGAGATGCGGCCGTCTGCTGCTATGGCTGCTCCTTGTGCGACTTCTATTGCGATGATTGTGGTCATAGGATGTTGAGGTTGTTCCAGCCGTTTTGGTTGACGGTGAAGTTGAGTGTTCCTGCCCGTGTTTTGACTCCGTAGGTGTCTTGGAAGTATTCTCCTACTGATGTGAGTGAGGGGCAGATGAGGAGGGCTCGGCCTTCTTGTTCTTTGACGTTGAGGTGGTGGTAGTGGCCTGTTATGAGGATGTCTGCGTCGGCGATGCCTTCGTGGGCTCGTCCCATTGCTTGGTCTCTCCACCAGTTCCAGACTGATTGTCCGGCGTTTCCTGCTGATTTGGCGAGGTGTCCGTGTGTGAACGCAACTACTTTGCCGGATAGATTTATTGATAGTGTGAGTTTCTCTAGGGGAAGTTTGAATCCGACGTGTCCGTAGACTTCGGGGTTCATCGAGAAGGTTTCTGCGAGTTGTTCGAAGATGGCGACGTCGTCGTTGTCTCCTGTGGACGTGAACGCTTTACCTGATAGTCCTCGATTTTCTCCGTGGTTGCCACCGATGGCGAGTACGCTGACCTTGTCTACGATGGGGCTGATGGCCATGATGATGTCTCGTATGCCTCGTCGTACGAGTTTGACTTGTTCGCGGCGGTCGGCTTCGATGCGGAACTGTTGTGCCGGATAGTGGCCGCATGTCCCTTCGACGAGGTCTCCTAGACCGGCAATGACGACGTGGCCGATGTCGTGGCCGCCGTTGCGAAGGTGTTTGATCCGGTCAGGAATCGAATGTACGAGTTGGGCGATTTGTTCTGCTTGGATTTCGAGTCCGCCTCCGTCTCTGTTGCCGGTCTGCCAGTCTGATAATGCAACCACAAAATGGGTGTCGCCTGATGGGGCTTGCTTCTTGGGCTTTTTGGCCTTCAGAACGGCTTGATATACATCGGCTGGAATCGAACTTGATTCTTGTTCGGGGATCTTCCTTCTCAGCTCCGCTTTGAACGAATAACAGATGGTGCTATACGCTTCGTCGCCGGGTGCGTCACGTTTCCATCCGTCGAACGATGTCCATCGGACGCTGTTGCCGACGATTTCGTATACTTCGGGGTCGAGACCCCGTGCCGCTAACAGGTCGGCCCAGTCGGCTGTCGAATCGAATGACGGATCGGTTGTGATTTCGCCTTGTGTGCCGTCCCATACAACTCCGGGTTCCCACCCGTTTGGCATATTTCGGGTTTTGACTGCATCTTGGTGATCGGCTTGGCCTTCTATCGCGGCTAAGCGTTTGCGTAGGTTGTCGTTCATGAAATTTCGTCCCATCTGCAAACGCATGCCTCTGAGATCATGCATTCGCGCTGGAGGTACAGGTTTTCTCTGCTGATGCGAACACCTTCAATCCTGAGGGCGGTGTGGATTCGTCGGCCGGAAACATTTCTGTTGGTAATGGTTCGAATGAAAACTTCTCGGGTTTCCTTGTCCATCTCTTTGGCGACCGCGAACAGACGACAGGATGATCTTGCCTCGGCCTGATCGTTTAGGATCGTGAGCGAGTCTTTCAGCATTGGTGCTAACCTCCATATAATGAATTACACCAGCACGAAGGCCAGTGTTGCAAATGTCAATCGGCACAGTACACCATCCGCATCACCCCATGCAGGGATAGTCCAATGAGTGAAGATTTTACAGTGTCGTCCCTTCGAGATGCTTTAGCTGAAGCTGCTGGCGTTGACGCTAATTCCAAGGTCGTTGAGGATTTGATGCGCGCCCTCGACAAGAAGAAGCTGTTCCGATATCACAAGGACAACGAGATCAATTTGCTGTCGACGCATGGTCGTGTTTTGGTTGCGATTATGCAGGATCCCACTTTGACTCAGCGGGCCATCTCTGTGTACTTGGGTTGCTCGGAAACACTGGTCGACAAGTCGGTAAAACTCCTTGCAGACAAAGGGTTAATTACAAAGACAAAATTGAATCGACAAAATGTGTACCGGCTGAACTCAAATTTGATCGATTCTCACAGTGATATACGTCATTTCCGTGATGCTATCTCTCTGTTGGAAAAGCTGTTGGAAGCCAAAAATGTGGGAAAGGTGCAGCAGAAACCTGCCTCTTCGCAATCTTCGCCACAAATTGTGCGTCATGAGGTTGTCGATCAAGAGCCGTTCTAGGTAGCTTTACTCTATGACGTCTAAACGGCCAGATACCGGTCGCCTTCCAATCAAGCGTGGCTCTTCAAGTCACGACTTGCTGCTGTTGACAGCAAGCCAGACGAGAGTAAAGGGATACGCCACTCTGGTGGATGCGATCCATGTCTTGGGAAAATTTAAACAACCCTACATGGTCAACCGGACTGTTAAAGATCTGCTGAAATTCGGACTCATCGCAGATGTCAAGAGAGACGATTGGAAGATCACGAGCGAAGGCCTCAGAGTCCTCAACGAGCTGACGGTGAGGCGACCGGCGTCGAACTGGCGCTGAGGCGACACCACCCTCAGGCGCTATAACTGAACTCTGGATTGCATCCAAGCATAGAAAATTTCGTCCTTGACTGGGACGAACCAGAGTTGCGCCATGTCAAGGTTGTTTTGGTCCCCCACAAGCGCCCAGCACACTTCTAGATGCTCTTCCGGCGGGCAGGCGCCAATGTTGCAGTCGAAGCCATACAGGTTCACGAACCATTTGACGACGCAGCCACTGCTTGATGCACAGGTTGAGTCTTCGGCCTCAGGGCACTTTACTTCTATGATTTGAAGTTCGGTTTTTTCGATCTTCAACCACAGGGTGTGCCCGTCATTGTTCCAGATCATTTCCGCTGCCTGAGCGCTCATGTTGTGATCCTAACAGATAGATTTAGGTCCGAAAGGTCTTTCTGAACAGACGGCTGGTGTGGGCCTTATATATATTCTACACCACCTATTAGCCGCAATGCGCGATACTGCTTCGTTTCCGGACTTCGTGATTTAGTGATTTTTAGACGCGATCAGTAGATCCCGGAGGGCCAGATTTTTTAATCACTTCGGCTTCTTGGTGGGCGACGAATTGAAGACGGAATTGACATCTTCAGTGTCAAGATGTCCGTCGTCGAGGAACGCACGAGCGAGACCTTCAACGACGGTAGCTACCCCAGCGAGACCAGCAATTGCCATCGACTTGACGATCGACACACCGGCGATCGCTCCGGCTCCGATAACACCCAATGCCGAAGCAACAAATACAGCAACAATTCGAGCGATAATATTTTTCATTTGACGTGCCCCCACTTTGATTTCCCCAATTTTATTCTCTGCTGTACGAACCCCGAGCGTGATCTGCGATGTGTTCGTCAAGTTTGCCCTCTGTCCGGACGGTGTTTTTCTCGACCCTGTCGATTGATTTGCCGAGAGTTTTCCCCAAAATATCGAGTTTTACGGCAACTAAACCGTGATCACGTTTGCTCTCACGTCTCGCCTTCTCGACGAGGGTCACGATTACAGCACTCACACCGGCTATCACGGCTACAACAACCTCAATCATGGCGTCACCCGAACATGCATTTCCACGTTTTGGGGCCGACGACACCGTCTGACGGTCCGCAACAAACGGAATTAGCCTTCTGCCATGCTTTGAGCGATGATTCGCTCTTCATTCCGAAGTCGCCGTCAACGTAGGCGCCAATCTTTGACTGGACTGCTTTAGCTGCGTCACCCTTCGAGCCCTTCCTTACCGGGGAACCCGGATAGGTGGGCTTCTTCACGTCGACCGCTGGGAACATGACCGCCCACGTCTTGGAGCCAACGACACCATCGGCGGGTCCGCACACAGGGTGCGATTTCTGCCATCGGATAACAGCCTGCTTGGTTTGTGGGCCGAAGTCGCCATCTTGCTTTGCGCCGATCGGGCCTTGGACCAGTTTTACGAGCATGCCCTTGTCGCCGATATTCACGGTTTCTCCCGGATAAGGGAGACCTGCGAGGGCTGAAATGTCAGTGACTGACGGCTGGGAAACTTTAGGTGCTGGTGGTGCGGCCGGAGTACTCGGAGCGGGCTTGCTGCCCCCGAGGCTGGCGAAGGCGTCGATGAAGAATTGTTCGTTGTCCGCTACAGCAGGACTGACCTCGACGTGGAACCAGTCCCCATCGGGCGCGGAGCCAATGGTGGGGCGGCTATAGGTGAGCCATGCTTCACGGTCGCATCGCCATCCGCGTCCGTAGGGCCGAGGGTAGTAGTCGTGGAGTTCCATAATTTGGAACAGCTCGGCGTTCTCGACGAGAAATTCGACAACCTTGACAGCCTCGTCGTAGTTGCCGTAACCTTTACCATTTTTCATTTTGCGCCACGAAACGTCAAAGGCTCGACCAGTTCCATGTACCGACCAAGCGGTAACACGAGAGTTGTTCATTTTCCGAACGCCCCATGAACCATTATTCCAAATGCCGTTACCGAAGCGCTCACACAACAGCTTGATGAACCTCTCGGTCCCAGCCCTTTTTCGGGGAGCGTTTCCATCCCAGCCTACATATGGACGACCCATGGAGCATCTCCCTCAACTAAACGAACTACCCTATTATATCCTACAAGTCATTACTTTTGGTGAAGAAAATTGCTCCAATCAGGTGCAGCAGAAAGGCTGCGGAACTAATCCACACACCAAGTTTCAACGTTTCGCCGGACAGGGTGATTAGCACGAGACCAGTGCCGCCAAGCGTCCAAGACAAAGCAAAAACTTCGTTTCTTAAATTCCTAAAAAAGTTCATACGACCCCCTATTTTTTGCGTTTCTTGGAAGATTCTCCCTCTGAAGAAGAACTCCCACCCCCACCCGATGGCGCCGAACCACCCGCTCTACCACTAGATGGAGTAGAAGCATGTTTTGACGACGGAATCGGAACCGTCATTACTATTGCGGTAGCTGCAATAATTATACGCCTTTCACTCACGGTGACAGTGGAGCCACTTGGAACATATTCGTCAGTGACACCATCGAAAATGTTTACCTCGTCCTCGAAAACCTCTTTGACAGCATCGGATTCGTCGGAAAGTGCTGCTGCTATCGAAGATATTTGAGCGTCGTTCAAAGTTTCAAAGTTCTCGTTTTTTACGAGTTTTTCGATTTCCTCTACCGTCACCTCGTCTTCGGCGATGACCGTAAACACTTCACCCGCAAGTTGGTCGTCTTCGATTGATTCTGTGACCGCTGCGGCTTTCGCGATTTTTTGCGGATCTTTGGAGATCGTTTCTGGTTGACGTACCGGGTTAGTGGTTGTCGTTGTGGTTGGTCTGGGGACGGTTGTGGTTCCAACTATTACCTCTGTTGTTGTGGTGGTCGGTTCTGTAGTCGTCGGTGGGGTTGTTGTGCTTGTCGTCGTTGTGGGCGGCAAGGTAGTCGTGGTTGTCGGCGGCGTCGTAGTTGTCGTTGGCGGGAGCGTCGTCGTAGTGGTTGTTGGTGGCAGCGTCGTGGTTGTGGTTGTTGGCGGCGCAGTAGTGGTGGTTGTCGTTGTTGTCGTCGTCGTGGGTGGCAATGTTGTCGTGGTTGTTGGCGGCGGCGTCGTAGTGGTCGTCGTAGTGGTGGTAGGCGGCGTAGTGGTCGTGGTTGTCGTGGTAGGGGGCAACGTAGTCGTAGTCGTAGTCGTAGTAGTGCTGGTCGTCGTGGTCGTTGGCGGCAAAGTGGTCGTAGTCGTGGTAGGCGGCAACGTAGTCGTAGTAGTGGCTACAGGCTGATTCACTAGAAGTTCAACTTGATTAGACCATCCAGAGTACATACCTAAGGTGTCATTGTCCGATCTAATGCCGAAGACATATGTTTCACCAATCCCACCAGTACTCTCAAAGAGACTATAAGACAGAGCGTACTCAGTATTTAAAGCATTTTCAGAGCCCACATTACCGGTTGAAACACCCCAACCCGGATTAGAAGGCAAGCGCCAAGATATTGCATACCTTTCCGGGTCAATATTGCCACTATTGGGAGAATCCCAATCAAGAAACACACCCGTTTCCGTTAAAGATGCAGTCAGATTCATTGGAGGCCCAATGCTCGCAGGCTCTGTAGTGGTGCTTGTAGTCGTTGTTGACGGCAACGTTGTCGATGTCGATATGGTTGTCGATGTCGTGGGTGTCGGCGAAGACAATTCGTAATCAATAATTATTAGTTCGTAAAAGGCATTGTTTTCAACAGGGGGAGATCCCAATGAATTTTTACTACAGCAATACCCTGCGTATATAGTGTAAGTATCAGGCTGTAAATTTACAACAATTTTGGATGATACGCATTGGTCGGACGAGTTATGATTTCCATCATCATCCTGAGCGACCAACACTCCACTAGAGTCATAAAGCCACAAATATGGATCGACAGTCGTAACCGGGCAGGACTCATTCGAGTTCCCATATATGTATATAGTGGACGATTCCTGAACAGTGAAGGTCCACTCCGATTCCTCGGTGACCGTGTAAGACGTTGCCGACGCCGGAATTGCTGGTAGTAGAAACGCAAATATTGCGGTTACGAAGAATATCCACGATCCCCTGCGTGGTCTCGGCCTCGCCGCCATTTAGACGATCCGGTTAGGTCCCTCAAGTTTATCAATAACGAGAGCAAGCCTGTCGGTCAAATGCCCCAATTTGAGGTAGATCGGCCACTCCCTGTCGTCGGCAGCGATCGTAGGGATGTCTAGTTCCGGATCGTGCCAAAGGCTACCAATTTGGGTGATGTCATCCAGCAGGTCAACGTCGAGACCGAGTGCGGCAGCCATTGTGTAAATGGTTGCTTCTAAGTCACGCCTAGCATCGAGTAGCGCTTTGCGTCTTTGTTCTGGAGTCATTTTTAGGGTAGCCATACGAAATCACCTATCCAATTGTACATTAAGCGTTGAGTAAAACAGTTCCATGCCCGCCATTAACTGTGTTAATCGACGCCGAAATTGTGTCGCACACGACAAGCAATCCGCCGCGAAGTCCAACCGTTCCGGTTCCGCCCGTTCCACCTATTCCCTTGGCGCCACCGACACCCGCCGCACCTGCTGCGCCACCGGCCCCCGCCGTTCCACCTATTCCCTCGGCGCCACCGGGAATCGCAGGATAGTGAACGGCAGCGTTGTGGGTGCCTCCACTTGCCGCATGATTTTGGGTCTGAGGGTTGTGGCTGCCCGCAACGTGATGGTGGTTTGTTGTGGCAGGGTTGTGCCCAGAAACATACGTATGGTTATGGTTGGGGTTGTAATTGGTGTTGCAATGATGGTTTCCCGTGTTGGTGGCAGGGTTGTGGACGCCGTGGTGGGCGTTGCTTCTTAGTAAAAATTGATGCATCGAGCCTTTGTAGCCGTCGTTATGGAAATTGCTGTGCTGGTTGCTTCTCCTGTGGTGATGAGCGGCCGGGTTTGTATCCGCTTTGCAGTCGTGATTAATTATGGTTCGACCGCCATGAGCGTTGGCGTGAATTGCGGTTGCAGCGGTATGACTGCTTGCGGTATGATGGTTCCGAGTCGAAGGATTGTGGCCTGATACAGTGTGAACGATCGGGTTTTGTGTCGATGGGTAAGATTGAGCCGGGTAGCCGCTGCCTGCGTTCCCTGCGGCCCCAACCGTTCCTGCTGCGCCACCAGTTCCTGCTGTACCGGTAGTCCCAACAGTTCCGTCATTTCCTTTTGAACCATAATATCCCGGCCTTCCCCAAGACTCGATGACGGCCGTGCCACTTTCGCCGCTGTAAACGATGTTTTTTGCAACAACGACTACAAGGCCACCGCCATCTCCACCTTGACCACCGATACCTTGCGCGCCAGCATTTCCGGGATTTCCCGGATTTCCCGGGTTGCCGCTTGCTCCGGTGGTCCCCGGATTTCCCGGATTGCCGGGGTTAGCCGGTGCTGGAGCGTAGCCTCCAGAGCCTCCAGAGCCTCCAGAGCTACCTGCACCGCCTGCGCCTGCGTTACTGCCGCCACCGGCAGTTCCGGCGACATTCACGCCTTGGCCACCGTCGTCTCCACCTTCTACTCGACGGAAGCCGACCACCGGGTCGTAGTGCCATCCACGGATGGAGAAATTGAGATCATGGATGATCGATGGTGGCACCTGAGTTCCGGACGAACTGTCACCTAGGACGTATTGCTTTGTGATGCCGGTCTCGGCATCGTCCGCTCGGCCGATCAACGTCCCAAAGGTGTTTACGTCGGTTATGTTGGATGACGCGGACATCCCCATCGTGGCATTCTGTGCCATGGTGAGAGTGTTCTGCACAAACACTCGGTAACCGTTGGTGAACAGGTTACCGGTAGAGTTGATCGTCAAGTTGTCCCAATAATAGTCTCTATTCATTATGAATGTAGACGAAATTACCGTGGAACCATCGTACCCGGATCCGTAAATCGAATCATTTCCTAGCCTTTGGTCAGGCTTTGCCTTAATTCGAACAATGCCCATCAGTCAACCTCTAGATAAATGGCCGTCCCACTGGCTCCACCAGTTTGCCCTGCAACGTTGAGAACTAGCCCAGCGGGGGCGACACTTGGCGTGCTGACAAGAATGACGACTCCACCGCCAGCGCTGACTCCGCCAGTGGCTGATACTTGAGCCGTTCCGTTGCAGGAGATGTAACGCGCGGCGACGATGACAACGCCACCACCGGAAGTTCCGGTGGCAGAAGCGCCGCCACGAAGATAGACGGGCCCGCTAGAGGAAGCGGTGATCTGGTATCCCAATATTGCCTGCGACGGGTACCGATAGTAAACGCTGCCACCATTGGCTGCGGTTGGAGGCGTGGCAGTGTAGGTAGCAGCGGCGTCGCCGCCAAGGCTGTTGGTGACGTTTTCGCCGACCGTGCTTCCACCACTGAGGAGAGTTCCGGTTCCAGAAAAACCACCGGGATTACCAATAACCGAATTGTCGCCAAGTGTGAGAAGATTTTTGACGAATACCCTGTAACCATCAGTAAATAAAGTTATTGATGGGTCAATAGTGAGGTTGTAGTAAAACATGTCGGAGATCAGGTGTGCATCCGCCGTTATCTGAACGCTCCCATCTACGCCTGTTCCGTAGATCTCGTCAGCGGAATTTATATACTCGGCGAGGGGATCTGGGGCGTTAACCCTTACGATCCCGCCCATCAGGTTGCGTCCTCGTCCACCGCGCTAATGGTCATATTCACCGCTGAAACGGCACTTGCCCTAGCGTAGAGCTTGTCTCCGTCAGGGTTCCCTTCAGACATGACTAGCGACATGTTGATGAGAGTTGTCTCGTTGGCGTTGATGAGGAGATCGTGGAAAATGATGTGTGAGTCCGCCGCTGAGGTGTTGGCTGGAACGACCCAAATTGTTACCGTCTTGGATGAGGCGGTAATATTTGTGACGATAATTTGTTTAATGATTACCGTGGAACCAACGGGGACTTCGTATGATGATGATACTGGTACGGTAATGCTACTTGCGGTTGTACCCAGAGTAGTGGGGCCAACGATTCGTTTCTGGTAGAAGGCCATTTACTAATTCCTCTCGGCGACGCGTCCTGTTTTACATATTACCATCATTAGTGGCGCCAAATGGAGCGGAAAATCCTACTCCACCGGCCTCTCTTCTTTTCTGGGGTTCCGTGAAATATTGGACACCCGGAATCAACCTTCCTCTGGTGGATCCTGTATTTTCTATCCCTGCTATCAACGTGGCCACCGAACACGCTTCCCATACCTCTGGAGTAAATGAGATTATGGACACCTTCGTCTCCATAAACGACCTCGCTCTTGACTGTTCGAGGAAACGTGATGACATGTGCGACCGGAGTTCCCATTGGGATAACTAATTCTTCCGCATCCGTATAGATGTTGAGGACCCAATTCATGTGATGGTAGAAATCGGTATGAACCACTCCGGGAACTAGCGACCAGTCTCGGCTTTGCTCCCACAGAACGGGAAGAATCATTGACGACCAACCGGGTGCGGTCTTTACTTCCCAAGGGTTTAGGAGTTTGATCCAGTTGGCGCGCTTGATCTTCCTGCCTTCAGTGGCTGGAATCGGACCTGTCTGATCGTAAGAGAAGCTCTCGACACCCAGATGAGGAATGTTTTCGGCGACTTCATATCTGGATTCCCAGCCTTGGCCGACAGCGTCTAGTCGAATTTTCACATCACTGGGTAGGCGCAACGTCATTCCGGTCGTCAAATAGTCTTGAGTACCTTGACACCTCTTGAGCGTTTGCTGCTCGGAATCCAGATCTTTGAACCACTGAGGGAAGTTAAGAAAGTTATCGACTGGATGAATTCTCTCGTCGTACATCCTATTACTAGACGGTGCAACCAGAATTTGGCCCGGCTTCACCTCTGGAATATCGCCCAGAAATCGAGCGGTAATAATTTTATCGCTGTTCAGGTCGGCCATTGCTGCAGCCTACACTATTTCAACGTTTTGTGATGATAGTTAGACCAAGCGATAGGGGGATGTGGTGGACTCGGATGTCATCACGACTAGCGAGGTCTCTGAACATTGGCCAGAAGTCATGATTATCCCCGTATTGGGCCAGAAAGCCTTGATCCAGAGAGACTGTCAGGATTATCGTCTTCCCTGAAGGAATGTTGTTAATCAACGAGTCAAGAATATGAATATTTCTTGATGCCGTCACAGTATCTAGGATGGCGCAGTCGAGTTGAGCCGGGAATGTTCCGGACTCGACATCTGTATGCGTAATTATATTATAAGTGACGTCATCAGGAATGCCGATGTGCCGCTCGATGTAGTCGAGGTGGATGGAGTTTTCAACGAAAAGTTCCGCTCCAAAATCGCCCTGACTGACGACACGCAGAGATGCGCCACCGCTACAAAAGAGTTTACTGGGGTTCGCTGACCTGATAATTCCCTCTAGGGCGGTGAGATACCCAGAGAGGATGACGTTGAAGTTGAACGACCCCAGTGAGAGCATCTCGTAATGCGCGATCTCGGTGGACCATCCAGTGGAGTTCCTGTCTTGCTGGGCGCCAAGCTGGATTTCTTCTTTTTTGACCGCTTGTCCAAAAGCCTTGCGGTTTTCGATTGTGTCTGTGGTGTGGTGGCTGGGATTCGAAAGCGCCTCGGTCACCGAATAGAGTTGGATTGGGGTCATGTTAGACATCTCCAAACATCCTTGCTTTCAGAATGTCGCGGTAATAGCAGTTCGTTCTTGCTTGCTCTTTTGTTCTGTAGAAAACTCGATACAACACCTTCTCGGCGTTTGTGTTCATAGGCGACGTCGGGCTCGCGTTTGGGTAGTAGTGCCCGGCCAGCAGGCCCGTCAGTTCGTCGACGGTAATTTCTGTGGCCCGCGTCTCGTCTTCACCGCAAAGTGAGATGAGTCGAGCGATCTGTGTGATGCGAAAGCCATAATCGTCATCGATGTCGTACTTTCCCATTATTCTGATTCCTCATTCTCGTAAATCGGGTTGTTTTCAAAAACGAAACAGGTGACAACGGGATCGGCTGCTCCGTCGTCACGAACAAATCTCTGAAGTTCGGGGTCCCACCCTTCTGGGACGTAGTCTTCCTCTGGTTCAGCCATGGTTACCTCCAACCTTAAACCTTATTTTACCATCACGAGCCATCTGTTTCGGAGGATTCGTTATCCTTGGCGTACGTTTCGGGCTCTTGTGCTGGTGTCCGATCGTAAATGTCGGCGGTCATAAAAGTACTGATTATCCACTTATCTGAAGTAATCGGTACCTGCCCCATGTGGGGGTGGGTCCAATTCGTTGGGAAAACACTGATTCGACCTGCTTTTGCTGGGACATGAACGTCATGGCTGGGGAAATATGTACTTCCACCAACTTCGACATCATTGAGGTAGATGATCACGCCTAGTACTCGTGGTTTCTCGCCACCCGATATGGACTCCCATGGATTGCCGTCGACGTGGGCCCTGTAGTAACCGTGATTGCGGAAGTATCTTTGCATCCGGTAGCCCGTATCCTGAACGCCCGGCCAATTCCACAATTCTTCATATTCTTGAATGTAGTGGGCGATAGCCGAGTACAAACCAACTGAAACTTCGTTCTCGTAAAATGCAAAATTGCTTGAGTCGACACCGACCTCATCAATCATCTTTTTAGAAAAGTTGAAGTCACTTGACGACTTGACAAGGGGGTTCGATCCACTAATAGTTATCCCGGGCTTGAAAAGCCTGTCGAAGTAGCGACTGCTTTCATCTATCAATCCTTCACATATTCGTTTTGGGATCAAGTTATCCCCATACATGATTTGACCAATCTTTCCGGTCGGAAAGTGAAAACTTGGATTCTTAGCCACGACTGCAACCTTTCATGAGTGCTTCTTTGTGTCCGATCAATTTGCCGTGTCGGCTTCCGGAAATGCTATCTGAAACGCTGCGTTCGAGTAGGTCATTGGTGCCACGCATCGAGATATTGCTGGCGCAGACATCTTTCGAAATCAAACCCTGCCCCTGAGCAACGTGCCAAAAATGGAAGGATCTAAATAGATCAAATCCGCAGTCTGGTATGTCGTGTTCTTCCAGACCGCGATACTTCATAATCTCGATAATCGTGGAAAGGGTGGGCGGTAGTGGCCGATGTTTCTGATCCGCCCACATGCTTGTATCGTCCCTATTGGAAACATAGTGAAGCGAAATCATTGTCAATAAGTTTTCCATCATGGAATCAAAAATGCGGCAATATTCAGACCTGATAATGCTTGCATCGGGGGAGTACGCAGGAATGTAACTCGTCAAAAGTATCGCCTGATTTATGGAGGCGGAAATTGATGTTGCTTCAAGCGGCTCAATAAAGTTGGAAGAAAGACCGACAGCGACGCAGTTGTGCTTCCATGTTTCTTTCAGGTATCCAGAATTGTACCTAATGATACGAGCGGTATCTGGAACATCGAAGCCACTCACTCTCGACGCCTCATCTACTGCATCCTCGTCAGAGATATGTGATGAAGAGAAAACGTAACCATTGCCGCGGCGACTGATAGTTGGAATTTCCCACATCCAGCCAGAACTCATCGCGGTTGCCAACGTGTAAGGCTTTATGCCGTTGACGGTGTCTTCTGGTGTTTGGAAAACGACAGCGCTGTCGGTAGGGAGGTAATCCTCGAATGACTCCCACCTTGCATCCCCTAGTCTGGAAATGACCTCACGACGGAAACCTGAAGCGTCAACGACGAAGTCTGCTTCGATCACATCTTCGCGGTCCTCAAGATGTATCCCTGAAACGTCTCCAGTGATTGGATCGCGGCGAATCCCTACGACTGTTCCCTCAATGAAGTTGACACCAGCATCTGAACACTTGCTTTTCAGATATTTGTTCAGGAGAAACGTATCGAAATGAAACTGGTTTGTTTGGTCTAATATGTTTTCTTCGGTTTCTCTGACCAGATTGTGGATGATCGACGGTGTTCCGAATGTTGGAGTCAACTGCTTTTCTTGAGCGACCGCCCAGTTGTAGGTTCCGTTGAAGGTCGCCTGTGTGGCCTGTCCGCCACTGATGCTATGGAAGTAGTCGGGTGTGTGTGTTGTCCAGTCGAGAAATCTAATTCCAAATTTGAAGGTGGCTCCGGTTTCTCGTACCATCTCAGATCGATCAATATTTGTCAATTTTTCGAATGTTGTCCAGTGCTCGGTGCTTCCTTCACCTACACCAATAATGCCGATTGATTCAGATGAAACGACGGTGACATCTAACTTGCTCAACACTTTTTTAAGAACGAGGGCGTTAACAAGTCCGGCAGTGCCAGATCCGACTATGACGATTTTTGAAACTCCCAATTTTTACCGACAAGAACGTTTTAGGAAGATATTGGATGGGTTTGCTAAACATCGGAAAGAGTATGGGAATCCGCCCGGAATAAAAACTGTGTCACCCTGCGAAATGGGTACTTCTATTCCGAGGTGGGGAAAGTCAAGTTTTGTATCATTCGGAGAGATAGATACAACCTCGGATATAATTCCGTCTTGCAGCAGTCCTCCTACAATTGCAGAGAACCCATTGTTGCTTGTAGAAGAAATTCTAATCATGTCGTAAGAAGAAAATTGTTTAGCAGAAATGTCATGGGATAGACAGTAATCTTGGAAATTTTCTAATGAAATAAAATCTATTGAAGTAATTTTCTCTCTCAAGTAATTTAGGAAAACGTCGTCGACTTGGGTCGATAGTGGATTGAGAGAGGCGATCTCCGAGAGCGCGACATCGGCTGATTCCGGCACGACTGTCGTAAAACTCACGAAAGACCAATCCGAGGCAGTCCCCCTCCTGATCACGTCCTCCATGCCTTCTTCAATGACAACGGATTTTTCGTAGACGTAAATGTAGTCTTCGTAGATTTTTGGAAACATGATTAACCCAACCAAGAAACAATCGAGTATTTCGTTCCTTCTTTCACAGGCATTGATGCATGCCTGTAAGGAAAGGACGACGGGAAAACGACGACCGTGCCTGCTGCTGCAGGTACCGTGAGATCGTGGTCGGGGAAAATTAGTTCTCCGCCGGAAGTGGGGGTATTAGCCATCACGACGACGCTGACCACCCTGTCTTCGAGTGGTGCCCAGTCATAGTGGGGGACGTATTCCTGACTAATTTCGTATCGATTTACTGCCCATCCGTTGTCGAAGCGGAGAGGGATGCCGAATCGTTCCTTGTATTCGGTAACAATTTCGTCTATCAGTACATGTAAACGTTTGAACTCGACAGATACGGGATGTCCTGAAAAGGTTTCATTTTCAAGGACTGGCATAAGATCGATGACGCTATTGGATCTCCCGTCACTCACGTCCCCATTGCCAACCTTGGCCTTCTTCCAGTCAATCGGGATGTCTGGCATTTTTGACCAGTTTTCTAAAGCCTCTATGAAATTGGAAAAGTCGACGTCAATGTGACTTACGTTGATGTGGTCGGACTTCACGCTCTCACCTCGCATGTGAATGTAGCGATGACGCCATCGTTGTCGAAAATTTCGCCAGCGTATTTGCCACTGTTCGCTGGCCTGATGGGAAAAACGATGATCGAACCGCATGGTGAAACTTTCCCGTTGGAATCCTCAACTAGGCCCGTTTCGTGTCTCAGGCGCATTTCCAGTCCGTTGACGCTGTCGAACTCGTCGATGTACTCGACGCGCAAAAGCTGACCCAACTTGAAAAAGGTGTTGGAAAGGCGCAATTCCTGAACGCTCGGGATGCTAATTATTTGGACTTTCGAGCGATCGAAGTCCATGTTTTTCGTCGCTTCGGAGTCGCCGACTTGGATGAGCAGTCCATTGGATTCGGCAATCGACTGTGCTTCTTCCAGTTCGTCTTCGCTTGGAGAGTAGATTACGCGTTCCATTAGTTTGTTTGGTTTGCTTCAGGTTCCTCTTGTGTCTTCTTGAGCATCGCCCGCAGAATTGTGTTGTTTAGTGACAGTTGCTTCACTTGTTCTGCAAGATCAGCGATGACATCGTTTGCGTTGAATGGTTGCGGATCCATTGCTTGATACTACTCTCAAATTGGCGTGCCGTCGGATGTTAGTCCTCTGTTAGGAAATATTCGATTGCTCCACGGATGCGTCGCAGTGCTTCCTGCGGTGCGTAGTTGTCGTTGCCGCTCTCAAAATTCGCAGGGAGGAGGGAGCCGTTGGTGAACCGGGCGCGACGCTTGCCGTCTCTAGAGACTATCCACTTCTCAAAATTTCCTCTAATTGGACCTTCGTCAATTCCGAGTCTGGCGTAGAGGCGGTGTGGGGTTTTGCTATCTTCGTCTTCCCGGTTGTGGCGGGAGATAAGGAGTTCGGTAAAGTCCATCCTGACCCTGTAATTGTAGTAGGCGTAGTCGTGTGCTTCTTGGGCTGTGCTGGTTGAGTTGTCCTTGAAGTCGCCATACCCGTATTCGCAGTAGTCGTTTGTTGGGATGCAAATTATTTTGAATCCATAGTCGGCGTAGTCGTACTCAAGAACTTGCAGCATCGGGTACTGCATCGAGTTGCCGCACCCCCCGGTGACGTTCACCATCATTGTGACGTTATCTTTACGCTTTTCGAGCATTCGGGAGACGGAACCATCGATCGATCCAACGGGGATGTCGTACACGCTTTCTCCGTCAGGTGTTGGTCCGAGGTGATGTTCGGCGACCAATGTTTCAATCAGCGTTTGTGAAGGTTTAACAAGATCAATCATGCCTACATAGTATCATCACACAACCTTTGCAACATCTTCGCATGCTACAATAAATAGTGGTTGTCACCTCAGTCTCTGGAGATAAATTATGGTAGCGCTTAACAGGGTTAGCAACGACGCAAAGCGACGGCATCTAGGGAATGTCCTGCAAGAGCAGGAGAAATTGGTGATCGCCGCCGCGCTTCATGCCGGAATTCTCCCCGACAGCATCGACCCGGGAAGTCATCCAACGCCAGAAGAGTGCGAAGGCGTTCTTGAAATCGGTCTGGCTGAGCGAGTGGCATCTTACAACCGGCTAAAAATCGCTCTCGAAAGGCTCTGAAGATGATTTTCACAATCACCAAAGATCAGAAAATTGAAGCCGCAGAGACTGCACTCACGGCGATTGAGGAAGACGTTCTCATCGCCTGCCTCGGCAGGGGTTTTGATGTATCATCTGTTGCGGACGATTTCACATCAGATGACCCCAGCGACGCAGAGCTTCTGCGATCAATGCAGACCTTGAATCTCGCGAAGTCATATCTTGCGACAATTCAGGCATCTTGACTCAAGGACGAGAAATGTCACTAACTTCAGAAGTTGTTGCTCAGGCGAAACTGGAAGCACAAGATTTTTTGGAATACTCCATTTACATTTTATGCTCTTTCCTAGAAGTTGACGTTGAAACGGCATCCTCGGATATGGTGATCCCTGTCACTGAGGAGGATCTCAATTACTCCAACTATCTTTCACTAAAGCGGCAGTTGTCGGCCCTTGAAAGTCTCTTGTTATGAAATTCTCTTCACCTCATCTTCTCTCGGTAATCGGTGGAGACGATCGTCATCCACGAGAGATTGCCGCAGCGGCCGGTATGTCGATGTTAGAGGACGTCACAACGGAGGTCGATCCATTTGGAAACCGAATGGAAAAAACGCTTGTCTTCAATCCGGCGATCGGAGCGCTTGAGTTCCCAGAAGAAGGGATGCTTGTGCTCTGTGAAAAACTCAAAGAAGATCAGTAATGACAATTAGGCAAGTAAGCCCAACATCTGGAAAGATTTACAGCCCGCACTCGGAATTGGGGTGGTCATCCAAGCACCTGTTGTCCTGCTTCTACATTCTTGGTTTGAACGAAGAAGACATGAACACGTACACAATCGACGATCTGATTGATCGATGTGGGTGGATGTTCGAACCACATCCAATGGAGCCCTACCTGCCGGTCGGGGACAAGCAACGTTCCTGCGATCCCGGATTCTCGTTTGGACGTAAACAAAAAAGTTGGATGATGCTGCTATCGCGCAGGTTTTGGCGTCGTCGTCACATTTCGTCGTTCGAGGTAGAGAACAATGTCTAGCAGCATTTTCCATAAAGGCATTGTCGCTAGAAGCCTCTCCACTAATCAGACTGGCGCAACATGGGATGACGAACTGAGCCTTGTTCGCGACTACTCAAGACTTGCTGATGCCGGAATCGCGGAAGCAAACGCTGACAAGCGACAAGCGGCCATGGGTCGCGACTGGTACTTCTGGAAGTACTCTACGTGGCTTGGCGAGCAGGATAATACTTGGCTCGAATACGCGTGGCGAAACTACATTGCCGTCAAGTCGCTTTTTGGCATCCTTAAACCCGTCGATCCGACCACGCCGGAAAAAATTCTAATTTCCGGATCCTTTCCAGTCAACACTCACTTCCCCGCCATGTCTGAAGGTACCAAGGACTATTACTGGATCAATACTTTTGAAACCAGAATTATGGAAGAAACGCTTGACGAAAATGGAACCGTTCCAAATCATTCAGAATGCAAATACAACGTAATCGACCTTCAGGATTTCGAAGACGGAAACGTTGTCAACTATTTCGACTCCGCTCGACTGCACACCCATGACTTCCTTACCCCAAACTTGAACATCGTAGATCGTCTACTTGACTCCATCAAAGTTGGCGGAATCATGATGATCTATGACCTCGCCGAGTTTGGGTCGCTCTACGAGGACGGACTAAAGGCGCACGAACATCACATGCACCGGATCAACAGGAGAATTTTGCAGCGCGACGACTTCAACGTGTTTCACTTAGCGCACGACGAAATCGGCACTGCTATTGCTTACAAAGTAAGATAATATAGTAGATATGCCCGCACGACTTGGCCCTCCGGATCGCAACAAATACGCATATTACAGTCTTGACGAAAATGACTGCAAACGCGTAAACGAGATCGAATACACCCATCACACCGGTGGCGTCATTCACTTTCATAACGTGTTCGACATAGACCAAAGCGTCGTGCTCCCCCACATCGACGAGTTGGCTTACGTCCCATCATGTGGCCTTGAGATCATCAGGGACGAAGAAGGCAACATGATCCGTGGCGAAACTTTTGACGGGAGAGTCGTTGACATCAAAGACCTTCTAGCCCTGCCAATGCGAGTTGGTGGTCACGGAATGCCTGAACCGGTCAGCCCGGAAACGAGGCACGACGTGAGGGCGTTTTTCGAGCACGTCGAAGAATCGTTCTACCACGCCTTGATCCGGTATTGCGATCTCTACCCGCTCATGGTCAACTCGGTTTGGTGGCGAATGAGGGGGCACTGCCTGAAATTCATGCCGGGGGCTAACCTCGGTCTACACAACGATAATGACACGAACACGTTCGTTGTTGATGGCCAGCGTTACTACAGCGGTCGTGAGATTGCCATGTACCAAGTCGTCAACGGGTTAGCCTACTTTAACGACGATTACGAGGGTGGGGAAATGCACTTCCCCTATTTGGATGTCACCATCAAACCCAAGACTGGGGACATGATTCTCTTCCCAGCAAACTACGTTGGCACTCATGGGGTGACGCAGGTTACAGGCGAAACGCCGCGCTACAGCTACCTCACCCAGTTTGGCCATGGCGGCGAGCACATGGCCGAAGTTTCAGAACCGCAAGAAAGCGACATGTGGCTTGCTCCGGTTTACGTCCCTTACCTTTACCAAGATCATGTGAAGTTCTCGAAGTCGGGGCACTCGCATCTCGATACATCAAAAGACTCCGCTCTCGGGTTCCACGCCTCTACAATCGAGACGCAGCAACGCTCCAAAGAGGGTGGCCCCAGCGGAACTAGGATTCCGTACGAGGAGGAGTGAAAGGGTTGGCTCCCATCAGCGTTCCGTGCCCAAAGAACTCCAAATAAGAAATACGTTCACCGGAAGTTACCGGACACACTTCGTGTGTTCCTAGAAAACCCGCAGGGTAAACAAAAGCAGTTCCAGCCTTGGGCGCAAAATGCTTGTCAATGTATTTGAACCCTAAATCTCCGCCGCTACATTGATCTTTCAGGATTATAGATGCAGTGAGGACGCTGTAGATCGCTTTTTCGCTTTCCGATCCAGCCCCAACAAGATTGTCGTGGTGGTACCCCATGTATCCTCCGGGCTTGTAGGTTGCCACATGGGGATCCGCCCTCCACCAGACACTTCGTTGCGCCTCTGGGAAGATATTAAAATATTCGGAAATGCAGAGTGCGGTGACATTTTCGAGTTTTTCTGCGAAGGCGAGATCTTCATCACTGCAGTTGACCTTCAACCGGAGTAGACGACCGGGCGAAGCGTTCACTTGATCTTCCGTGAAGACGTACCCACCCCTGTTCATGTAGGTGCCGTCGCTCTGAAGCGTGTAGTCGTTAGGTTCTTGAAGACGTCGCCTCTCTAGCCAGCCTTCCAGATAATCGGAATCGATGTCGGCTACGTTCTCGTACTCGACGATTCCAAATCCGTAGTGAGTTGCTTTCATTACTCTTGTTCGGGGAACTCTGTTCCTCGTTCCCGATCGTTCCTCAGGCGTTTTACTTCTTTTGCTGACGTCGGGTGTACTTCGGTAGTCCAATACCCCGATGAGAAAAGATTGGCAATTTCATCAGCCTTCTCTCCTGACAGGTACAGGGTGTGCTCGTCCGTGTATCCTTCGCGACCCGGGTGTGGCCAACCGTACAGACCGGCTTCGACGTAGGTGATCCCAGCATCGTTGATGATGGACGCAATCTCTTTCTCCGACTCTTCGCCCCACAGGCCATTGGCGTCGACGTAGATACCGTCGTAGCCAACTGTGGCGACGTGCTTGGCGATTTCAAGTGGTGCTCCACCAAAGGCAATGCAGAACACGATTTCGCTTTTGGCAAGGACGGTGTCGACGTCGACGAGGTCGACAAGATCAAACTCGTTGGCTCGCTCTTCGGTTGCTTCGGAGCGACCTGACGATGCCCAGTAGACGATGTGGCCACTTTTCTTGAGATCGTACGCCAAAGTGCCACCCATCCTGCCGGGGTGGACAATTCCGATTGTTCTAGCCGACTGGGGGCAGGAGTGAGTAGCCATGTTTCATGTACACATTCGTCGAGATTTTGGCGAGTTCCGGGTTGTCGCTCGGGTCCATTACATTTTCACACACCGCCGGATTCGGTGTTCCCTGACAATACCACCCCAAGTAGGAGTAGCGCCAACCGCCAGTTACTGGCTGTACCTCATGTGCCGCTACGTAGTTCGAGGGGAAGAAGAGCATGTCGCCCTTCTTTATATCCTCATGATTGATGTCGAGGTAGGTGAAGTTGTGCGCCCCTCCGGTAAAGTTGGTTCCATCCAACTCGTCCGCAGATTTAACTGAATCGTTGAGGTACGCGACAACTGAGACGGTGTTCCTTGTCGCGAGTTGGTCACGGGGGTGAGGTTTGCCGTATTCATAATCGGTACTGATGTCGGCGTGCATCCCGAGGAATCCACCAATCGGGTAGGCGACGATGTGGCTCTTGATTTTCCACCAAATACATTTTCCCGCAATTGGGAACATTCCGAGATACGTCAACAGGCATGCATCTCTTCGTTCTTCGATGTAATCAAGGGTTTCGATAACGTCGGACCTGCTGTCTTGATGAACAAAACTGCCGCGCCATGGCATCTCGTCGAGAGAATCTTTCTTGAAGAAGTATCCACTTCTGTTGATGTATCCATCGTCGCCAGTAATCGGGTCGATGCCCGGCTCGTACATGGTGGCGCGCTCGCGCTGCAAAACATCTTTGCAGTACGTTCTCATCCAATCCCAGTCAAGATCGAACACTTGTTCGAATAGGACTACTCCACCACCAAGGTGTTTGCCGACGGGAAGTTGTTTATCGCTCGAACTCATGTTCATCCAACTCCAGCATGTATGAGACGTAATCGTTGATTCGCTCGATGATCTGCCTGCGCTCGCCATTGTCTCTTAGGTGGTTGAAGCAACCGAAGATCGTGTCAATGGCGAACTGTACCAGAAAATCTTCTGGCGGATTTTTTCCACTAAAACCCTCGTACGTCATGAAGAAAAGGTTCTGGAAATCCCAAGGCCTGAACTGGAGAGGCTGATGAGGGAACCAATCCGGATAGTGCCAAGCGTGGCCAGCATGCCTCATTTCTGGGTGCCAGCGGAGATATGCGCGAACTGTTTCGATCGGCGTCAACTTCCCACCCTCGTATGGGGCTGTCCTCATCAGATCTTCTCTGGCGGGCATTGAGCCACCGTGTGTGTCTCCATTGCGAGAGAAAAGGAACATCTGTCCTTCTACCGGGTCCTCTAGATTGTGGTGTTTGCTGTACCTCATCAAGTTTGCAAACAATCGATTGGACTCATCGATGGGAACTCCGACAACGTTGAAGTCGTCGGAAAGGTCGTCAGTCTCATCAATTAATTCTTTGAACTCGCGAACGTTGTCAGGTATCGAACCGTCTTTCGAGAACACGAAGAGCGTCACTGTCTGGAAAAGATGATCCAAGCCTTCGAGGGCGTAGATGCCCTTCGTGAAAACGAGGGGTATGTGGTCCGGATTGGGTCCCTTCGATTTATCTTTATCGACACCCTTGTATTCATTGGTGTCACCGAAGTCCGGATCGCAGTTGCCGACATGGTCGGGGTCAAAGAAAGGTTGCTCATGTCCAACTTCGACGCGTTGGAAGATGCGTTCCGACCGATCCCATCCATTGTAGAAGCCGTGCATGACCGCCCGATTGTCCCAGATGATCACGTCTCCTTCTGACCAAACCCATTTGAAGCGATTCGCTTCGTTTGCGCAGTATTTCGTCACCCAACCGTACAGTTCTTCAAACCATGGAGTGTTGCCCCCGGCAAGAGCCGTTCCGGGCCCTGTCCAGTACAGCATCGTTTCCCCTGTGTCGGGGTGGGTGCGCAAGGCCGGGTGTGTCGAGATATCCTGATCGATTGCTCCCGTCTGGCACACGAAGTGAGCGTCACTCAAATGCTCTTTCAGGTGGGAGGGGCATTCGTCATACAGGTTGGCGAGGCTGACAAAAAAAGTGTGCCCATAGTCTGGATCCACTTTGTAGGTGGTCATATGGATAGAGAGGAGGCATGGGGGCTCTGGCATGAATGGATTATCGACATGCCAGTTTCGTTTCAGGAATCCTTCAGGATCGGATTTGTCCTCGACATCCGAAATTGTTTCATGTCGCTGGTCGGCAAGAAGTCCTGTGCGAAAGTCTGGATCGCTGACACCTTTGTAGATACAGTCCACCAACTGCATGTGTTCGATGTCGGTGGGATGCATGCCTATAAAGCCGATCACCTTGTTGCGTTTGAAAATCTCCCTGAAGTAGGAGGGGTCGTCAAACACTTGTTGAGGGGTAACTCCCTTGATCTTGAAGCCAAGGTTTCCAAGTTTAAGCCCTAAGGCAATCCCGCCAAATTTTCTCACTGTGGTTCCTTTAAATGAACGTGCCCGTCGAATCGTGGACCGACCTGATTTCCGTTTTCGTCAAGGCCAGTCCTGATGCCACCCATCCATGTCCAAGGCTGCTCTTCGAGTTTCTTCATTTTCGCATCGCCATACGACTGGCGAGCGGCAGAAAGTTCTGGCTTGTCCCAGTAGTTCTCGACTTCGAACTCGACGCTTGGCATCAAGGATGTGTCGTAGAACTGAAAAAACATGAAAGGAGATCCAGCCGGGAATGTGACCGGCTCTCCAATCTTGGTGATTTTCCAATTCATGTTGAACTCGTCCGGCCACCAGTCGGATGGGATGTGGGCAGTGAGAGGAACTGCTCCGTCAACGAAATAGTTTGGTGATCCACTGATCCACGTGGCGGTACCGGGCGGAGTGGAAAAAGACCATCCAACCGTGAATGACATAATCCCAACGATGCTCGGCATGACGATGTTGCGTTCGTAGGTTTGTCCATTTGTCTCAAACGTCATTTTCTCGCCGCTGAGCACTCTCGGCACGGTCAATCCGCCATCCCACTGGATGACAACGTCCTGCTGGAGGATCATGTCCCAACCGTTTACGTTTGCTTCGGTGAGTGGCAGACACTTGTATGCGTGCTTCTTGTAAGTGTCGTCCATCCAGTCGCGTCGTACTGCAGCCTGACGGATCTCGGGCGGATTCTGATGTGTTCTAGTTAACGAAACTTTCACAGGTTACGGACCGGGGTTGTACGCTGACGTTTGATTACTTGCGACGGGAATGCTGTTTATTGTCACGGCGGGCTCCGGCGACTTGGCGGAAGAATGGGCTTGGTGATTGCGGTCGTTGTAGTCGTACATCGTCACTGCTGAGTACTTGATTCCAGATGAGACTGGTTGAGATGCGTGTGCGTAGATGAAGTCGCTGGGGTGGACAATTACATCTCCGGCCTCGGGGATGAACTTGAGGTTCTTGAACGGCATCACATATTCACCGCCTTCGTAGTCGTCGTTGATGTATCCGACGCACGATACGGCGCACGAGTAGGAAAAGCCAGAATCTGGATGGATTGAGAAGTGCTGCCCAACTCCGTACTTCACAAAGTTTGTTGCTTCCTCGTAGTCGAGTTGCAGGTTGTAAAGAGACGAGTAGTGGAGAACGCATTCACGCACTCCCTCAATAACCTCTTCATAGACTCGACCAAGGTCGGCAAATTCGTCGGACACAGGAATGTCGGCTTGGCGAAGTTTGAAATCAAAACAGTCTCGATAGTCCTTCATTATTTCGTAGTCGCCGACTGTTGCCTGCTGCCACGAAAAATATTCGCTCGAACTTTGCTCAAGGCCACGCTCTAAGCGTTCAACAAAGTTTGATTCCTTTGGCCAAACGTCCTTGTAGAGAAGAATTCCATCAGTGGGGTTTCCTAGGTAGCCGCCGATGCGCATTATTTATCTCAGTTCCGTGATCGTGTAAAAAGAAGGTGTTGTCCAGCGTTCGCCGGAAATGATTGGCTTCACACCATGCCGGTAGTGAATATCTCCCGGATGGGCGACGGCCATACCGGCTTTGATTGGAAGATGTATGTCGTATTCCGGATAGTAGAAATCGCCGCCGTTGAAATCGTCGTTCCAGTAGATGATCGAGTTGATGTCGTACAACGGGAAAGGGTTCGGGGTGCCATCATTGAGTTGCTTGTCGGCGTGTGGCTGCTGCTCGTTTCCGGGCATCCATCTAATTAGCACTGGCGGTCGCTGGTACAGAGAGACGTTGAACTTTTGATCGAGGACGTTCTTCATTTTCTTGATGTAGAAGTCGATCAGGTCGTGGATTTCTGGTGCGGTCCTTTGAAGGATTGCTCCGCTGCACATCCTGTCCCACCAGTATGAAGCGTCGTAAATGCAAGTTCCGTCTTCGTTGAACTCATCCTCAAGGGGATTCTCCCATTCGTCGATAGTGGGGAAAAAATTCTGGAGAGTGATTAGATCATCTGCATCTACAAAGTCTTCGATGAGGACGATGTTGTCTGTTGATGCCCCAAAGTGTCCGGGGTGGATCAACGAGACGTCGTCTGTTTCTTCCATGCCCGTATATTAGCGTGATCGGTTATCTTCGGTGCAGGGTTTTTCTTACTTTTGTTTCAAAAAGTAGATGAAATGTTAGCCAGACCCAGATGCACCTCAGGGTGTTTCCAAATACAGTCCGCTCTGCGGATCGCCAAAAGTACCTAGAAAGCGTTTCGATTTTCCGCGTCCTAATAGCAAAAATGTCGTAGGCGAGAATGCCCACTATCAGAAGCATCCAGCCAATAGCGCCGGTGATTCGTTCGTCGCGAGTTAGGTCAATCGGCCTGAGATACCACCTTATGAACCGCTTGATCATCGGAAATCACTTAAACGATGGCGGGAAGAACGGCGGGAAATGTGGCGGGAAATGTGGCGGGAAGAACGGCGGGAAGAACGGCGGGAAATGTGGCGGGAAGTGGGGCGGGAAGAACGGCGGGAAATGTGGCGGGAAGTGGGGCGGGAAGAACGGCGGGAAATGTGGCGGGAAGTGGGGCGGGAAGAACGGCGGGAAGTGGGGCGGGAAATGTGGCGGGAAAAACGGTCCGATTGCCCGGACAGTAATGACAATACCCATAGGTATATCCGTGTAAGAACTGGTTGCCGTGGAGGTGACCCCGTCTACGACAATTTCATGAGCCTTGCCGACATCGTACCACACCGTCGTGTTGAGAGTGTTTGAAGCGACAGTAGCATTCTCGAATCCAAGCCCCACAAGCGACGAGGCGAGGATTGAAGCGTTAGCCAAATCGGGATATGTGAAACCCTTCCTCGGAAGTTCAACACCAGACCTATCTAGAGCCATTATTCATCAAACCTTTGCGTCGCCAGTCATGAGCCAAGTATTAGCTGCACGTTTGTGAAGAACAATAGCAGACCACTGCTTACGAGTTTTGAGACCCACAGCGTAGTTAATGGTCACTCCGGCACCGCCAGCGACAGTGACATTGCCGTTTCCTGTCTGAATAGCCATGACCTGTGTTCCGATTGTGAAGTTCACGGTCGCATCGGGGGGTACGGTAAGAGTTCCGGTAGCCGAAAATTCGAGCGTCTGTCCTCCGTTGCCCACAACCAGAGTATGGCTTGCACCATACGCGTCATAGTCGTGAAGAAAGCTCGTGCCTGCCGGAAGCGTGACCGTTCCCGTGAAAGTCGGGCTTTCCAGCGGAGCCTTCAGCGCCAAAGAGTTGGTGACAGTGGTGGAGAAGTTGGCGTCATCACCGAGAGCGGCAGCCAACTCGTTTAACGTGTCGAGTGTGGCGGGCGCCGACTCAACCAGTGCGGCAAGTTCCTGCTGGACGAAAGCGGTTGTCGCAATTTGGGTCGTGCTTGTAGTCGTAGATGCAGTCGCGGCAGTCGGAACTCCGGTTAGACCCGGACTAGCCAAAATATCGGAATTGATCCATTGGGTGCCGCTCCATTTCAGAACATCACCTGAAGTTGCGGAGGTAATTGCGACGTTCCCCACGTCGTTCAAAGTGTTGATTTCTGGAATGGAAGCATTGATCCAAGCGCTACCGTTGTACTTGAGGAACTCTCCATTAGCCTCGGTCGTCAAAGTGACATTTGTGATGTTCGCCAACGTGTGGGCGGTATTCACATAATTCGATCCGTTGAACAGAAGGACGTCGCCAGAGGTTTCTCCAGAAACCGATACTCCTCCGGCATTTTGGATAGTGAATGGTGAATTGATCCAATTGGTTCCATTGTGCGTGAGAATGTTCCCAGAGATGGCGCTTGTAATGGTTACGTCGTCAATCTGATTTACCGAAGCGATCGTGTCGTTCACCCACGCAGTGCCGTTCCAAAACAGAATTTCGCCTGAAGTTGCGGAAGCGATCGTCACGTCACCAATATCGTTGAGCGCAGCGATCCCAGTGACCCCAGTGATCGCGGCATTTACCCAAGCAGTTCCGTTCCACTTGAGGAATTCACCAGTTGCGGCCGACGCGATCGTGACGTCAGAAATGCCGTTCAGGTTGTGATTCGAGATATCGGAAACCGTTCCAGTTACATCACTGGTGACTGCGGTGAACGACGGCGAGTCGGCGGTTCCGAGGCCCTGAATCAGGCTTGACGTTTCCACACCCGTGACTCGACCATACGCGTCAGTGGCTACCGAGGAAACAAAAGACTGAGTCGCCGAACCAGAGGTTGCGCCAACCGATACCGACCCAAGATCGACGCTGTCGGCACTAACCACAATCCGACCAGAGTCTGCTGTGACTACGTCAATGGTGTTGCCGGTCTTTGTCAAGCCAGCACCAGCGGAGAATGCCTGCGCCCCAGTAAACTGAGTGAACGTGATCGAATCAGTTCCGACCGTATGAGGATCATTTGTTGAGGTAACGACGAAGCCTTGGTTTGCGTTTACCGATCCATTAAGAACAAACACCGCTTCACCGGGCTGGATTCCTCCGGGCTGGGTTCCATCAAAATCGTCGGCACGGGTGAGGACCCATGCAGCAGAACCAGATGCACCTTGATTGGTTACCGAATATACGCCATCTTCGTAACCTACGGCTTGAGTCTTGACAAGGATTCTGTCGCCAGTATTGGCGTTTGCGCCATCGACAACAAGTCGGTTCTGGGTTCCGGCTGTCAGTGTTGCGCCTTCGCCACTGCTCCCATTGCCATATGTCGGCGCATTGGGCAGTGCCGAGGTCGTTCCCAGTCGAGCGGCCTCGTGCCAATCGATTCCGGCAGCGAGATTGTCTACATATGACTTCGTTGCTGCATGACTGGCTTGAGTTGGGGCAGAGCCAAGCGTCACGGAATTGAATGCGACGTCACCGGCACCGTTTACCCACGCAGTACCGTTCCACGTGAGGAAGTCGCCGGTTGTGGCAGACGTGATCGTGACATCAGAAATACCGTTCAGCGCTAAAGTCGCTGTAACCGATACCCACGACCCGCTGTTCCTCACATAGAGAAAGCCGTCATCGGTGTCGAACCACATGTCCCCATCAGAAACATTCGCTGTTGGGGCAGTAGTGGAAAGTTCGACGCCTCCGGCCTTGACCCACGCGCTCTGGCTTCGCAGGTAGAGGCTGTCGGCGGACGTGTCGATCGCGATCGCCCCATCGGGCAGGTTCGCCGTGGGGGCTCCGACAGTCGTCAGGGTTATTACTCCGTTGACGGCATAAAGCGTGTCGTCGGTTTTCAGGGTATTAGCATCGGAGCGGTAGAGATTGGCATCTCCGGCCGTAGCCCCATCACCCCACGTCAGTCGCCCACCCGCATCAATGCGAATTCTGGCGTTTGAATCACCACTGACACGTGCCGAGATCGCTTCATCTCCGGCATTCGCAAACTCAACACCTTTTACAGGTGTCCCTACAAATCGTGTCATGGTGAATCAGCCTCAACTGTTTCGCTTGCGCTACCCCTCAGGGCTATGTGTTAACCGCTGACGACAACCCGGTATGCGCCCGAGGCGGGAGCAGCCGAGAATGAAACGTCAACCTGATTGGTGTTTGTTCGCACGACGTCGGCGAACACGGTGTCATGGGTGGTCGCGTCATATACTTGGACCGTGACGTCGCGAGTCCCAAAGTTGTGGACTAAAGAGAACGAGGTGTCAGTTGCGTTGCCGACAGTCTGAGCCGAGACGCGGGCCAGAGTGGGGGTGCTGGTAGTGAGCCCGGTAGCCGAGGTCGCGGCGATTGTGTTGCGGGCGTCTGCTTCGGTGCTGGCGTTGGTGCCGCCATTGGCAATCGGAAGTAGGCCGCTGACGTTGCTGGTCAGGTCGATGGTGTCAGCGGAGAGGACGCCACTGGTAAACGTGATACCGGCACCGGCGATGTTCGAAGCGAGGGCGAGACCGTCGGTGGTGGTGGTCAGTCCGTCAACGTTTGCGTCAACCTTGATTTTCAGGTTGTCGGAGGCAATCTCGATGCCACCATCGCTGGCTACGTTGGCATCAAAAGTGTCGCCGGTCTTGGAGAGGCCTGCTCCAGCGAGGATTCCCCCAGCGACGGAGAAGATGGCAAAGTCGAGTGCTGTCGTACCGACTGTTACCGAACCGTTGTTGGTGAGTACCCAGCCTTCGTCGGCGTTGGCGGTGCCCTCTTCGATGAAGGTGAACATCCCGGGGGTGACTTCAGCATCACTGTCGGCATCTGTTGCACGAACGGCTGCGCCGGACGCCTGAACGACGTAAATACCGTTTTCTGCACCGCTTGTCTGATCTTTGACAAGGACACGATCTCCTGTAGCGAGGACGATTCCGTCGACAGTGTCACCGTTTTCAAGATCGGTGGTGATACTCAGTGCTCCGGTGGTGGCGGCGCGAACGGAGGCTTTGACGTCAAGGCCCGTACGGGCGGCATCGACGTATGATTTGTTGGCTGCATCCAGATCGTTGACTGGGGCGGAGACCTGAATTCGGCCGCCAGCATCGCGGATGGCAATTGTCGAGCCGGTGTTTTGCGATGTCTTGTTGTCGAGCGCCTGCTTGTCGGTCCCATTTAGGAGTCCGGATGCCCCAGATTGTACGGCGTCGGCAATCAAGAAGGAGACCGAACCGTTGGACTCCGAGATTACGAGGGCTGTGGTGGTGGACGCAAGTGAATGAATGGCTTTCCGCCATGCGTTCCCAGTGTACAGTTTCAGTACCTTTTCGGTACTGTTGTAGATAAGTCGGCCTTCAAAATTGTTGGCCGTGGGGTCGGTGGCAACGCTCTCAAACCTGCTATTCAGAAGTTGATTCTGATTTAGATCTAGATTTGTTATAAACTTTAGCGCCATCGAAGACCCCTGTTACGTGAGATATGCGTATCCGGAAAAAGGAGCAGTGAACTGGATCCTTATTTCCGTGCTACTTATATATGTTACATCACCTACGACTACGGTGTCTGCAGTATCAACAACCATTACAGACGGTTTTCCGCCCAGAGCGTGGGTGGCTGTCCACGTGATTGACGGGGATGCCTGAGAGTGAACGGTCCTGCGGGTGTTAACGCCAGCCGAGCCGGTCAGCATGACATTGATGACCGTGGGGGCACTCTCGTCCACGACCACCTGATTGGGGGAATCCTGATAAACGTAGACGTTGTTGGCGGCACTCATCGTGTGACCTCAAGATTGAGGGTAAATGTTCCCTGAATTAAGCGATTTACCACTCCGATCGAAGAGATAATTTCTAAGTCATAAACGCCATCAGTGGTAAGCGCAGAAGTGGTGGTGTCACTCATTATCAAGTGAACCATGCCCTGCTGGCTGGCGGGTTCAAGGACGATGCCGCCATTCTCCGTGGTCAACTCAACTTGAAACGTTGCAGAATCACGAGTTCGGCGAACCTGCATGCGGGCAGTGTGCCCTGCTAGGTCATAATCAATGTACGTGGTGCCAGTAGTGTCAGTGGGATCAGGTACCCTTACTTGGATAACCCGAAGGAGAGTGGCTCCCTGTTCGCAAACGATGTTGTATGTACCTGCGATCATGGACGCCTCCTCTCTTCAGACCTACTACTTATTGTAGATCAAAATCCCCAATTTCTCGGGGTAATGATGAGACTCAGACGATTGAGGCGGAACCCTTGTTCGGCCCGACGTTCTTGAGCCCCATGCTCATGGCCACGGAGAGGGCAACAGCGACGACGCCAGCCTTCAGGTTCGAACCGCTCGTCAGGCTGTCAAAGTTGGCTCCAGTGGCCATCCAGACGGCAAGGTAAGCCTGAACGAACGTCTTGCCTGCACGTTCGATTGCATCTTTCAGAAATGTTGTGTGCATTTTCCCTCCAAGGAATACGAGTGAGTATTGACCATTATATCAAATAAGATGCTAATTGATAACTTCCATGTACAAAAGCACCTGACCGGTACGGTTTTCCTGAGCTTCAACTTCTGCTTGTGTTGCGATTCTGTTCCAGACTGACCCGTCATAAAAGTGAGGTCTACTAACGAGGTCGCTACCGCCGATGAAGTAGCCCATCATGCCTGCAGACTTAACTACCCCCAAGTCATTGTTGAGAGCTGCCTCAGTGGTTTGAACCATCACTGACTGCTGCATTAGGTATCCGTTTACCTGAGACGCCGTAAGAACGGCTTCCCCCTGAAATTCGTAATATCCGAGTCCAGCCATTAGAAATACCTCTTAGTTCCCGAGGACGGAGATGCCTAGCCGCCCAATTCCGATATTGTTGAGTGTAAAGAACAGTTTATCAACTGTTTCATGAGTAAAGTAATACCCAACAGGACGTGTTGGTGCAATAACCGACAATACGTCAGACGACGCGTATGTCACTGAGTCGATATTGGGTGTTTCACTCGTCAGCGTCCTGATATGGATGCGATTTCTGAAACCACTGTAATTTGGTGAAACGGCAACAACCTTAGAGGCGGACAAAACCAATTTTGCTGCCTCTGTCATCGATTCTCTGGAACCGGCCTTCAAACCGTAATAGCTGTTAGAGAACTGCCAACTCATGTAATCATCCTGCTCAGACAAAGACGTAAAAACGGGAGACAAAGAAGAAGCTGACTGTGCAGCAAAAAATGTTCCTACAACGCTATCGAGTTCACCAGAAAGAACACTGGTGGTGGCGTCATAAAAAGTATCCGTCTGCGGGTAAGAGGAAGATTGGCCATACGCGATAGTCGGCCTATCTTTGTAGTCAATTACGTACCCGTAGTTGACGCCACCCCAAGGGTCGCCAAACGACCACGTTCCGGCATATTCAAGAAAATATCCAAACCCATCAGTTAAAGAATTTCCAATAAATATCTTGTCGCCTGCTACAAGAGAATTGAGTGCAGCGTCGAAACCCGCATTGGTGGATGAAGATGTGACCGCACCATTTGCATCTTGAAAAATAACTCTTACCGCTTTTTGACCAACGACATAAGGGTCAGCCGGTTGCTCGGACGATACAAAAACAGAAGATCCCAAAACTCTTTCAGACATTTCTTCATGGTCCCAAAGACATGCAGCCTTGGCGCATGCAACCTGAAGGGTAGAGTCGTTAGCGGATGCATCACTGATTTCGATATGAAACGAACTGCTATACAGCGATGTGGACGAGTCGTATCGATAAGCAGTCGCCCTCGTTGTACTCGCCAAGTGATGTCGAATAAAAAGAACTTCACCGTTGTCACTCATGTCGAACGAGTGACCAAAGTTGGAAAGATTTGCATCATATATGGACGATTTAATGTTCCACACATGTGTGGTAAACGAATCAACTGGCTCAAATTTCAATAGTTCGAGAACGAAAACGCATCCAACTCCACTGTCGTAGTTTGGAACTCCAACGGCAAGCGTTCTCCCGTAACTATCAAGTCTAATTTCGATTCCAGAAAGATCTGATGCGACGCCAATCTGTGGTGTTTCTATTGCTATCCACGCCGAATTCAACCACATATAAGTTTCAACAATGCCAGCGGATGCATACGACAGTGCGTTTCCGTCGTCGTCAAACCCATTGAACGTTGCATACGGGTGAGAAATAGCGATTATTGATCCGTCACTATTCATGGAGCATCTGGCGGAAGAAGAATTAGGTCCAGTGACTGTCCACGTTGGCGTTATCTGTGCGCGTGTTTCAGCCCATCCGTCGGTGATATCGAATTCAAAAAATCGGACAGTGTTATTGGTTCCGATGACCAACAATTTTGTTCCATCCGAGTTGAGCCAAAAATCGGATACGTCAACAGTAATGCTGCTCCCACGAATAGCCCAGTTCCCAGTGGAAGGATCTTTGCCGTAAACTCGGATGAGATCATTGGTGACGCCACGCATCGACCCGACGGCGGTTCCGTCGTAGGACACTCTGACGCGATGATTGAACCCGAGAGAAGAGTTGCCCGCATCTTCAGAATGCGAAAAAGTTGTGGGGGAACCGTAAACAGAATCTGCGTCAGGCTTTTCAAATATTTCTAAAATACCGGTGTCCGAACCTCCCGACGTATATGAAATACGACCGGTGGCAACCACTTTACCTAAAGCATCACAGTCGGTTGAATAGTTATCATCCGTCGATCCAGCTACTGTGTAGCCACTGAAATTTGCATCCACGCTGTAGACAAATTCCGAAGATGGAGAATCGTATAATGATTCATAAATTCTCGTAGTGTCTTCACCGGTTAATTGATTTGCTACAGAAAAAACAAAGTTTCCTTCCACCCTGCTTTTGAGCACAGGGTCAGAGAATCTACTTTTCAGGGTTAGCGAAGAACTGGAAAGGTCGTCAGCCGCAGTGATAATGCCATGAAGATCGGATTGACGCAACGAGACCGGATCAGTGACGGGCAGACTGAACGGACCCTCGTAAGTGTATGCCAATGCAGGAGACGTCGTAGCCGCCGTATACGTAATAGTTGTTAGTTCAGTTTTGTTAGATCCGGCAGAACCCTTTACCATGTCCCAAGTAACAGCAGATCCACTTGTGACGAACTGGTCAACGATGTCCCTTAGAGTGTCATCTGATGAAATTCCGTTTGTAGCAAGTTCGCCCATATCGGCATGCAAGTCAACAACAGACCAGAGGGCACCTGCGTTTACAGAATTGCCGGAAACGTTGGTTTCTTTCGTGAACACATCGTATTCGAAGTTGATTGCATCAGCGTTGGAGCGCAACGCCGCCCCCGTGAACTGGGACAGCCAAGACCGGTTTGCCGGATCGATCACACTTGGGTTCACCAAAGTGCTGAGTGTAAGTTCGCCGTCGACGTCGGTGGCTAAACGCTCGTCTGGCTCAAAGCTGAAGTACTTTTCGTACGTCACAGATGTTTCGTTCGCGTGGCGAGTGAAAATATCGAACAAACGGTACATCGGGTTGCTGGGATTTTCCTGCTGAGAGTCGATGTCCCAGTAGTATGAAGGCATGAACCGGCGAGCCACATTCACAAAACCGCTTTCGCGGAAAAAGAGGTCATTGCTAAAAACCGGCATTGTTATGTAAAAAGGTTGCCCGTCATGTCCGGAGAACGTAATGGAAGTCTTCGCGTGCGTGTAACCAGCATCTGTCGGCACGCTGAATGTATTTGACCGAACAACCTCCCATGCCGTCGGACGCGTTGTTGTGGCTCCCCAACTTGGGAGGCTTTCGCCGCTTGGGGCGATGCGAGCAGAAACTGACATGCTGGAATTGCTGTACACCGAAATATGCAACTCTGAAACAAAATTTTTGGGTCTATCAGCCGGAAGTGCAATACTCGGCAGCGACACGGTTACAGTGTTTGTGTTATTAGGGGTAACCGCAAGTGAAAAATAGTTAGCAACGTACCGCTGCGACTCCTCCTCTGAAACAACCATCGACGCATTGTTACTGGTCCAAGTGTGATTCGAAGTCACTTCAGAAACCGGTCGAACACTCAAGTCGGTACGTCGGAACGCCTCAAGGGCATCATACCCGTTTAAGAGGTTTGCGTCTTCGACTGTCATGATTGACTGAACAATGAAATTGAAATGTTTAACTCATTACTCGTGGCGAGAAGGCCTTTCCTCAAGAATTCAATGTCCCCATTTGCATTCAGCTGAATAATGCCGCTAGGAAGGTTGCTGGCATCGGAAATTGTCAAACTGTCGACAAAATCGACACCATCAACACTGGAAACGATTGATTGAAGTTCAGTCACTTTGATCTTCTCGGCCTTGCTAGTGAACCCATTGGGGGACAGGAACCCTAGCAACGCAACAGTAATGGCATCTTCAACATCTGCAGCAACGTAAGAAGAGTTGTAGGCGACACTGGCCTGAACTCCCACATTCACCGTTGTAAAGTTGGAAGCCGTAAAGTACAGGCCTGCGGTTGATTTGGTTGTGACGGAAACGAGAATATCGTAAAGACGACTTGAGGTGACGGCGGCCTCAACACCCCAAACAAATATCGCTGCATTACCCGGAGCGTCGGTTGCGGTGAACAAAACCGAACTATCACTATCGGTCAGATCGTACACCTTGCAACGCGTAGCGTAATTGAAAGTTGTCAGAACGTGCGCTTCCACCTGTCGTGCGGTTGCCGTATTGGACGACAGGCTTTCAAGATAGGTTCTTGCCCGTGACAGGTAATAAGAACCGTCCTCCGGATTGCTTCCATTCAAAAAGTCTCCTAAATAAATGGTGGACGCAATTTGAGGGAGGATCGTTTCCACCTGAAGATTGTCTCCGGCATTAATGTGTGGGCTGATTCCAACGTAGGAAGCCGCCAACTGAACATCTACGGTTGGGACAGGATTTGGGTTTCCCGAGCCATCTTCCGCGTCAGACTGGTCAACGCTCACCGCCTCTGTCGTTTCGTATTGAGTCGTCATCACCCCAACGACTGTCGAAGTCGAGTGAATAAAAATAGTCCCTATAGGCAACACGAAAGACTCATAGTCGTTTAGTGTTATCGTCGCCGAAACCGTAGCCTTTTGGCCATAGTTCCGCGGCACCCCCATCAGGGCGGCGATTCCCTCCATGAGTCTTGGTGGTATCCGGTTGATTGCTCCAACGTTGAGTGCCGTAATATAGGAGAACGCTTGCAACATCGCGTCGTCTGGTGTTCCTTGGCGGATCTCGAATTCAGGCAGGACGACACGACCCAACTCGATCGCCCCCAGATAAACGTCGGTCGGGGATAGATCGTATGGTATCAGATCGACGTACTGAGAAAAATCTGCAGGCATGGCGATTAGCCCCTAACCGTGAATGAGAAAGATACGATGTTCTGTCCGCTGTCGTCAACGCTGGAGTCGATCTCACCGATCTCGACCTCCGGCACAAATCTTGCCGCGTGCAGGACAAATTGACCTTTTTCCACGGTGTTGAATGTTGGGTCCCAAATCCCAAAATCTGGTGTGATTGGGAGTGAGTGGGGTTCGGTGATTATGGAAAGAGCGAGTAGTTGCTTGTAGTAGTCGGTTGTTCCGTCTGTTAAGCGGTCGATACCGGCCTTGCTGAATTTTAGCGGAAATTTGATTGCGTCCATGTTGATCTCCTTACAAACTCCAGTTTACACGACGTTAGCATGTGCTCTTATTAATGGGTGTGTCCTTGGAGTGCCGTGACGGCAGCTTGTAGTGTTGCTACGGTAGATTCGAGTGCAGAAACTCGACCGGCAAGTGCCAAGTACTGTCCGTATGTGGGGAAAGCGGTCCGAGTGTGGTTCACGCGACCGAACAGCACCAGATACTGTTTTCCGCCTTCAAGAAAACCGACAACGACCCGATCGCCGACTGCATACCTGTCGTTCCCATAGGAATTTAGGTGATCGCACGGACTGCTAATGAAACCAAGCATTGGCACATTTACTCGAAGTTTTCCGTTGGAAATCGAATGAACTGTGGCGAAATAGAGTAGTCCGCCCGGTTCAGGATTCGACGAACCGCCAACGACAGTAGAATATGATTGTCCAGCCATCAGTACTCATCCTCTCAGTTTGAGTAGGCCGTCGAAGGACTCGTTGCGCCGACTACGTAGTCTATGATGTCTTTATCTTCGCGTTCTGGTGAGCGGAAAGTGATTGTCGCTGGATCGTTGGTAAGAACATTGTAGTCAACCTGACTTATTAGGTACAGGCCCTCAAATGTTGGGTAGTTGGTGAGTTGAATGGTCATTCCCGGCCTGAGAATCGACCCGGCAATAGAGTCAACCACCATTGAACCCTCAACAAGCAGCGGATTGTTATCGGATCTTCTCATCTGAGGCATTTGATGAACCCTAATAATGTCGGATTCTTTTGAGGGGTAGCGAACAGGAATGACGTTGTACCCATTTCGGAGAAGTCCGCCGTAACGTGTAATCAAATCCGCATCAAAATTGGTCCGAGTTGAACCCCATAGGCCAAGCATCCATTTTTGTGAAGCAAAAAATAGAATCCCATCCGATTCGAACGTTATAAATTTGGCCTCACTAGCGAGGCTCTTGACGACATCCCATGCGGAGTCGGAGCGCCTGTCGTTTGATGCCTTGTTGATATTCTTCGATTTCGACGTCGTTTCGGCAACTGTGTTCATTCCGTACTTTCGGCCAGCCGTGATCACATAGTTCTGAGAGGCGCCCTCAATTGCTCCGGGGTTGCGATCCCGTCTCATCTGTTGGATCGCTTTAGTTCTGCATTCTATTGTCCAAATTGGAGAAGTTCCCGGTCCTCCACTGCAGGTAACTGCAGACACCTCAAGATGGTGATATTTGAGTCGTTCTAACGCAATTTGTCCTGATACTTTCAATGACTCGTTGATTGATCCGAGAGAGTTGCTTTTAAAGTAAACATCTCTCGTTATGGAGAAGTAATTTGATCTTGCAAAACTAAAATTTGGGTCAACTATTTCTAAAGTTAGCTGTGTGGCAAGATCAATTCCTGAACTAAATTTTGCAGATATTAAACTATTTGTTATGTCTGTTTCGGCACCGAGTAGTGATGGATCATCAAAAACAATGTATTTCCTGCGCTCGTTGAGCGGAGCCGAATTTGTTTCGGCAGCCATCAGAAGCCCCAATGGAACAGGGGATCATTGAAACCATCGCTAGAAGTCGTATCCGACCCTCTCCGATTCGCCAAAATTGGTTCCGAAAACTGCGGAGGTGACATTTTTACGATAGTGACATTCTCGATCAAGATTTCCTGCAACGTCAGTTTGACTGTCGCTGCTGTAATCTCCTTCTCGTTCGAGTCCATCGACCTTCTACTTGAAGAGACGTTAATGTCCGCAATCACAAACTGCATCGGCTTTCTGGTTGCTGCCGCACGTCGCACCTGAATCCGGAAAAGATCATCGAGATTGAAAACAGAAACTGGTGCCTGCCTTTGAGCCATCTTCCGCAGGGTATTGATCCGGTTCTTAACGCTAACAAAAATGCCGTCAGGAACTAAAATTCCCCCACCGACAGCACGGTCTTCGGCCAACAAGAATTCCATCTCGACCCTCATCAATTGCCACTTCGACCATTCGACAAGGGGATAATTTCCTTGCCTATCAATATTGGTCCACTCTGAACCTAGACCGGAATATGAGATGTTGTTGGGGACGTACGGGAAGTGGAACGTTTCTTGACCGGTGATCTGTTTGTATCCGAGTTTGGTGGAAGAGTCTTTGATGTATTCGACGTAGTTTTGGACGATTCGAGGACGGTTCTCGATTCCTTTGGTTGGTGGTTTGGTGTATCCGTATGGGACGCGAACAACAACTTTGGTTTCTGCTGGGGTTGGGGCGACGTTTGCAGATGGCTGTCCGCCACCGCCTCCTCCACCGCCTCCTCCACCGCCTCCGCCTCCGCCTCCGCCACTTGACGGTAGTTTTGTTTGTGGGGCTGGCATAAACGGCAGCAAGGGGCCGACATTGGGACCCAACGGAGCAACTGCGTTGGGGGTGCCCCCCTGCGGCCTGTTCGTAAACGCCCAACCGCTTGCCTCCGAGCCTTCTTTGGTAGCAAAAGAAAAAAGGGGCATGTACACACCTACATTCTGACGGTAGTAATAAGTGCCCGAAATCCATTTTGCTTGCGGAGCTTTAACGGCGTATAAGTACGACCCGTCTGATTCTTTCACGCAACTTACTCCGCCACTACTTTTTGACCCATCTAAAAAATGATAAGAATTCCGATCACGAGAAGCAGTACCAAAGTTTGTTCCATAATAATGTATCCCAGTGATAGGTCGGGCAACAGTCAAGTAACAACCTCCCCGAAGGGGGAGCCAGTCATAAAGTTTTTCTTTTGCTCCGTTAAATGACTGCGACTCTCTGACGTAAGCTGTAACAATCTGATACTTGAAGGCGTTTATCTTGATGAGTCCAAATCGGGTGGTCGCCATATACTTGACACCAGAGCGTCTCCCAGGGCCGCCCGCTGCTGTGACGATTGTTCCGGGCGGCGTGCGGTCGACAAAAGAAATATCTGCGCCCCCGCTGAAACTTGGCCAGTCGCCAACAGCCATCAGCGACGCTCACTCATTGACATCTCGTCGCTCTTTATCCGTTGCATTACAGCCTCAGCAATTTGTTCCGGCGACTGATCAGATCCGTTAATATTTATCGTGTAGTTATTATTGTTGGTCATCCCGCCGCCGCCGCCACCACCGAGTGTCGCAGGTGACGATGAATCGCCCATCGGCGCCCCACCAGACGTATTAGGAACAACGTGAAGATGGCGGCTTCCAGCGGAACCATGGAACTCCCCAAACCCTCCGCTGGCGTCAACGAGGGACTTGTACGCACCAAGATTCTGTCCGGTCAAATCATATGCGCGGCCATTGACGTGGTCTGAACTTGGGCTGCCAAGATCGAAGTTACGCCAGCCGGAAGTAACAAATCGTTTACCCGACGCCATCGAATCTAGTTGACTGTGCGCTGACATTGTTCGCGAGTATCTCGATGAAAGCGTGTCCCCACGAGGAGTCGACGTATCGGGATCGACGCCGGTGTCGGGAACCGGTGCTGGCGGATCCGGGATATTGAGATTGCTCAAACCATTGCTCAGTGCGGTAATCATGCCGGTCAATGCTGCCACGAACTCAGCGGACTTTGTTTCTAGATCTAGCGCCGCCCCCGCAATGATGTCCTCCACCACTTCAAACTTCGCTTGCATATCTGGGAACAATTCTGCCAACATATCTTTCAGTTCGATGCCTGACTTGTCCTTAATGTTTTCAGCTGTAAATTTATCGCCAAATGCGATAAGTTGCTTGTCAGTCAGTTTAGAAAAGTATTCAGGGTCTTTGAGTACGACAGAAAGTCCAGAGTCAGCAAAAATGCCAGAGAACAGATCGAAACCTATTTTATCCCTACCGCTTTGCATCTCGTCCAATGCAGGTTGAATAGCCGCCAGAAAAGTTGCTATGTCTGCAGGTTTCATGGCTGACAGCGTGTTCCCCTCTTCGAACGCTTTACCATCCGCAAACTGATCCAGAAAAGTGAGCATCGCCTTCGTAGTGTCACCTTCGTAAAAGTCAATTAGGCCTCCATAGATGTCCTCCGTCAGCCCAACCGCATTAGCGGTATCGAAGTTTCCAGATCGTGACATATCCAAGATGTTTTGGGCTGCTTCGTCCATGACATGTGGGGCTTCAAGGCGCCTCTTCTCTACAGATAGCTTCGACATCCCTCTGGCGCCGATATCTGCCATCGCTTGATCCATCTTTTCTTTTGAAGTAATCAGCCCGTCAGCAAGTTGCTTTATCATGTCTCCGGTATTTTGTGCGGCATCGTAAAGGTTCACGCCAGTGGTCTGAGCAAGCCTCATCACTTCCTCTTCTGTCATGCGAAGAGAAGACGTGAACAAGTCCATTCGTGACTCGAATTTGTTGGTGATTTCAGTTGCCGCTTCAAACGTCGGAGCCAACTCTTTATTGATCGTTTCCAAAAATTCGTTTGGCTTCTCAAGTGCTTTTTTCTTTTCTTCTTCAGACATCTCGAATCCGAGAACGTCGCGTTGCGCGTAAAGTTTTTCAACAAGAGCCTGACGCTGCTCATGCGATCTCAAACCATTCTGCTTCTGGAAGTCGAACGAATCCTTCACCGCATCATCCAGCAGATTCAAACCGAGCGTCTCGCCCAAATTTTCCGATGTGAACGCTTTGATGTCGTCGTTTTTAGACGCATCGCTTATACCCGTCATCAGCCCTTCAAGAATTTGCTTACTTGCGCTACGACCCTGTTCGCGAGCCTCTTCCCTCATAGCATTGTGCTTGTTGCTGTTGGCCTTAATCCCGCCGAGTACTCCACCAAGAATTCCACCAACAGCAGCACCCACAGGGCCAGCGACCATCATCCCCAATGCTGCTCCACCAACAACACCGCCGCCGACGCCGACAGCTGCATTCTTTGAAGTCATGGCGGTACCGATGCCTGCAACGCCAAGACCGAGGGCAGGATTGATCACTGCAAGACTGGCCCCTAAGGACATTGCGCCTTGTGTCTCTTCCGGCATTACGGAACTGAGCAGGCCGAGACCAACCATCGTTCCCATTTTTCCACTTGCAGAGTTATTGTATTTACTAAAATTGCCGTACATTTTAGAGTTGTTGCGCATGGCCCGGGGGCCTCTAGAGCCACTGAACTGTTGCAATCGGCTTGGCAAACCCGTCATGCCGGAAGAGGTCATCGGAGCCTGTGCCGCCGCTGCCGCACGGGTACCTTTGTTATAGGCAGCAACTTGCCCCGAGGACATACCCTGAGCCACTCCAGCGCGGTGACTAATAGGTCCACCTAAAGATCCGGGTGGGTAATAATTAGATGTCGGACCATTTCTTGCGGACAAAAATCCAGATCCAGCACCACCACCCAGCCCGCCAACAGTGCGACCCGGACCATAGGGTGTATTAAACGCTTGCTGAGATGTTGCTGCACCCGGATACATTTGCCCACCTGCAGTTGCGCCCGTGACGGTAACTTGATTTGCTTGAACGTTCATGCTCGAAACCATCGATTTCTGAACAAATCCGCCTTTAGTGTTTTTCATTGAACGGCCGATAAGGCCGAGGCCCATCAACATTCCAAAAGCACCAAAACCGTCACCCTTACCACCAAAAATTTTCCCCATAGAACCGAGCATCGTGCCGAGGAGATCCGTGATCTGCTTGACGCCTTCAAGCATTTTGGTGATGAATGGAAGCGCCGTGAAGAAAAGCTCGCGCATCTTGTCGGTCACTTTGCTAAAGGAGACAAGCATGTCACCCAGAGCAGTACCGAATGATAAAAGTTGAGGTTCGTTCTCCTTAAGCTGGTCGTTGAAAGAGCCAAACTTTTCTTTAATTTGGGTCCAGACAGGACCGAAGATGTTCTTTAGAACACCTTCAAGAACTTTCGCCCCATCTATAAGTGGCCGCATCCCGTCGAGAAGCCTGTTCCATCCATTTGTGAAAGAATCCCACTTATCGGACCACCTGCCGAACATTCCGATAACCTGAGGCAAGTAATCACGGATCAACTTCACGAACACATTTTCGAGTTTCTCGGACATACTCACAAGCGAGGTGATAAACGATCCCGTGCCGAACTTGCCAAGGTCACCCCGTAGCCGCATGAACGTGCGCTTGAAGATGACAAGGATCTCGTCAGCAGCCTCCTTCAACGGCTTGAGGAAAGGTTGACCCATATCAGCAAACATTGAGCGAATTTGGTTGAAGCCGCCCTTCATGATGCTCACGAGAGTTCCGTTTACTGCATCGAACTGGCCTTCAACGCCACCCATCGAAACGAGCGTGCCGTCGTTGATTGCTTTCTTCAGTTCAGTTGCGGTGTTGATGCCTTGCTTCTCAGCTTCCTTCATCGCCTTCTGCATGGCTGGACCAAGCGCTTCAGCGGATTTGGTTATCTCGCTAAACGATGCTTTTGGATCTTGGAGAATGCCGATCAATTGGCCAGCGGCCTTGACCCCTTGCTCTAATGGCTGACCTGCTGAAGCAAAGTCCATAAGACCACTCAGTAGGCCCTGAGAACCTGCCGTGAACGTCGACCTCTGGGAGACTGCTGCGTACGCTGCGTTTAAGTTCTCCACCCCAACGGAAGCGAAACGGGTATCTGTTTCTAGACCGCGCATAACTACACGGACGCGATTCAGGTTGTCTCCAAACTGCTTGTATCCGGTCGCCTTGTAAGCGTACATTGCGGCGCTCTGTTCGCGGATTGCGGCCGCCACAGAAGCAAGAGCCACGGCAGTCGACGCTGCCGCTCCAGCCAACAGGGCCATTGCCCCCCGGTAACCCTTCATCAACCAGTTGCCGGTAGCAAACAGTGCGTGAACACCAAGCATTGATGCGCCCATTAGGACAAACTCGGCAGCGGTTGCCTTGAGCGCCAAGCCGAGCCCTTTCAGCAGCGTGCCACCGGCCATTGAGACCATCCGATCGAGGTCGTCGAAGTGCCGTGTGAAGTTCTTTTCGACGTTCTTGAGGTGTTTGTCCCAAGCGTCGTTGTAACTCCGGGCGAAAGCCTGCAGGGCTGCAGAAGTAGTTACAGCGGAGGCGCTAATCCTGTCAAGGTCTCTACGGATCGACTTGAGGTTGCGTTCACCAGTCGCACTAATCTTGATTACTAGACTTGCATCAGCCATAGGTCTCAACCCTCAGGTTAGCGATTATTATGCTTGCGCTTACGCTCCGATTCTTCACGATCGCGCTCTACCACTTTAGCACATGCCATAAGTACCAACCATTCGTCATCATCTACAGATAACAAGTCGATAGGGCTAGTTCCCCACAATTCCGCTAGTCGCGCAGCACTGATTACGTAGCCATCATCGGCTAAATCGTCAATCAGTCCTTCGTAGGGTCCACCGCTTCAACGGTGTCACCGTAGCCAGCTGCCTCCAGAATCGCTAGAGCACCCTGCTCGACGTGTGGGTCAAGATTGAAAAATGCCAAAACGGCGTCAGGTACAGGCCTCGTTGTGTCCGTCGACTCCAAAACGTCTTTGGATGCAAAGTTCAGAGAATTGCCGTCCGCATCAAACACTTCCTCGCCATCCATAATGATTCCGGTGGTCGTATGGCCAACGACGTAAGCGGCAAACTTCGTTGGATCCATGCCCTTTTTGGAATCTTCGCCAGCGTTGCGCCGCCAGCTCTTCATCTGATTCTGCGCTACGTTGGGGCTGATAATGAGGTAAACCCCCTTGCGGTCCGGCACCTCAAGGTGGATCACTGATCGCTCCACCTTCTTTGAAATGGTTTCCTTCAAACGGGAGAGAGGGGAAACGATGGAAGCCTTCGCTTTTGAGGCCTTTGCGGGCTCAGCGGAGGGCTCATTTTCTTCGATGTAAAGGCTTTCGGTCATGCTGAAAAATTAGCACATCGGAGTTACCCCGAACGGAACTCCTCATAAAATAAAGAGACCCCTCTCCAGCGAAGGAAAAGGGTCTCTAAAGTGCTAGGCCGAAGCCAGACGCGGATAAATCAGGTGGTGGAGTTGACGCTCTGGATTGCAAACGTCAGCGCGAATGTCGCTGGCGCCCCAGAGGACGAGTCACCTTCTGGCTCGGTGAGCCCAACAAGCAGGGCGCTGGTGTACACCCGGTCGGTGCCAAGCACCTCGATGTCGCAGTCGTACGTCTTGATGTTGACGTTGTAGTACGCCTGACCAACGAGAGGGCGGAGCGAAGCCAACTTTCTGGCAATTCCGCTGGCTCCGTCGCTCTCAGTGTAATCGTCGTCGAAGTGAGCCGTCAGCGTGATGTCACCAATCTCGAAAGGCGCGCAAAGCACGGATGGGAACTTCGCACCCCCCTCATAGATCTTCTCAACTGAAGCGGTGATCTCTCCACCCGAAACTTGAGCGAAGCGGAAGCCCTCCCACTTGGGATGATTGCTGTCCACCGGCGCGATGTCGGCGAGAATCTGTCGCTGTGAAGTCTTAGACATTTGTTATTCCTCCGATTAGACGACCGACGCCGTCAAGTTGCTCTTGACGATGTCGACCTCGATCTTGTCTCCGACGCTTGACACGCGGATTCCGACCTTAGCTTTAACGAGACCATCAGCCAACTGGGTGACTGGGTTCAGGGATTTGTCACACTTGACGGTGTATCCGTAGTCGATCCGCTTCCCGTAGAGGTCGAACGCCTCATACAGTGCTCCAGCGAGACGAAGAGGCTCAAGAATTGCGATCATCTTGGCTTCGACGCTGGCAAAAATGTTGTTCCGCCCGTCGATCACACTGAACAGGAGATCCTCAAGCGAACGGTTGGCCTCAACGACCACATGGTTGACCAAGTCTTGTCCGGTGATGTACCGGAAGTTCGACGTGTCGGAAGACAGTGTGCGAGCCCCGTAGATGCGAATCGCATTGTTGATTCGGCGGATAGCGACAACGTTTGCGCTATCGAGTCGATCGCCATTCGCCTTGTCGAGGTCATACTCAAGTCCGTTGATGTAGCGGGCGCTTGAAATGATTCCTGCACCGGCCTGCTGGGCACCAATCTGGTTGTGTGCCCGTGACCGACAACCGGCGGCATAGCCGACCGGCGGGATCATACGGTTGACGCCAGCGATGTCTGTCGGCTTGTATACCCAAGGGAAAATCAGCTGAGCATGCTCGGCGTTTTCCGTCGAAGCCGTCAGCGAACGCGCCACATCTGCGACATTGTCTGCCCCGTCGTCCGCGACCGGCGTTCCGGCCGGGAGGTGGATGTAGCAGATTCGGTTGTATGAATTCGCGTGCGTAATCAATCCGGCCTTGACCTGATCGACCGTGCTCTCAGGGTTGGCTACAACGCCAGCGCCGTATGAGTCAAGGAAAAGCGTGAGCGCGCTGTTGTACTCGGCGTGTGTCACATTCGCGCGATCATCATCGCCGGTCGAAATCGCCGTGGCCGTGAGAATTGCGGGAAGGTTTGCACCGACGACTTCTGCTGTGATGTAGTGGGACGCGGTCGTGTCTCGGTTGATCTTTCCGGCCATTTCCGCAACGGTGAGAATATCGCCAGTGTTGAAGATGATGACGTTGGCGTAGGTCAACTGAAGCTGACGGGATCCAGCGGCGAGGCCAGCGATGACGGCCACCCTGACATTGGCGCTCCATGCACCAGCACCATTTGCGGTGATGGTGAGGGAATCTGTCTGCGCGTCGTCTTCGAGCGTCAGGAAGCCGGTAGTGGCACCAGGGCCGACAGCGCGACCGATGTAGCACTGTGTTCCGCCCTCTTCGAAGAAAGTCTGAACAGTGTCATGGAGATATGCATAACTGACATATCCGCCATAGACGTTCTGAAATTCCTCGGTGCTGGTTACTTTCACCGCCCGCGTCGAGGATCCACGATCGGACAAGCCGACGAAGAAGGCCTGCGATGTTTCCCGAACGGTGTTCCCGGCGGGACCCGTGCGGACTGCTGTGCTGATTACGACTCCCGGCATAGGGCTTCCTTTTCTTCCGTTTGCTGGCGACTGATTTAAGTTTCAGAACTTTATGCTCTGAAACTGAACTGTCACTTATAGATTATCAGACGTTATCGATCTTTGACGATACTTCTTCCTCGGAAATTGCGGGATCGTCTTCAACCGCACTTTCTACTTCCAATTCCTTTGTATCAGTCCGCTTGGAAGACTTGAAGACTTTTTTCGAATCCTCGGCCTTCTTTTCGTTGACTGCGATGGTTCCCCTAGCGGAAAGAACTTCAATCATCGGGTTCGTTTTGCCAACGATTGCGTGACCTCGCGCCTCGACGAAATGGCCTTCATCGTCGATTTCGACTTTTTGTGACGTCAAATTGCAGATACCAATATTTCCCTCTGCTGCTGCTGCAAGGCACTCAGCTTTAGAGACCTGTTTGAAAATATTTTTCGCCATCTATTTATTGTACCGTACTAGGACTTGAGCAATTGGGATTTTGCGCCAAATTTTGCTAAAACCTTCACCTTCGAGTTCGAACTCGAAACCCCAGATACGTAGTCGTCTTTAAAAATCAGCCAAATGTCACCGGGTGCGGCGCTATGGCCACCGCCGCAGAGTTCAACAGGGTTTTGACTTGAATTTGCGATGACGAAACAATTCTGTCGTGCGTGATCGAAGCCAAACACGTCAGAAAGCCCATTCATCAACTTGATGCACGAACAGTCACTCATAAATCAAACGCCCCCCCAGTCGGGCCAGCAACAACTTCCATCAACTGGAATTCGGAGACGGTCCCAACGTCCTCGCGAGCAACGATCTCATTGATTTCAAGATCGTAAGAAAGATACGCCCCAGCGAGAACCCTGTCACCCTTCAGGAGCGTGAGGTCCGAGTACTCCTCCCGCAAGGTTCCCTCGTCAATCAACGCCATGAAAGTTTCTCTAGGATCGGTGGCCTTCAAGCACGGGCGATCAAGAAGAGCAGAACGAACAACTGTCGTCAACCTGTCGCGCATCATTGTTGCTGCATCGGAGCCCTCGTCACGCACCCATACGTATGTACGCATACTGTATTTGACCCGATACTCAGGGTTGCCTTTATACCAGCCGTCCCTCTCCATCCCAGACATTGAGATTGCGACCGTGATAATCGTTGGCCACGCATCCAGTGCTATCGGCTCGTACGTGAGGTATTTTTCCGGAGAAGGAAGTTGTTCGCTATCCAAGTTCCATCCGTTCCGATAGGAGACGATCCGTGTCGGAATATCGTTATTAAGATATGTTGAAACATAGGATTTGGCGAAATGTGCGCCATGCATGAGAAACATTAGACTTGCCCGTCCGCGATGTATCTAGCGATCTTGTCTCCCCAGTCTCTGCGGAACTCGACTGGTTCGTAAACAATTTCACGCTTCGACATTTTGGTTGTACCGTATTGATGGAACTTGGCGTATTTTATGTTTGTCCCGAACGTGGCTGAGGTTTTGTTTATTTCGTTTGGGGCTCCGCGAAGGTCTCGAAGGCTTGAGAAAAGGGATCCAGATCTGATCATGGGTGGAGCGCCGGGAACATGCTTAGATTTCCATGCAGCATATTCTGCATCGAGAGGTTTCCACCCACCGACTTTTAGGCCGTTCGCCATTATATTCTCAGACCATTCGTTTTCAAAGTATCGCTGCATTTTTCGGAAAATAGGTTTGAATTCGTCAGATCTGTCATCCATGTCGGTGACCTGATCTCGCATGTCCGTCGGATCCCAATCGAGATCGATGTGGATTTTACCCATCAGCCAACTCGCACACGTCGATACTTCTTCAAGATCATAAGTTCTCTGTCAAGGAAGCCAGTTTCTGCGACTGCAACATTTCTTGGTTCGAGATCTTTGACGCCCACGACATCGTCATGCATGTTTTGCATTTCCCGAGTAGCGGCACGCAAGATCATCAACTTGAAAACCTTGATATTTTCACCATCTAGACCGGCGCTGTAGGTGATCTCGACGCGATCATCTGCCCAGCCTCTGTATAAATCTAGACCATAACGCCGGACGACATAGTCACGTTCGTTCTCCATTACAACCCACTCAGTTTGGAGATTCTGCTTGATCCGAACTTGAGAAACGCCAACAATCGGAGTGTTCGCAAGGTAGAGGGTGGTGGGCGGCTGGGTATAACTGATCGGCGACATCGTCGCACCAAGAGACGTATTGTAGAAAAACGACGACATCGGAACGCCAACATGGTTGTTGTCGAGCGTGTGCTCCTCTACAGAACTGGATGCCTCGATTGGGCGACGAAGATAGGTCTCCATTTCACTCTGAAGACCATCCAACACCATTTCCGCCGCATCTTGTTGACGCAGCGAAAACGTGATGTCCATATAAGTCGTCAAATCGTAAATTGAAACGAGCACAAATTAGACTATCTTCAAACGACGTTTTTTGACGATATCTCGAATCCGTTTATCTCGTGTCAGCTTGCGTGTTAGAAGCTGACGAATTGAGCGGGCTACACGACGCTTTTTACCAGAACGTCTAAAGGCTCGACTTCTTTTCTTCGGTTGATTCATGTTGCACCCCTTTCGAAAAGTGGTTGTTACATGCCAATTGTAGCACCAATAAAGACTTCGTCGGGTTTTTACCGGTCCTGATTTGGAGGCACCTCGGCCCTAAAGGACCCTTCCGACTCAATCGTCCCCGGAGGTGCTTCGACGGGAACCCAAGCACGAGAATATCTATGGTTTGCGACTTTCCGCTGCTTGAGAATTGTTCCATCAAGCAGCAGTTCCAATTCATCGCCCTTCATGCAAAAACTATTTTTAAAGTCGACAACATTCATGGCCCGGCTGCGAAACAAGGTCCGAACAATCGCCGACAATCGTTTCGCCACAACTGAACCGCGACCGCGATTGAGTTGGACGTGCATAACCATGGCCTTTGTGTCTGAAACATCTTTCCAGAGAACCGGAACCTCAGGAAACATCTCTAAAAGGTGCTTGTTGCCAAGAATCAACTTTAGCCGTTGAGAGCCATCAATGATGTTCGAGCCAGAACGCTGAACGATCAAGGGCGAAAGCGCTCCGTCAGTGGCCATCGACTCCGCTAAAACCAGAAGATCCGGTCTAAGAATATGTGTTGCGTTCCAAGATGGAATGTTCAACTCTTCGGTTGGAACCATTTCAATTTGCATTAATTTGCTCTTCCGCTAGTTTTTGACGAGCCTTCTTACGCAGGGTATCGGCCCTCGTCCCCGGTCCTACTGGCGCTGCAGCAGCAACTGTAATTTCATTCAGTATCAGGTTTCGTATTAGCCAGTTCATTGGATACGAATATGGGTCCTTAGCGTGCTTGCGACGAAAATCAGCCGTATACGCCTGCGCCCGCGAACGCTCGGCGGATCCAAGCATTAACGTATCGATAACCTGCTTGACCCCATCCCAGCCCATCTGGGAATAGTTCTCAATAACAGCCTCGATGTCATAATCCTTCCACCATCTGCGCTGAGCGTCGATCTGGGGGAAGCACTCCCATAGCCGATCGTAGAAATCTGGCTCAGTCGCTACGAGATCACCGATTCTCCTGATTGCCACGGAGTGGAGTGGGATGCCAACTCTGGTGTTCGACCCCGTAATCGCCGCCAAGTCGTAGTACTCACAATAGGGGGCGTCATGCTCTTCCGAGATGAATTTAAAAACGTCGTTCGTGTTCCAGTCGTAGATAATCTTTGCAAATTTCATCGGAATGCTGCTCTTCATCCGATACGGCTTCACGATGTAATTTTCATGCAACTTCTGAACACATGATCTATAGCGAACCATTGACTCCGCGGCGCGAACGCCAGTAATGAATGCGGTTGAACCCTTTTTGCCCTGCATCGTGTAATAGTCAACCGACTCAGGCAAGCCCTCGGTGTGATCAATACCGAAGTGGTATCCAGTAATTGCACCTTCGGGGAAATCCCGCACGAGGCGCCCGTTTTTGCGGCGTTTTTCGTCCCAGAGAAGGATTGGTTCGCGACGGCCCAGAACCCAGATCTCTGCTCCGTATGGGAGGCAGTACCACTCCATGTCAATCCAGTCGAAGTTGCGTACCTTTTCGACGTAATCAAGGACGACGGGCGAGACCATCTCCTCGTCTCTAAAAATAACCTTGACCGGACCGAGGCCACGCTCTTCGTGAAGCTCCTTGGCAAGGTACAGGACAGCCGTCGAATCTTTGCCTCCGGAAAACTGGACGCAGACAGTGTCGAACGTGTCGTAGACGTGACGGATGCGCTCGCGAGCGGCGTCTACGCAACTCATGTCTAAGAACATTCTCTGTCGAGTCATGGACCAACTGTACCGTTTCCCACCCAAGATGCAAATGTTACCGGAGTTTTTTTCTTGAAGAATGCTTCATCTGCCATCGCGTCATCGAGTTCAACAAATCCATATTCGTAAACCACATCACACTTCCGAGTGCGCATCGATGAACGAAATTATTTTTTGAGCCGTAGTGTCACCGTCGTAACCAACGTCGTTCCGCAGCCAACGAATAAAGTCGTACCATCGTCGCTGCTGGGCCGGGTCATCAAAAACAAGTGTGTATTGAACGACCGCTTGAGGTGCAGAGCCCGGCGATGCCACGGTACTCCCTTGAATCGCGACCTGCTTGTGGTCGACGTCTGGGCCAGCAACGATTCGCGCTTCCTCGCCGTCAACGGCGGGCTCAACGTTGAACTGGAAGGGATCCGGAACAGTGATTACCGGCGGCGTGAAACCGCCAGAGGAAGCAACATCGCCTGACTGGCTGTAGGAAAATTCTTCGAGAACAGCAATTTCGAATTCGTCCCACCCAAGATTTTCAAAAAGATCATCGTAGTCGGACTCTTGAATCGTCTGCATCAAATCGTAGACGAGAGCGGAATCGCTGTGACCCATTTCCGTCGTCCTATTGTCAGCAAGAGCAAACGCTACGGCTTTTTCTGGATCGACATCCATTTGGACGGCCGCTATTTGCGTCCAGCCCAGTCGTCGCGCCGCCTCCAACTGATGGTTGCCCGCAATCACGGTTTTCACGGTTTTGGAACCATCGTCACTTACGTGAATCACGATGGGTTTCATCTGACCGAACTCTCGGTACGACGCCATGATCGCATCCACGTTTCCCTTTCGAGGATTACCTTCCAAGGGGCGAAGGCCGTCGATGTCGACGAGTAAACTTTTGAGAGATTTATCGATGTTTTCAATCATGGCTAAGTATTTATCCTTTAGAGTATTTCGACCAGTCGTCCATTGGCACCGTAGTCGGGGAAACTGGAGCAAGATTGCCACTCACGCTGACCCTGTCCGATCCACCCATTTGACGGTTGGTCCAGTGGAGGAGGTAGGAGTTGAAGATCAACAAAGTCCCAGTTTTGATTCCCGCTGAAACAGTCGTGCTGATCGTGTTGCTGTGGGTCGAAAGAAACTGCAGGGAGCACGACCCGGCGGGAGCGAACGGATAGTATGCAAAAGCGAAATATTCGTTCAGGTCGACCGCGGCGTGGACGTTATGAGAGTGAGCGGATATCGATTGGCCCGATTCGAGAATGATCGACCAACTTTCGGTGATCAGATAATCTCGCCCGGTTATGTCCGACATGATTTCAACGATGACACTCTTCAGATGCTCTATTTCTTCGGTGTCAGGGAGAAGGTTGTCCTCGTAATAGGTGTGGTTGTTCTCTAGCGACATCTTTCCGGTTGGATCAACCACTTGGTCATAGTCGATGATCTGAGAAACAATTACGTCATTTTTGATGCCGTAGCCGGAACTTAAATCTGCAACGTACCCATTCAGCGACACTATAGGGAACGAGTTGTAACGATCAGAACTCATCACACAACCTGAGCGCGAACATTTGCATTCAGTGTTCTCATGGCGTCGATAGCCGTCCGCAACGACAACAATTTTTCACGCTTTGCCTTCAGTAGAGCCTCGGCAATCTTGTAGTCGTAGTGAGCGTCAGCCATTTTGTAATCAGCCCATGACTCGCGTTCCTTGATGGAGCCTTTTGCACCAAGGTACTCTTTCGCCCAATTTGCTTTGTAGAGCGACTCTTTCTTTGCGAGATCTTCTGAGAGGACTTCGAATGCTTCAGTCTCATCTTCCAGATCGTCTACGAGACGCAAAAGACTTTCTTCAATCTCAACTTGACTAATAGGTTGTGATCGCCTGTTCATAATGCTCCTTAAAATGGAAGTTCGGTCCAGTCAATTTTTTCCAAAGCGTCCAAGTTCAGTTTTGGCCACTCATATTTGCTTCTACCCTTCGCCGCCCACGCCATCTCCCTAAACAGCCAAGCGTCACACATGTCATCAGCGCCTCTGCCCTCGAAAAGGATTCCGGTTCGAGCAGAAACGGCGCTGACGACCTCAGATTTACTTGCGTTTCCTCTACCAGTAGCAAACTTCGCGCGAAGAGTGGGTGGGACGTCCACCAAGCAAATATCTGCTTCGCGTACAGCAACCCGCAGCACTCCGCCAAGTTCTCCAAGCCCATGCGCATGAGAGTTGCGTGCGCCAAAGGCGTAACCTTCGATTACTACGGCATCAACAGATTCATCTTCGATCAGCGAAATCATCAAATCCCGGATCTCGATAAGTCTCTCCACGCCTTTCGTTTTAGGGTTATAGCTAAACATCTTGTCCCCAACACAGAAACCAGATGACGTAAGCGAAGGATCGATACCTAAAGGAATCATCTTTCCCAACTCTTTTTAGCGAGACCTAAATCGAAAGCAAGTTGTGGGTTATTTCCAATACGCATATGACAAGGCCGACACACAGCCATACAGTTCGACTCATCCAAGATCGATCCACCCTGACTTCGTCGAACAAGTTCATGGATGTCAACGCTCCCATTCCTGACATATGTAGCAACTCCATCATGTCTGGCGAAAACAGGGCACGCTTGGCAATACGGCTGCTCGCCCAACATGCGTTCCACCAGCTTTCGACGCTCCTTGTAAGTCTCCTCCATTTTCTTGCTCCGGCGGCGAGAAAAGCCACTTCGCTTTAGGGAGGATTTCTTATTCAAGGGAGTTCTTTTCATTACCAATCCACCTTAATCTGATCGAATTCCCATCTGCGCTCAAGAGCCGCCCACAGGGCTTTATCCACCGCCGTTGCCTCTATGTCGTGCTGGTCTAGCAGCTTTCGATGCTCTTCAATCGCGTTCCTGTAGAACTCGACATCATTAGATGACGCCTCCTCAACCAATCCCTTACCCTGAATCATGCTGTCAACTTGAGCGAGACGATTCTCTACATGGAATCTAAAGCGATTGATTTTCTTTAACCGCTGCGAATATGCAGCCTCCGCCATCTCCACAAGATTCTTGCCATCGCTACCCATTGCCCGATAGCGGGAATGGTCCGCCTCGGCGTCAATTTTTAGGGAGTCGATCTGTTCGTTGATGTTGTTCATGAGACCTCCTAGGGCGCGCTTCCACCTGTCCCAATTCTCTTTTTGCATCAACTCTGATCTTCGCGATGGTGTAAGTTTGTTCTTCACTTCCTCGGCGACCATCTGCGCAAAAATGTCATCGGTAAGCATTAACGTCTCCATGCTGGGCAGATGCGCTTGTATGCGCACCAGTCACACAATCGTGACTTTCGGGTTTCGAACTCGTGAGTGGCGCACGCCTTATCGATGGCATCTTTTGTTGTCCTGACGTAGACGCGAGTCTCCTCGATGTCGTCATCCGTGAATTCGTGACGGAAAAGGGTTCCGTCTTTTAGATACAACAGGGAAAGATAATCGGGTCGCCCAACACCAAGTTCGACAGTTAGGGAACCATAAATCTTCAACTGCAAAAACTTGTCGGCAACCCACTTCGGTTGCGGAGTTTTGCCTGTCTTGTAATCGGCGATGACCGTCTCTGTGTCGTTGATCGTCAGACGGTCAATGAATCCCTTCAACCTCACCCCTGCGAGATCGCCATTCAGTTCGTATTCGATATAGGTTGGATCTACGGTCTCTGGTTGTTCGACCTTGAAGATGTTTTCCAGACACCACCAAGAGTTCCAACGGAACATTCTGATCACTTCAGCGTCATTGCCGATCCAAGGGGTGACTCGATCCAGCCAATCGCTCTTCTCCCACGTTGTACTCGCCAAAGTCTTAAGCGTTCCGATTGTCCTGTGTTCGCTTTGGGCGGCGTAAAAATATTCGAGGACTTCGTGTACGAAGTTGCCCATCAGGGTTGCAGAAGTTGGCTCATCGGATATTTGTTCAATCTTGCTGTACCTAAATTTCTGCGGGCACTGATTGAACGTCCCCATTGACGATGGAGAAAGATGCGGAGGGGGAACGAGTGGCTCGACCACCAAATTCGTCATTCCTGTTCAGTCCATTCGCCCCCAAGCGAGATGCGGGTGGACTCAACGATCAGGAACTCCAAATCTTCTGCCGTAGCCGTATCGAGGGTCGGTTTTGGTGCTCCGTCAGAGAACTCCGACCAAACGTTACCCAACTCGGCCTTTTGGTCAGCGTTCATCTCTTTCGTGTAGCCCAAGAATTTGGTCCACAACTCAACTGTTGCTTCGTCGATAACAGGACGCGACGCTTCGACTTCGATGGCTAGAGACTCGCCGGTGCGAGCAAGGTAGAGACCGATGCCTAACTGCTGGGCGGTTTTTTTGAGAGCATCGGAAACAGCGCCCTTGAATTCGTCACCAAGGTCGACAATGTCGCCCTGCTTCGTGCGCTTAATCTTCTGACCTCCGACGCCATCCTTTGCAACCATTTTCTGGAAGCCGTCTTCGCCCTCGAATGTTATGACAAGTCGGACATGGGCGACGACGAACTCGGGATCAAGCGAATCGCGTTCGCAACGGATGATTTCCGAGGTCCAGTTGTCAGGACCCAGAACATTATTGAGGCGAGTGATCACTTCGCTGACTGGGATGTAGATGAGGTTGACTCCACCCTTTTTGAGGCTTCGTTCAACTTCTTTCGGAAATGGTTCCGAAAATTGTTGGAGTAGGTGACTGACGGTCATTCTGCGTTCCCCTTTCGAACGACGATGTTGGTTTTGTGTTCGGACTCGCAGTACATGTCTGGGTTGATCCCAATTTCTCCGAGTTTTTTTGCACGCCAGTACGAAGGCTGGACATAGTCCAGAATTTTCATGGCGATATCCGTCGGAGCGAGCATCACTTCACCGGTATCGACGTCGACGGACGAGCGGATGATGCGGTCAACTACGGCTGACGCAATCTCTTTGTGCTGCCATTTGGTTCGAGACGAAGCGGTCCTGCGCTCGATTATGGCTCCGTCACGCAACGTCATGATGTCGTCCTTCAAGAGAGAGATCAATCGACCCTCGACGGACGAATACAGGTATGAAACGTCGAGCTTTGCGAGGTTCATTTCAAGGAACAGACCGGCTGCTTCGGCTGGGTCCGGATCTCCCTCGATGTAATCGGTGACGATTTTGTCAAGTGTCATGATGAGGCGACGAAGAGTCTTCACGTCCTCAATCGGGTTAGTAGTCATTTATGTCTCCGGTAGTAGTTGGAGTGGGTGGATTACTAGACGACTATAGCGATTCTTTTCCGCTGAGGCAAACCCAATCCGGTTAAAAATGTAAAAGCGCCGACAGCGGAGTCGACTTGGTCGTCGTGGTTCGCGGCTTCAGGAAAGGATGACAATTCGTCAAGCCAATCCGTCAGCCACACTGATCTTACACAGCGCACGTTCCCATTTGCAACCGCGGCAGCAAACGGACGAGCGCGAGTCAATTTATCTCCCGTCGAGCGAATCCCCCCAAAGTCGAAACCGGAAAGCACATATCGGGCGTACTGATCCACCAGCGCCTTGCCCGCCGAACCCGGCTCCTGCTCCATCCTGATCGCAACGGCGTGACCATCCTCGTATGCGGTCTGGGCGATCAGCTGCTCGACCTTCTCGCCCTTCACCCTCGCCCTCTGGACATCCAAAATATGGGCGATCCCTTTATCGAAAAGCATCAAGGTTCCGACCGTCCAGTCCGGATCAGGATAAGAGGGAGATGGCTCCGATGCCGCCAAGTCCCAAAAACGAACAGCCCTTGCCGCCGACGTAATTTCTGGCACTTCGTGAGGGTCCAGCAGGACGATACTCTCCCTCTCGAACAGCGAGCCAAGGGTCGTCGACCACCAATCGCCCTCTTCTAGCCGACGTCGCTCGACGGGATCAAGCTCACTCAGTGACTGACGGTACGACTCTGCGTCAATTCCCGGGTTGTCGGTAAGTTTCGATGGGACAAAAATTCTCCCAGCTGCCATTCCCTCAACGATGAACCGTTGACGGACCCAGTTGGGAGCAGGGTTTGATGCCGCCCTCATCCTCAGCGGAACCTTTGCCAGCGGGCCGCTCGCCGGGCGACGGAGGCGAGAGAATAGGTACCGGTAATCAGATTCCCTGATTTCCGTCACCTCGTCCACCCCAATAAACTGAAACTCTGATCCCTTATAGCGTAAATAATCGTTCACATTGTTTAGATAGCCGAAGGTGATGCGGGCACCACTAGGAAAGGTCGCCGTGTAATTGTTGGCGTTCCACCTGACATCCTCTTCATTCGCGAGCCACGACTGAAAACGGTCCATGATGGCTCCGGGGAGAGCGAGGTCGGCGTACGTTCGACGGAAGAGAATCGCGCTGTAGCCCGGAACGTCGACGTACTGAAGGGCAGCCATCAGAAGGGCCGACGAATTGTGTGTTGGGATAAAGTGCTCGTCGCATAGGAACAGGTTGTCGGGGGACGAAACTTTGATACATTTGACGTTGGTGTCCCCAAGAAGTTCGACACCCTTGATGTAGCGGAACCTGTTTGTGCGGCGTGCAGCAATTTTCTGCGTGTTGGCCTTTCGTGCCAGTTTGAACACAGTCCTGTTGGCAGCAAACTTTACCGTCCATTTGAGTCCCTTTACAATACCGTAAAGGGTGGACTGTCCTTCTCGAACATTAACTTTCATTCCGAGTGAGCGTGCAAGATGCGCCACGCCTTCTACCAAGTTTTTGTTTGTGTTTACGAATTCGACGCTAGCTCCATTCACGTTTCCGTCAGTGTCCATGAGGCCTTGGAGTATTGCGACACGTTGTTCTTCAGAGGCCCACAGGTAAGCGTGAGGAATATGCTTGTTGTTGAGGAGGTTATTAGTTCGTAGAAGTGTTCTTAAGCCGTCAAACAGGACTATGGCATAGTTGGCGTTGTCTGTAATGGGGTGGCGTACAGACTTGATTGCGTATGGGCACTCATCCCATATTTCAGGGTCTTCGCCACATATCGATCCAGCAGAAGAGTAGCCGTCTCCAAGCCACGCCCCTAGCGTGTAGGGGTCGATGGGTAGGTCTACGTGTGGGGTTTGGATAGCTGCGGCTACAGGGATAGCGTGGTTAGCTCGCCCGCCGCGGACCGTGAGCGTGTCCACAATTTCTTGTGTGGTACGGATGCTGCCGGTAGGTTGCGGTTTGATATTCTTAGCGGATTCCACCCTGTTTCGTTCGGCTACGGCTAGCGATTTACGGGGGCCTTGGGACATAGTGGCCCGTGATTCTCTTGTAGCTCTACGGGTAGCTCTGTATTCGTCGGTTCCTTTGGTGAGCCTTTCCATGTCTTTGGCGTCGTATGTGAGCCATTCATGGTCGTCAGCGGCGGCGACACTGGACCCGTCGTCAAAGGTTAGACGGTACGTCGGCTTCTTGTGTATCTCAGACTCGGCTAGGACGTAGTATGGTTTACCGTCTAGGCCAAAGATTTCGTCGCCGGGGTGGATGTCCTTGATTGGTTTGAAACCTTCGGGTGTGGGTATGGGTGTGTCTACCGAAACAGCTTTCCCACCACCAGCTGCTCCGCCAAAAAACGCCTCAAGGGCGTATGTCCGCAGGAACACCTTCTGTGTCAACGATGCTTCTTCTGGGCAGTATTGGGGCTTCTTGGGTTCTAGGTATTCCAGAACCTTGCCCCAGTCTGGTTCGGCCATTGCTTACCTCTTCGTGGTTGTTCCTACCATACTGTAGGAAGATGCGCTAAGTTGTGACCCATGCCTAAAGAAGGACCGAAGAAGGTCGCGATAATTAGAATGCGGCTGGCAATTTTTTTTCGAAGATTATTCACTAGAAAGAATGCCGCCAACCTCTTGATGCTATCATTTATAGTGCTTACCAGCGCAGGTGTCGCCATCTCCATTTCTACGGGATGGGGGCTTGTTGTCGCTGGAGTTGCGAGCGGCGCATTTGGCCTGTTACTAGGACTTGAGTAAGTATGGCATGGAACTCAACGGAGAATAAGTCGCTTGGTGGAAACTCGGCGAGCAAGGCTGCCAAAGTTGGCGTGGGGGCACCTGTCGCCAATAACGTCAACTTTGCAGGCAGGGCGTATCGAGATTCGTGGGACATCGAGCGGGCGTACCGAGAAGGTATGGCGAAAGTCGTATGGGTGTCTCGGTGTATTGATGCGATCGCCGGAAACCAAGCCCGGCTGCCGGTAGTGCTACGTAAAAACAATGACCCCGAAGGCGAAATCGTCACCAAATCTAAGGCGAAAAACTCCTCGGTCCTTGATTTACTGAACGTCAAGAGCAATATTGGTGAAAATTCGTTCGCTTTCCGTTACCGCTTGTCGTCGCAATTGCTGATGAGTAGCCGTGGGGCCTTTATCGAAAAAGTTCGCGGTCGTGATGGGCGAATTATTGGCATCAACCTCCTGCCGCCACAGCACACGGCACCCATCCCCGACCCGAAGACATTCGTCTCCGGGTACGAGGTTTCGATGCCAAGCGGTGACAAGATCATACTTCCCCCTAGTGAAGTTATTTGGGTCAGGAAACCGCACCCACTTGACCCATACCTTTCCTTGACTCCGATGGAATCCGCTGGTGTTGCTATCGAGATTGAGAACTTGGCGAAACTTTACAACCGGAACTACCTGCTCAACGATGGACGTCCGGGTGGCCTGCTGGTCCTCAAGGGGGACATTGACGAGGACGACAAGGCAGAACTTGCGAACCGCTTCCGCGGAAACCTTGGTCGCGTTGGTGGAACCACGGTAATCGCGTCCGAAGATGGCGTCGATTACGTGGACACATCTTCGAACCCTCGTGATGCTTCCTATATCCAGATGCGCCAAATAACCAAGGAGGAGATCCTTGCCTCCTTCGGCGTGCCGGAGTCCGTTATCGGTAATGCTTCTGGCAGGACTTTCTCGAATGCCGCAGAGGAAATCCGCGTCTTCTGGATCGAAACCATGATGCCGCACTTGGAGCCGCTTGCCCGGTCGCTGGATGAACTCGACGATGAGCATTACATCGATTTCGACACCAGTGAAGTGCCGATCCTCGTGATCTACAAGCAGGAGCGAGAGCAGTATTTGCTTCAGGAACTCCAGCAGGGCCTCATTAGCCCCAACGAATACCGCACGGCAACAGGGAAGAAGAAGGTCAAGTCTGATCTTGCTGACTCGCTGCTCATGAACCCCAACTTGACGCCAGTTGCCAATACCGAAAAGGAAATGCCCAAGCCAGAGATGCAGATGGGCGGGCCTCAGCCGGGAGTTCCCGGGATGCCTCCGGGTGCCGACCCGGGCGGAGAACAGTCCGGCGACCCAGAGATGGGCGGGGTGGGTGAAGTCGCTGCACAGAACCAGCCGCCATTGGATCCAAATACGATGCAGGGATCAATGGCGTCGGAGCAGGGGTCACCTCAAGCGGCTGTTGCCGCACAGCCGGACGGTCAATTGGCGGACCCGGCATTCAAAAATATTGAAATCAAGGTCGCGGAAGAACAAGGGCTTGAGCGTTGGACTCAGATTCTTGAACGAAGCATTGAGCGGTTGATGGAGCGTCAGCAAAGGGTGGTCATCGAGAAGGCTTCCGGGTCGAAGTGCAGGAAGGCGTTGCTCGAAGGAACTCTCGATGTCGACATGTTCATGCCAGCAGATGTTTGGTACAAGCAATATGACGAAGACATTCGTCCTGTACTTATGGCGATCATGAAGGAAAATATGGAAGGCAAGTCTGTCAACTTCAGCGAAGAAATGGTCGTGGCAGCGAATGCCGCTCTTGGTCGAATCAGGTCAATCGTCGATCAGTCGCGAGAAGAATTGACAATGGAAATTCGTTCCTCGTACGGAATTTCTTCTCCCGAGATCAGGAATACGGTTGTAAAAGCATCCGTCACTAGCCATTTTGTAAATCTTCTGGCTAATTCTCCTTCCAAGGTCGCTGAAGCCGAGGCACGACGGGCATGGCGTTTACGTAAATAGCACCCCTGTTTCCGTAAACAGAATAATTACAATGCCGTAGTTGCATCAGCCTACTCTCCAGTCGTTTATCATTGATAATGATCAAAGGGAGAGAAACCATGCCTGATTCACAATTCGATGATATCGAGTTCAAAGCGGCACCCGCCGGTCAAGTTTCCGTAAATGATGCCAAGGGCATCGTGGAGTGTTTCGTCGCCGGAATCGGCAACAAGGACTCCGTCGGTGATATTTGCGCACCCGGAGTGTTCGACGGAAGCCTGAAGCGCAGGAAGCCGCGCGTCGTATGGGGACACAACTGGAACGACCCAATCGGGAAAATCCTTGAGATTTATGAGGTTCCAGCCTCCGACCCTCGTCTCCCAGAAAAGATGAAAAGGGCAGGAATTGGCGGACTGTACGCGAAGGTTCAGTTCAACCTGAACTCAGAAAAAGGTCGCGAGGCGTTTTCCAATGTCCAATTCTTCGGCCTTGAGCAGGAATGGTCAATTGGATACAAAACGCTCGACGCAGTTTTCGACCCTTCAAAGCAGGCGAACGTCCTAAAGGAAGTCGAACTTTACGAGGTCAGCCCGGTTCTCCACGGAGCGAACCAGTTGACTGGAACGATCTCAATCAAGCAAGCCAAACTCAAAGACCCTGAGGGTGGTCTGACCGCCGAGGGGCGCAGTCACTTCGCTCAGACGGATGGCGCAAACCTGAAGCCGGGAGTTCGCGGAGCCGCAAACACGCCGCAGAAGATGTGCAGGAAGGGCTCTTTCTTGACGCGATTCTTCACGAATCCTTCGGGCCCAATGAAGAAACCGGACGGCAAGCCGACCCGACTAGCGCTTTCTGCTGCAGCATGGGGAGAACCATCCCCTCAGGACCGTAGCGATGCCGCAAAACTTGCCGCAAAGGGTCGCCGACTCCTTGAGCGCTACGAAAGCTCAAAGAAAAAAGATGCTGAATGGAAACAAGAGTTCGATTTCTCTGATTACGAATCATTTTTCGAGGAAGAGTTTGAGGAAATTGCTCTCGATCACGTACTTGAGCAAGTGAAGAGCGTCTGGGGCGACGAAATCGATTTTGATGACGAGATCACGGATGTCTCCGAGAAGAATCACATGATGATGCAGATGATTTCGGCAAGGAAGCCGGAACCGAATCGTGACATCTTCTCCGACGGAGCGGCTCAGCCTCTTAGCCCAGAAAAGCGAAATTCTCTTGAAATAGAGATCGCTTCACGGGTTCAGGCTCCAATCCAATTGATGACCGCAACCGGGAACCTCGTCGTCTTTGCGAAGATGAAAGAAGGAATGAAGAAGTACTACCGCCTTCCGTATCATTGGGACCGGGAAACGCAGCAGTACATGTTCGGAAAGCCGGAAAGGGTCGTTCCTCAGATGACCTTCCAGCCCATGAGTGCCGTTGTCCCTCCCCGGATGCCAGCGATCTCTATGCGGACAAAGCCGAATCATTCCACGAGTAGGGCTTACGCTCAGGAAACGCCCGAGCCGACGATGGCCGACATTTTCCGTCAGCGAGAGAAGCATCACGACGACGACGAGAAGTCACTCGAATACATGTCAGAAATGTCGGGTTTCAATGAGGAACAGCAAAACGTCATCATTGAGTGCGACCCCTCGCAGGTTTTCAGGGTCAAAGAAGCCCTCGATCCAATCTTCGAGTATCACAAAACCGAAGTCGAGGTGACCGAGCACGGAATCAAAGTGCTCTCAGGGACAACCGAAGAGTTCATGCAGGCAATCTATAATGCCAGCAAGAACATCTTTGGGGGTGGTTCAAAAAAAGCACTTAGGTCCCTGCGGGCCGTAACGCAACGGTTCGATCCAAACGCAATAGACGGCGACAACGATGGCTTGGTTCAGGAGGGCTCGCCCTTTGAGCGCCCAGCCACGCCGTCAACACCAAAGTTACCGAACCTTCCGCAGGCGCCATCCGCAAACACTGGAACCGGAGATGAAGGTCTTCGGTCTATGCGTAAAAACACATATAAGAATCGTCTTGAAAAAATGGATTTCGCCGAAATCAAGGACGAGCTTGACGAAGCTAAAGAGATCGTTTCTTCACAAGTCGAAGCCATGAAGAAGCGTGCCGGAAAGTCGTACGACGACTTATGGGCAATGTCTATTCTTGAAACAGAACAAGGTCGTTCCAATACGGAACTGGCGACAGCCATATTGGCAAATCGATTGGGTGGAGCAGACAAGTTCACCCCAGAAGACGCTCAACGCCTTTCAGATAATTACGAATCATGGTTCCTAGACGACTTGTCCGAACTTGGGGAATCCGAAGATCGAATTTCTTCAATCAGCAATCACGTTGACGACTTGGCTGATTACGCAGAGCAGGTCGAGGAGAAACTCAGTGATCTGAATAAAGACGAAAGCGATATGCGCGATCAACTGCGTTCCGCTACTCGCTCTCTGTCAATGAACAAATATGAACTTGATGAGATCCGCAACTCAAGTAATCCGGAGGCGGCGGCAGAAAAGTGGCTAAAAGACAACTTCGACGCCGACGTGATCGAAGAGGGCGACTACGCCTACTACATGGATCAGACGCTTGAGGCGATCAACGATCTTGATGACAATCGAGTCGAGCGGTCCATTCTTGAAGAGGACATCAGTTGGATCAATGAAAGAATCCCGTCGGCTGACGAGGCGAGAGAATTCGTCCAACAACCAACCTTGACCGGCGCCGCAAACAATAGCCCTTACAGCACTAGAGATAAAAGCAAAAAACTTCGCGACGGAGTGAACGAGGCGGCAGAGTGGTTTACTCGGAAAAATCGTGGACGTGGAATGAGGTCGCGGAAGAACAGCGATCAGATCGAATTGGCGGCGCCTGCACGTGATCGTATCTCCTACGCTGAGACGCTTCAGGATTTTGTCGACAACGCATCACTTGACCGACCGGTAGCAGATACGCTGCGATCGCTCGCATCTCAGATCGACCCCAAAACAGGACCGTCGATAATTGATCGTTCAAATTTGCAGATTGCTATCGACACCCTGAACTCTCGCATTGGCGACGATGATTCGGGTTCCATCCTTGAACTGTCGGACTTTCTTTCACGGATGAAGGGTGGAGCAAGGAACGGAAAATGGGTTGACGGCAATCTCGACCCGGACCGTCAGAAAATGAACTCCATGGGACCCCGGAGCAACTCTCGGATTCCAGAAAACGGCGTCTCCCTGAAACTCAACGCTGATGAGCGCGGCGACATTCGTCGCTCATTGGAACGGGAGCAGAAAAATGCTCAGGGAATTACAGCGTTTTCCGAACTCGACAAATGGCTCCAAGGCAACTCTGAAAAGATGCCTCAAGATTTGGCTCAAAGAATTCAGTCAGGGTTCAACGAGTACGCAAAGCGGAACGAGTCCAGCGAAGTCCCAGCCCCCATGCGTGCGGCAAAAGACATAATCGACTTTGCCGCCCTGTCGCCAAATGGGACATACGAATCACCCAATCTCAAGAAGGGCGGTGGTTTTGCTGGTAAAAGACCAACACCTCCCGGCATGACAAAGCGCAACATGTCCAGCCTTCTGGAATGGGGCCAGTCTGAATCCGAGCCGCCCATCAGGGATCGGTTTGCTGGTCTAGAAGTTGACGACATCTCCCCCAAGGGGTGGTCAATTCTTGACGGAGCGCAGTCGGCGCGCGGAAGCGGTCTCCGTTCCAGTAAGCGACCCGGCCCGGAGGAGCGTTCGTCGGCTGTAGCAGAAACAGCCAACCGGCCCGGGCGCCCAATGGGTACCAGAATTGCAAACAGCCAAAATGTGGGCAAAAAGTGGGAAGAAATCAAACCCGAAGGATGGGATGAACTACCCCCAGATCAGCAGTTTGACGAACTCTATGCTTTTTATTCTCCCAAGAAGAGCGGCATGAAGGAAGTCGATTTCCGGCGCCTTTCCACAGAAATAGGCAAGAAGATAGAGGAGCAGGAGCGCAGGGAAGAACGCCAGTCTCGGCGACGTCAAATCACTCAGGAATTGGCCAATACTCCGCCAGCACCAAGTCCATCCGCTCCACCCGAACAGCCCACTGGAGACGCAGTTCCAGAGGAACAGTCGCCAGAAATCTCCCCGGCCCAATGGACGGAACAACGCAAACGGGATCTATCTAAAGTTGACAAACGTGTCTCAGGGAACCAAACACGTCTCGCCGACGCCGTTGCTGACGGTGATGCATCAGAGGATCATCAAGAGGTTTGGGATGCTCTTTCTGATCTTACCAACGAGGGCGACGAGGTCACGATGACGATGCTCGAATCAATGCAAGCCACGCTCGATGAATACATGGAGCAGTTCCAAGGCAGGGAACTCACAGCAAAAGAGTCTGCGAGTATGCAAGCGGCACGATCGTTGAATACGGTTATTGGCGAGATGGTCGACGGCTACCAACGTAATGGCGCCATCGAGCAGGGCGACTCGGCCGCTGCCCTCCGGGTCGGCGGGATTGATGAAGACGATATCCCTAATACCGGAACGGGGGCTGCGCGTTTCCTTTCAGAGGCTGGCATGCGCTCAATGCGCAACTATAAGCCAAGTGAATCTGTTCAGGAATATGCGAATTCGAGAAGCGTTGGCGGCCTTCGCTCCGAGAAAAAGGGTCGCACCCAGATTATTGAAGAGGCAACATTCTTCAAAAAGATTGAAGATTCTCTCGACAAGGAAATTAGAGAAGCACGCTCAAGCAGCGACAGACAAACATCTGACGCGCTTAGACTCTTGCAGGGCATTATGGGCCGTCAAGACTCCGGAAAACTTGGTGACCGCAGGACGAACGTCGGAACAGTTACGGTCACCCAAGACGAGGTAGACCAGATAATGGACGCCCTCATGGTCGTGGTCGATCGACAAATGGAAACAGGCGGATCAAGGGTAGACATTTTCACGAGGCTCCTTGATATTTTTGCTGAAGCAGCGATGGGAACATTCATAACGGGGACAACTGAAGAAATAACTAGCCGGACACAGGAGAGGACAAACTCTCAAGGAAGGACTGTCAGCATCCCGAACAATTGATTATTTGGGCTTTCCCCTCAACCAACACCAATCTAGGGTACAATTTGACAAACGGTCTTAGTGAAAATTACCCCAAATACTTCTGCGTGGTCTCCACGCCTTAAGGCTATGATGCCATGTGAAGGTGTAGTATTTTCAAAATGATTGTCTACTCAAGAACATGCACTGTAAGGAGCCAGCAACGATGAGTTACGACGAGAAAGCAGTTGTCAAGATTGACGCTGACGGTGGTGTTCTTAAGTGCGCAAAAGGTCTCAGTGGAGATGAGTGCGGATACACGGCGGGCGCGAAAGTCTGTGGAAAGTGCGGAGCAATACCCGTTTCCATGAAGATGGTTCCAGTTTCCGATGAGGAAATGGAAGAAATCGACGACGAGGACGAGTTGGTGGAAAAGGCACTCGCCGCCGTTGGCTCTGAAATTGACGACGAAGAAGAGGAAGACGAGGACGCCCCCGACGTTGATCCCGAGGCCGACGAGGAAGACGCCACCGACGTCGAGTCAGATCCCGAGACCGACGACGACACCGCCGTAGACGACGAAGACGACGAAGACGACGAAGACGAAGAGGACGCCCCCGTCGCCAAGCGCTGGATGGGTGATGCCCGCAAGCGTCGCCTGAATACGATGGGCAAGAAAACAGCAAACGTCGGTAAATCCGGATTCCTTTGCGCAATCGATCGCAAGGTTTACTCCGGAAGCAGCGGCATGTGCGACGACTGCCCGGGCGGGTGCATGTCGGAGAAGGGGATGCCGGGTCTCATCGAGATTGAAGGCAAAGCGGAGGCCGAGTTCGACGGAACGGTTATTGATTCCGGCTACGCCCAGAGCAGCGACGTCTACATCGTCGATCTTCAAGTCAAGGATGGGCGAGCGATCGAGGTCTACATGGAAGGAACTACGGGCGAAGTTCTCGCCTTCCATCGCCTCGACGATTCAGTTTTCGAGCAGAAGTCTTTGTACGAGGAAACGGAACTTATCGGCTTCACCGAGGCATGCGATATCGCAGTGAAAAGCCTCGACGGGCTCGATGGTTCAGTGATGGCGGTCGAACCAGACACCTTCGAAGGTTTTGACTGCTACGCAGTCGAGATTGATGGAATTGACGGAAAGTCGTACGACGTGTTCGTCGCCCTCGACGGCGAGGTTCTTGGATACGACGCTTACGAGCCGGACGAGGCAGAAGAAATCGAGGCGGAAGCCGCAGAGATCGCCCTCAAGCGCGCCTTCAACGAGGAACAGCGTGAGGAGATGGCCAAAGAGGGCCTCGCCATGTCTGACGGTTCGTTCCCTATCTCCAACGTCGACGATCTCCGTAACGCCATCATGGCCCACGGTCGCGCAGCCGACAAGGAGACGGCGAAGAAGCACATCATGAAGCGCGCTCGTGAAATGGGCAAGGAAGACATGCTTCCCGCCAACTGGTCGGCCTCAAAGAAGGCAGATGTCCTTTCGGACGTTGATGCCGCGTTCATGCAGTCGATTGCGGAGTTCGAAATGCTAACCAACGAGGACGGCGACGTCGACGGTCTCGCCTGAGCGCCGGGAAAGAGTGGGTCCCAATGGCCCTAACCCGAGCCACCAGATATATACATTCGGAACGAGTTTTAGGCACCCACCGTCGTGATTACGAGTGGCTAGGCCAACAGTTCCGTATTCACGCTGCAATCTCCAGCACCAGATCAGAGATTGATGCAGAGTGGTCCGTCAAAGCGCTCATCGGCGACGCCGTCGGCGGGAACGACAAGGAGTCCCAGAAGAGGACCGCCGGTTCCGGTGTCAAGGAGACCATACCAGAAGTAAGGTTTGCGCCGAACAAGACGCGTCAACCCGGCGATGTTCTAAAATTGCATGTGACCGCAAAGGATATGCTCCGCAAGGGCGATGAACCAAACTTCGGGTGGGTTTCTCCCCCCAAGGAACTTCGACCAGACGAGCGGCGATTGGGGATGATGGAGGCGCTTGCCTTCAAAAAAAAGACGCCGAAAATTATTGTCAACGAATACGAAGCGGACCCAAGAACTGGCGCAAGGATCGAAGATTCGAAGCGAACGGTAAACGTCAAGTCTCTTCCTGACGGAGTGGAAACGAAAGCTCTCGGTAGGAGCATCGGCTCAGTTGTCCCCGGCGGCAGTCTCGGTTCCCGCTCAGCGAGAGCAATTGGTGTCATCGTCGACGAACTAGGAAAATTCCGTTGTCCTCCCGGAACTCCGGCAGCAAACCAGTTCACGGACGAGTTCGGGACCAACTGTTTCGTGGCCCCAGTATCCGCCATCCGACGGCTTGGTCGTGTAGGTAGTTGGTTCAACAACCATGTAGCGATGGGGCGGTACATGGAGATGCTGGAAGCTGATGCGGATGATCCGCGTTTTGCTTCCAACAGGCGCGCAATGGAAGCGGCCTCGCAGATGCTTGCCCCAAAAAGCGTTTTCGATCAACGGCTTGCGGAAAAAGATGCAGCGCTGGACACGTTGCGAAAGATGGTGTCTGCAACTGGTGATACCGACCTAAACGCAGACTTGTGGGACACCATTTTGGGTCTGAGGAACAACGGCATGTGGGATGTCGAATTCGAAGGCTTGTTCTCCGGCATTTTTGGAGATTCCGTCTACGACCCGAACAAAACTCTTTTGGAGAATCTCCAGAATCTGGATGCGAGGCTTCGTCAGGATTACCTCGACTACGTTGATCCGTCAGTTGACCCAGCGGACGCGGCAAAGATGGTGGAGATCCTCGTTGATCGACATCACGATGTACTCAGAGGGACTCTTGAGTCCATCCTCCACGAGTTCCATGACGACCCTGAATCAGTGCGCCTCCTCAAAAAAATAACTTTCAGGCCATACGATGCCGGTCGCGAAAATGGGAATCTCGAAAATTACTGGTTGACCGAAGCGGAACTCTCTCCAATTAGTTACCAAAACACTACTGGTTTCGGCATGACCATGGAGGTCAACCCGCTCGTCCAAGTTCTGCGACCAATGATCGATGATGATGGAGCCTTCTATCTGGACGACGGAAAGATCAGGATCGTCTCAACGGATGGAACCGGCAGCGAGGGTCAGCAATGGCAGGCGCTTCAAGAATTCTTTCAGGGCGAGATCGATCTAGAGCGTTGGAAGGACAGGTACGCGTCTGACCTTTCTGCCGCGCGGCATGGATCGCTCCAAGCGCAGGCGCGACATATTGGTTACCACGAAATGGGCCATCTGCAGCAGTACGCCGCTGTTCAGAAACTGGTCATTGACGATTGGAACAATCGTGGTGTCACCTATGCGGTGGGTAAAAATGGGGTGGTGGCTTTGACGGATCCACCTGATCAGTGGAGTAACGAGCAGTGGGGGGAGGCATTGAACAGCGTCATACAGGGTCTCCTTCCAGCGGAATACCTGCCGGAGGGTTTTCCTCCCGTCGGCATCCATGCCTTCGAAGGAAGCATGCTTCACATCCTGTCCGGTAAATACTACCAAGACAAAGTCAAGGAATTCTGGGGAGAAAACGGAGAGGGCCCGCTCAGACAAGAATCAGGGATCACCCTTGCAGTCATGCTCATGGAGGGCATGACCGAACTTCGTGCTCTTCAGAAAATGGGCGTCATCGACAGTGATCTGATTGATCAGCAAATCGAGTGGATGAATGGGAAGTCGGATATCAACTCGCCCGTAACTCCATCCGGACCTCCGAAATGGTCGCCTGCACCTCCGGGAAATACACCCCCGCCAACCCCACCCAACATCCCTGCCACGAATCCACCGAACAGCCCTCCGGGCTCACCCGTTCCGGACGACACGGAACTGAGCATCATTCCAAGTGAAATTACATGGATGGTTGATAAGGAAACGGGAGAAATTCTTTCGACTCAGGGACCATGGGATCTCATGGAGCGTTACTTCATTGCCCGCCACGGCGGTCGACCTGATGACAAGAGAGGCGGCAACCAAGAGATTCCACGCAAATCAATTGCCAGAACATGGGGATGGCCTGACGTCCCTTACAGTCAGTTGGGCGCCGACGGCCTAGATGGCAGATTTAAGGTCTTACAGACTGACGCCGATCAACTGCTCGAACGAATTGACGCCGGAGAGCAATTAGACGACGACGACACCGCACGCCTGTGGATGGCGTCAAAGGGAATGGCGCAGATCGCCGACGAGAATGCTCGACGCCGTAACGCCAGCGATAAAATCAGGCAAGAACGTTCCAGCAAATTTGAACGGAACGATTCTGGAAAAATTTTCCGCAAGTCGAAGAAGCCTTACAAAAAGAATGCTGGCGACGACGACGAAATTTACGACGATGACCGCTATCGGCAGGCGATGATCCAAACCGAACAAAGCATTCCCGGACGCTACCCGGATGCGCCAAAATCGTGGACAGAGGATCCAGCAGGGCACGGTTCGGAGCAGTCGATGGAAGCGATGCGCTCCATGAACAATGTCGAACAAGCCGCAATGACCAAAGACCTAAAGGAACGGAACAAAAGTTACGTTCATGGTGGAACCGACCTCGAAGATGCGGTTAAGCGAGCGGCAGAGGTTCGCGGGCAGGAAGTGGACAACACTGGCCCACATCCATCTCCTTCAAAAGAAATTGCCGAAACCATTCTTCCTGTTTTGGATGCGATGGAACGGAACCCAGTATCTGAAACTGTTGAAGGATACGTCATATTTGACGACGGCGACGACCTGATCCCGATCGACACCTACATCGAAGCGGAGGACGGACGGAGTTTCCAACTCCTACTCGATGGACTGCGGTCAAAGAGGTCCAGAGGTTTCGTAGAACTGCAAGTAGTTTCTTCCCGCGAGGAAAGCAACATCGACTACGCGAATTCCGGAAACCGCACAAAAATAGTTGTGCCGAAGGGATCGCGTGGAATGTGGCGCGAAAATGAGGACGGAGAAAATTCTAAACTCACCCTGCCCCCCGGCTCGTTCGACGTCGTCGAAGACGTCGACGGAGTCCAAACCATGATTCCTTCGCGTCAGGAATCATCCTCCGACTTCGCTGGTCGGCTACTCGGAGACATGTCCGAATGGGGCAATCCGGGAAGCGTCGCCGAAATGCGTGAACGCTCTGACCTAGAAAGAGTCCTTCGTGGTCGGCAGGTTGAACAACCCCGTCACGTCAGGTCTCACTTCAGCCAAGATTCTGCTGTCCGAACAAAAATGATCAAGCGTCGCAATGACATGGATCGAGGCTTTGCGGACAACTCCATCGAGCCGTTCAACCCAGACTTTTCGGCCCGCGACCAGACGCTCGACCGCTCCACCGCGACAAGCATGATCCTCACCGCCGACAGACTTGCAGACGGCGACCTCAGCGACAACCTACGCACCGCAGATGGTCGTGAATTTTCGATGACGCCGGAAACTCGCGATTTCATCGAGCGATCAGGAAGCGACGCTGTCACCAAAAAGGTTGCCGAGGCGGCAGAGCAATGGCATGAGGGCGTTGACCGCCGGGTTCGCAGCCGCGTTTCTTCCGACGAGTTGAATGACCTGCTTGAAACAGGAAGTCCAACGCGGGCGGATCGTTCAATGATGATGGCCGAATTCGAACGGAACAATGGCTGGCCGACGGGTGCGCCACCCGATAGTCGACCACTCATTGGACACGCCACCCATGCCGTACACGATAATATTGTCGACGACCTCCTAGAGCGAAGCGGACGTGGCGGATTCCCCGCATTGCGTCGCTCCGGCTTCTTCGACCACAGTGGCGACTCTCCACATGGACCTCTTTCCCCGTATGGGGAGTCAGACATCGTTCTCCGACCGGAAGTGTCGATGAGGTCGGCATACGCTCTTGGCGACATTCTCCGAGATCCCGCCGCGATGACCCGCCTGAACGACACCGACCCTCGTCGCTACGCTTCCCAGTTGGCAGTTTCTAGACGAGGCGAAGGCGATACAGCCTTACGGATGGGAAATCTTTTACACGCTGGACTTACCGGCGATTTTCGTGGCGTGCAGATGCGTGACATGCCGCCCGAAGTCGAACAAAACGGGATGATGACACGTCTTCCAAGAAGTTTTGGTTCGGCAGACATTCCAATGGAAACAGCAATCGCTGGCGGATTCGACATTGCGGACATCGAGCGGATTGATGTTCCGATCGATTCCCTTGGCTGGAAGAGGCTCGAATTGCGTCGCGGAGATATCGACTTCCAAGCGAGCGGAACCGCACAGAATCTAAAAAGAGCAGGATGGTCCGATGCAGAAATCGACTTCTTGTTAGAGTCGCTTTCAAACGGTCGCCTACCAAACATCAAAAGCGCAAACCTGCTTCGCCAGCATCGCGCCGCAAATGCCGATCGGATTCGATTTGATCGTGCGGGCGTAAACGTCAGGTACACGAACGCGGATGGCATCGATCTCTTCAGTAGAAGAGACCTCACCTCCTCAACGGATTCTGGCGCACGAATCGGTCGTGTCCGTAACGTCGAGGAAGCACTGCTTGTTCGCTTGGACGATGAAGTTTCCGCACGCCAAGCCACCCTCCGACCCATCGTTCAACAGGGGATGCGAAACATGCGTGGTTCCAAATCCTTAGATAGTCATAGCCCAGTGTACGAAGCGGCATTACGTGAGGTTGGCGAATGAAAGCGATCCCCGTAGGTAGAACCAGTGTAGGAACACTTTATTTTGTTATCGATGGAGAGTCAGATGGTGTGCTCGTCGACAAGGAACGGAAAACCCATAACGTAAATTTTTTATCCTTCATCGCGCACAAGCCGGTAAAGCGCATCTTGACGTCAGATTTTCACGAATTCCTGTGGTCTGGTGTCGATTCCCCTAATGATCGTTGGCGGAACATCATCGAAAGCCGAGTGCAGCCAATCCCCGACAGCATGCTGGCTGGAACTGAAACCATTTTAAAGTTTCCCAAGACAAACTCGAAATCGGCAGAAGAGATCATCGAAGAAAAGGAAGTGCGCGCGAGCGAGTTGAAGTCGCTGATGTCCAGCGGCAATCACGAGAAAGCCCTCGGTCGGGCGCTTAGGCGCGGAGCAGGGCGCATTGGTGATCGGGCGACGGGCGCCGTTCGCGGTTTCGTTCGTGGGGCAACGTTCGATCCCGATTCGGGAGATGCGGACGGTGACGGTTTCGTGCAGGAGGGAACACAGTTTGCTCGACGCGTTTCGGGTGCGGTTGCGGACGTTTCCTCTCGTCAGGTGAGGCGAGCAAAAAAGTTTCGGCGGGCACAAAACCGTATTGAGGCACGGCAAGTAACCGGAATGGCCTCTATTCGGAATTATCTGCCTAGTACTCCGAGTGACCGTTGGGTGCAGCGATCAAAGGAGCATTACAGTAACATTTACGAGAAGGATACGAAGCGCGTTCTCGACATGTTCCATGGCGGAAAACCAATCAAAACGTACGGAGACCTTCGTTCAGCGATGAACCAAGCGCACCCAAACTTTATTAGCGGAGTTTCAAAAGCAGACTATTTTGCTGACAAGTTAGCCAATAATGAGCTTCTTCCAGCGCATTACGAGCACGCGATGGGCTTCATGTTGGCATTGAGTTGGAACCAGCGACTCAACGACATGAGATTCGACATTTCCGCTTATAGTCTAAATCAGCCCGGATTCAATACCGCCGATGGATCGATCGAGTATAAGGGAAGGCAGAGGCTCGCGAAATTCACCAATGGCTTCGACTTCGTCCCGGTCGGACCCGATGACACACCATCGATGATGTTTAAGGTAAAATATCAAGAGGAGACGAGTTACGACAAACGCGGGAATTTGGATGATTTCGGCAATTTCCAGTTGGAAGTAAACAAAATGTTTTTCACCATGCTGGAAGACACTCCCGGCGACTTCGGCGACGCTGAATCGGTGCAAGCATGGCAGGAGGCCCGGGCTATGGCTCAACGCGCTATCACCAGTCATGAAATGACGCACGTTGCCCACATGACAATGTCGATGGATGACGCTCTTTCTGCTGCGGGCTTCGATCGAGATGAAGGACTAACCGTTCTAGACGTACACAACAGAGTAAAAGAACATATCGAAAAATCGATGTCGGACACGGAAGTAAAACGGGCGCTCAGAGAACAAATATTGGTGCGAAAGTATGGGGATTACGCCGTTATGCAGCATTTGTTGGCCGGGATGGACTCCGAGAATCCCCGCCTCGATGGCCTCTGGAACAATCCGATCGCGAAAGCCGATGGGAGCGGTCAGAAAATTGGAGCGTCGCAGGGGATCGCAGACTTTTTTAACGCACTGGGTCGTCGGGTTTTCCCCAACCCAACTGGCCACTCGTGGAAGGCTGGCGATCCAATCGCGTGGGATCAAATCCACCAAATGTTTTTCGCTAAACTGGTGGGTCAAAATAGCGAGTTATTTTCAACCCCAATGTCTTACATGAGTAAGACGCCATGGAATGGCAGGGTCGTTGCACCAATCCTAAAACTCTCGGACGGGACCCCAATCCCCGTGCCCGACTTGGCGTTGATGCTCGAACATGGCCTGCCCAAAACCAAGGATACGCCAGCTGTTACCGCTGAGGATGTAAAGCCAATCGTCGAAGCAATGATACGACTCGGCGACATGGCCAAACAGCGGGGAGAAGTTGACACCGTTAGGCCACTTCGGGTACCCGGAACAGATGGTGCCATTACGGTTCGGCAACTTCTGGATTCCAGCCTCGGTTCGATCAACGTTCGAGAAGCTCTTACCAAAGCGGCGTACGACGATCTGGCGATCATCCTAAGTGATCTACAGGGAAAGATGAGCATAGGCGACCTAGCAGCGCTACGCGCATTGCTCGAACAATTCTTTGCTGGGACAAAACGTTTCGATGACCTGACAGAACGGGAGCGGGAACTCGTTCGAATGATCGCAAAACTTGGATCACAAGGTCCATGGGCCAGCTATATGGCTGCGCACATAGCCCGCGACGCGGATATATTGTTTGACTTTCATGACATGGAGTTGTTTGCTGAACTTGGGGCAGCGAACGCTCTTGGCAACGAAATATTTATTAAGTGGGGAGATAGCACCCGCGGCCTGAACGACGAAGAGCTGGCGGTGGTAGCGAAGGTACAGAAGTGGCTTTTCCCGGACGCCGACATGAGGATTAATTGAGGATTTTATGGGTTCAGAACCAAAGTGGTTAATTGACTGGAACGAGAAAGTGGAAAAAGTGCTTGGCGTGACCCGATCGCAGGCCGAAAAGGTTTTGTCGCGCGACCAAATTATTGGTGCTTTCCGCAAAATTGAGTTTGGTAGCGATCCGCATACAGAAAAACGTATAACTCTGATTCGAGAAATGTATAACGATTACAACATTTCTTACACTTCTCATACCAATCTATTCAGGGACGAGACAGATGAGCAGATTTGGAACAGTTTCAGGTACGGTTTTCTAAATGTACCTAAATCGCAGCGCCCAAAAAAACTTATAGCAACTCGATCCCTCGAAGAACGCATTGCATCACAAGAGCGGCACAAGCGGTTGACTTCGGGTTCCAACGCCGAAGAAGGCACTGAATAAACTAAACTGTAGGTATCATGATTGATCTAGAGATCAAAGCAATTCAAGATATACTTTTGGACCTCCCTCAGGAGCGTATCACTGGCGACGTCCTTCGCGGACGTGGACCAAGACGCGGCAACCTAGAGCGACTTCTTCGCTACTGGCGCCCAATCATGAGGAAGCCGGGAGGCTTCACGCGCTGCAGGGTAATCCTGAAGAACCATCCGGAGTTGTATCCGTTGAGCAGAATATGCGCTTGGCTTCATCATGAAACTACTGGTTTGTGGCCGAATGAAGGCTGCCACCATCCAACCATGAAGAACTGTAAAGGGAAACTCAAGAAACTGAAGAATTGGAGCGACGGCGACTTCAATCGCAGGATGAAGAAACGGTTCAAAAAGGGCAAGAAGTCTCTCGAAGGATACTGGGAAGACAGCGATGATGTCTTCTTTAGCGATTTTCAAGAAATGAAAAGCCTTGGATTCGACGACGGTATTCCACCTGTCGTAACCGAAATGGATTACAAGCATGCATTTTCTGTGCTAACCGACTTTGTCGCAATGGAGCCAACCTTTGCCAACTATCTCCGCGATTACGATAACTGGGAACTTGAGGTCGAGATGTCTGATGGAACAAAACTCGTAAACGAGTTCACGCGAGACGACGACTGCAGAGAGTGCGCATGATGGTTGAGTCATTCTTGTACGACAAAGAAACAGGATGCGAGGCGTGTCCAGCCATCAGCGTGAAAAGGGTGATACTGGTCGATCTGAACACGAAAGTCAACACGCCGTATCTGCGTGGAGTCGGCGCCCGACTAGAAGAAGTCATCGAGTACAAGGGTCTTTCGGTCCGCAATGGCAACTACCGAGTAAAGCGCGTTGGGCTCATCGGGTCAAGTAGCCGGGCCGGACAGGCCGCCCAGTCGGTCGGATCAGCAATCCTTCCGGGAAACATTTCCCCCTACAGGAGCCCCATTCGCTCCGGAATCGCGCGGGCACTTACTCCCGGCGGCGGGGGTGGGAGACGGCGCAGGTCTCCCGGCAACGGAACAAGCAGATGTCCAGAGGGATACCAGTATGGTGGCCGTTTCACCGATAACCGTTTGTCGACGTGTGGAGCAAAACTGTTCGGTCTTCCCGGACCGCTCGGTCGGGCAATTTCCGCCATTCGCAGGGCGCTCAGGGGTCCGCGTGCTATGCAAGTCGACACCGTTGAGGGCGATCCAATCACTGGCTCCCCGGGCGTGGGCAATGTAACGACGGTTCGACGTCCACAAATTCCTCGGGTCTCGCCAAAAACGAATGCGGTCGCCCGCGATAAGGCGGTTGGCGAAATCATCAAAGGGATGAGCAAAGTTGATGGAGACGCTGTTCGCCTTGTCCGACGAGACAGTTTCGTTCTGGAACCAGTTGTGAGTAGCGCGGTTCTACGAACAATTCCAGACAACCGTGACATGGAGGATGCAACCTATGTCATGCGGTTGCAGTCGGTCGACAATTTCGGTGGGGAAGAACTTGGCCTGATGTCGAATACTGGTGTAACCAACGTGACGTATGTCCTGAACAACGGTGGGGTCGTCGAAATCAAAAAGGTTCGAAAACTTACTGTTGGTGAACGTCGAAAACTTGGTCGAACAGTAAACAAGGCAATCAAAACAGACAACAGTTCAGACCCGGCAGCGCGACTAAAATACCTAGTTGAAGAAACCGGCGACGGGATGTCCTACACGGAGAAACTCCCCACAGGTAAAACTATCGGGGACATGTTCAAGAAAGCAAAAAAGCCAAAGACGGCTGCCTCCAAGAAGCCTGCTTCGCCGACGGACGATGTGACAGATGTAAGCCAAGCTGCTGCAATCATCAAAAAAGGTGGGCCTCTTTCGCAAATCAGTCCGTCGATCCTGCAGGCAGCACTTCGCGAAGCAAATATCTTCAAGAGAGAAGGGAATCTGTACACCTCGACATCAGGAAAGTCTTACGCTCTTCGCAAGTCGACACGTCCCAACGATCATATTAATCACGGGTTTTCCGCTGAAGTGCAGAAGTTTTTGGGCATCGATACACCCGACTACGGGATTACCGGCACTGGGGCAAAGAAAAATCTGTTGATCGAGTCGCCAGAGTCGGTCGTAGATGGCTCCAAACTGACAACAGATATTGCGCTTTCTGACATTGACACGAACCAAGTGGCAGCACTTCTGGTCGCAGACCTACTTTCTGACGTTACCAATCGGAAACTAAATTCGATCGCCATTCTCAAAAAGGGCGACACGGCTACTGCTGTTCCACTGTTTGCTCAGTCGGAACTTTACGATTTGGATGAAATCAAAATCAGCGAGAGAACAAAAGCCCGCATACGAAAGTTTCAATCGGTCAATATTGAAGGCGTGTACAGCAAGTATTATAGAGAGTTGAAGGAGTCGCAAAAACGTCAGATGCAGCAGCAAGTATTTCAACTTTTGGAAAAAGCGCGAAAGTTTAGTTTCACGCGATACCGGAATCGGCTCTATTCGGATGGGTCGTTGAGTACCGCCGAGAAAACCCACCTGAATATTGTTTCGACTATTGTAGAAAATAGAATCGATATTCTTCAAAACCAGCGTGAACAAATTGTAATCGCGCTTGGAGGTAAAAAGTGAAACAGTACGCAATCGTAAAAGACAAAATTTCGGGAAAGCTGTTTGGCTTAGTCGTTCGAGATGAAGTTGCTGAAACCTGTTATGGCCTTTCGGCGAAAGGCGAAGCATGGGCGGAAGCGTATAACGACATCCAAACAAAAAGCATCGAAGACGAACTCCCATACGGGATCGAAGTCGGCGCCTTCCGAGGCTTGTCGGCGTCGGAAGAGCCTCTTCTTGCCGAAATGATCGATGGGAATCTCGATGTCAGGCTCCCAAACCGAGATGACATGGTCCACGTGGCTTCATTTAAAACTCGGGCGAACACCAAAATTCTCGACATGTCGGGCGTCCCTCTCTCGTTCTTCCCTGACGAGCATTTCCAAACCGCAGTCGAATTCAAGGTCCGCTCGCTGCTCAACGAAACCGCACGTTCGTCGGTTATGGCCAAGGTTCGGGTTGATGGTCTCGGAATCGAGACCAAGGGAATGCGATTCAAGTCGAGGGACAATAACCCGCACCTAGGTAGCGATCTTTCCAATATGGCGAACGGAACAGGGATTCTTCGCCGCACAGTCAAGGAAGTACTCAAAGCAAAATCTGAGTCCCTCCTAAATCACGGCGGATACAGCCTGAGCCCATTCGAACCAGAGGTCAAAGCGCTTGGACCAAAAGTTGGAGGCGGTCTTCGTTCCGCACCGCGAGGAATGTCTTTCGTTGACATCACCGGACGGGTCGATGGGGACAGTGACGGGATCGTATTTGAGGGCGTGCCCGGAATGGAACGTCCAATCATCCCACGGTTCACTGTCCCAAAGAATATGGCTCGACGGGTCTCCGCCCTTGTTGACGGCGATTCAATGGAAATCGAAAAGGAGCGTCGTGCCGGGAATCCGGCCGCGGCCCTCGACGAGAACCGCTTGCGGGAGCTGCTTGGGGATCAGTCGAGTTTGGTTCGCCGCATTGATGGCTCATCGATTCAGGGCCGTCGCTCCGAACGGCGCCAACGGGATGATGGTAAAATCGGCAGCCTCGGTCTGACAGCCGAACAAGAGGCCCGCAGAGGCGCCGGGGTGAGAGCGGAGACGGCGCGGAGGCGCAGGGACGACCCGACAAATCTCGGACTCCCCGAGAAGTACGGGGACAACCTCCCCGGTGACCTCCCGTTCGACGAGATCGAGAAGCTCGCCGCCGCCGCCGCCGCCGGAATTCGACGATCGCTAGCGGAAATGGAAGCGGATGAGGCAAGGGACCCAAATAGGCCGCTGCTGACAGGCGCGGAGTTGGAGCGGTGGGTCAGGGAGCAACCGCTGCTGGCGGGCGGTATGCGCTCACAGCGCCTATCCCGCTCAGACGGGCAAGTCAAGCGAGACTCTAAGGGCAACATCATCCCTGAGGACCCCGAACGGATAAAGCGGATGGCGGATCGACGCGAGGAGCGTCTCCGCGAACTTGGATTCGACGACGACCAAATTGCCCAGCTGTACTCGGGTCTTCGTAGCCGTCGCACACTTGACGACATAGCCCCCGAAGAGATGGACGCGTACATTAGCGCCACGGATGAACGCCTCGCAGAACTTAGAGACGAACTCGGCATCGACCCGTCCACCGAAATAGAAAACCAATGGTTTCCACAAAAGTGGGAAAAGTGGGTTGACAATAATTTTGATGGCGACTATCGCGACGGAATGGTTGTCGCCGACGAACTTCGTCGCCAGCGAGCACTCCAACGCGACCTACGAGGAAGACGGTCAACGCAGCAACGTGAGTCAGACAACATCTTCCCACACAACCGTAACGTCGACTACATGCGGCGTACGGCTGAGCGCGACGGGTTTGACCCCGATGAAACGGAAATGGTTTTCGACGAAGTTCTCGAAAACGTGCGAGAGTTCTACGGCGAATTCCCCGGCGAAATTTTGCAGAACGCAAACAATTACACACCAGCCCGTCGCCGCACCGGCTGGGACGCACAACTACCCGGAGAAGACGAAACCGTTCGTGGACGCATCACAAAGGGGCCTCTCAAAGGTGCAAGATACGAATATTTTCGAGAGGCAAGTTGGGGTAACCGCGGCGACTACGGTGGCGGTCACCATTCGCTTTTCGTTGAAACCCCCAGCGGCAACACCTACGAATTCGGTGGTGGTGTCGAAGACTCTCTTGGTCTCGAATCGATAAGGAAATCGAAGGGCATGCGCCCTTCCAAGGAGCGCGCAACCGGAAAAGAAGTACGGGAACTACTCGATGGCGTCGACGTTAATTTTGGTGGCTACGCGCAAATGAATAACGGAATTAGTAGTGCCGTCGTGGAAGCCGCTACGGTCCTCGATGGAAAGGGTGTTTACGGTTCGAACGCAGAGTTCATGGGGCGCCTCCGGGCAGCCCTGCGCCAACTCGAACTCGATGGGCCTTTGGATGGCATGTCTAATTCGGATCGTTCTAGTCTTTCTCAGATACTGAATGACACTCTCGACACGCTGACTGAGCGTCGCTCTAGCAGTATCAGCGGGTTGCAATCAAGGAGGGGGCCGAAGAAGCCGAAGGCGCCGAAGAGCCCGAAGAACCCAACGAGTGGCAATCCATCGAATGTCAGTAGTGAAAAATTACCCAAAATTACCGACACCTCAAACAAGCGGACGGTTGAACTTTACTTCGGCCTCAACGGCGAGGCGAAACGTCCGCAACACAAACGCATCGAGGCCGGTGACCAAAATTTCTTCAAAATGCTTGAGGCCAATGGTTTTGTTCTGCACGATGCGGGCGGAAATGGGTCGGTAATTATTGTTCCCGACCGCCTGTACGACTGGACCAAGAAGCAGGGGACCGACGTGACCAGCACGTGGCCCGGACCGAATAGCCCAAAGTTCGAGGAAAAAATCGGAGTAGGTATTTTATTTCGGGGAACGCATTGGAATCCCAGAAAGCCCTTAAAACACGATGTCGAACGTTGGATCAGACGGATCTGGGGCAGCGATGCAATCGTCGATCTTGAACGAAACGCAAAGAAGAACGGAAAGGATCGTGGTGTCGGCAAGGTCGGCAAGGTCGACTCGATACCCCCAAAGGATCCCTCCGGAAATGGAATGCGTTCAGCACGCCAAGCGGCCCCCCGCTTTTCCCCCGACAGAGGAATTGATAGGGCCGACCGCCAAGCAGCACAAATGGACGTCACTGCAACACGCGGCCTTGGTGGCGGCATGCGCTCACGGAAGAAACGCGGAGGCGTCGCTGGTATAACCAAGGTCAACGACAGAGACGGTCAGGTTTGGGGCAACTTGAATGATGCTCAGAAAGCATCTGTCCGTGATGCAGCAAGGGCGCGAGAAGGTGCCTTGTTCTACGACCTCACGAAAAACGGCCCGCTCGATGGGGCTCGTCAAAACATGCTCGATGACGGCCTATATACAGTCGGCATGACGCCAGACGAGATGCGTCAAATTGTACCGGAAAATGACCTACTGGAAACTTTGCAGTCAGCACTTGACTCAAGTCTTGGAGACGGTGAAATCACACCCGAAGTTTACGCCAGTAAGCGGAAGCAGCTAGACGACATCAAGACTCTTGCCGAGATGCGCTTACGTGGCGACTACTCAATGCTGGAGCATCTCCACGACACGACGCAGAAGCGGGTGATGACGGACGCTCGCAAAGAAAACAAGGACGTCCCAACAGCGGCATCGGTGGGCCTCGGTCAGGAATCGACCTTCTATAACGATGAGCGTTCATCAAGTGCCAGCGCCGTAGGGGGTGCAATTTCCGAAAGGGCAGCGAAGAAGGCCGGCAAACGTCGGAGGGACTTCGCCGACCGCATCATGCAACCCGATGCAGATCGCGAACAGCGCCGCCAAAACCGACGTATGCGTCGGAACTCTCTGCTCGGTCGTACCGCCACCCAGTCCGACATTGCTGCCACCGAAAAGGCGCGTCGTAAGCTCGCGCGATTGCTCCGCAGGGCGCGACGCAAGTTGCGTGGAGAGCGTACCGAGAAGAGTATTCGCAAACTGTTCGAGGATCGACGTCAGAAAACTCCACTTGCCCGTGACGCAGGCGGAAAACCGAAGGTCGATGACAATTTCATTGACTTCCTCGCCTTTGTTCAGACTCGGATCATCGGGCGAGACAAAGGCGAAATCGACAAGGAAACGTTTGACGATCTTCTCCTGAATCTTTGGGAGAACGGGGAAATGAACGGTAAGCCGGTGCTTCTATCGGAGAACGAATTCGAAACATTGATTGATGCTGGATGGACGCCCATCCACCGTGGCGTCGGCCGTGAGAACAGTAAGGCCCTCGGCTACATCAACTCCTACAAGGAGGACGACGATCGTTTCATCCCGGGTCAGGGTGCTCGTGCTTACGGCGTGGGAGAATACTGGGCTTCAGAAAAGAGTAGCCACTGGGGTGCTTACGGTACGGGAATGGTCGGATTCGTTGATCCTGACGGCAACGGAATCGACAGCAAAGACCTCAATGACATCCAGAACGATCACAAAAAGTTGGCCAGAGAGGTCGAATCGCTCATCTCTGAGCAGGGTACCGATGTTCTCAAAAATGAGGATCCAGCAAACGCTGCGGCGGCAATAACAAAACGTCTGAAAGAAGCAGAAACTCGTCTTGGAGTTGCCGGACTTCTTGAGCAGTCAGATATGGGCAGAATTTATGACCAATGGATTGATCAGTATTCAAAGTTGAAACCAGACGACCCTCGTCGCGAACCAATGTGGGATGCGCTGGGGTACATGCAGTCATTGTCCGCCCACGACGCTGGCTATTATGCCCCTATGTTAGGATACGACTACGTCGATCACGGCGAAGTTGTGCTTGTCCATAACCGCGGAACGGTCGCAGTACTTGATATCTCTCAGCCGATAGATGGTATCGAAGCAAGAGTAATGATCAAAGCAGCCAGAGGATAACCATGACAGTAAATACCTACGATCTTGATCTGACCGACGAGGAGGTAGAGGAGCGCAAAAAGTTCGGTGACTACCACAAACGCTTCTCGCACGCGATCGACTACCCGCCTTTTTCGATTGACCAAGAAATGCGTCAAAAGTTCATCATGCGAATACGAGAGGCAGGTAAGCCATATCCGCCAGATAACGATTTGTTCGCAGCCATTGGGGAAGACTACGAAGATCAAATTGAAGAAGCAGAGATGTACCGGAAGCGATACGGCTACGAGACCTTTGAGGCTCAAAAGGCTGCAGCGAAACTTGAGAAACTGAAGATCAGCGACCCGAAAGTAGCTCGTCTTTCGATGGACTACAACTATAACGAGTCCTAATCATGTCCGGAGACACCGCAAACAGGGCAGCGGCTCTGCGCCGAGCCAAAGAACTCGGCTGTGCTGGTGCTCATCAACACCCAAACGGAACGTGGATGGCTTGCAAAACCCACGAAGAGTACGAGCGTCTCGAAAACGAACAGGAAAAAAAGTCTGTCCTTTCTAGAATGCGTGATTACGAAAGCGTTCGCGAACGCAAGGGCCGCAAAAAGAAATCTAAGAACAAAAAGAACTGGGAAGAACTCAGCGAGCGTGGCGTCATTGCAATCGACACAATGTCTGGCGGCGGCCTTGTTTCAGGAGCAGTTGGAGGCAAAGCTGCGTCCTCCATTCCATTCGATGGAGACGAGGACGTTTTCACTGACATAAACTCCGCCCGCAGGCGTGCTCGCCAAATGGGCTGCATCGGGGTAGCTCGTCGCCGCTCCACCGGCGGAAATACAGTATGGACACCGTGTAGCAATATCACCGATTACGCTCGACGCACTGGATCGACCGCGCTGGGCAGGAGATACCGGGATCGGCTAGAACGTCAAAGGGCCCGTCGAATCCTTGAAGAAGAGCAGGACAGGCTCGGTAAGAAAAAGCCGCGCCGCAAGGTTTCTCTCAACGAAGAGTTGTATGGCAAGTCTCTCGGCAGGGCGCTCCGCTCCGCTCAGCCATACGACCCCAAGGCCCTCGATGGGGACAACGACGGCCTGATTCAGGACTCAACAGCTTTCGAGCGACCTGCAGTGGTACGAAAAGTTGGGAAAGCGGTCAAGAAAGCAACGAAGACGAAGAAGTCGTCAGCGGCGTCTTGGGAGAAACTGATCGCCAGTGATCCCGGCTGGTACTCAGAGGCTCCCCCTAGCGTCCGAAAGGCGTTGAGTGGCGACACGGTAGATAAGTATAGAGAACTCCGTTCAGGCATGAGGTCCGGCAGGGTCGGTTCTGGTGGCCGAGAAGCGACATCTAAAATCATCAATCGGGTCGCCCCTGAGCACAGAAACAAGCCGGGCGGCGCTAGGACGCTACATTTTGTTGGCGGAACAACCGGCTCAGGAAAAACCACTCTTGTCGAGGATGGGACTCTGGATGTTCCAGCGTCCAATGCAGCTGCCTTCATTGATCCGGACTGGATCAAGACTCAACTTGAGGGGTGGGACGGTGGTCGTGGCGCTGCGGCAGTTCACCCTGCTTCGAGGGCCGTCACGGACAGGGCGATGGATGCTGCCCGTGAGGCGGGCACGGACGTGGTCGTTACCGGAACGGGTAAGCGGACAGAGCACCTGAAGTGGGCGAGAAACAACGGTTACGCGACGGTTGGGCACTTTGTCTACATTCCGGGCGCTGAGGCCGATCGACGCTTAGCTTCTCGCAATGCAATAAATAAGGCTTCTGGTGGTCCGGTTCTCCCGGGGTGGTTCGGTAGCCAAATTGCTGGAGAGTTGCAGCCTATTGTTCCACGTCAGATTACGTCCAATATGTTTGATGACTTCTACCTGTGGAACAATAGTGTTCAGCCACCGTCGCTCATTGCCAAGCGTACGCGAGATGGTGCTTTTGAGATCAATGATGACAAGTCGTTTGATGACTTCTTTGGGTCGACCGGTTCCAACTATGTAAGGAATCGTTGGAAAAGTGCCCAACAAAATCCCCCGCAAGGTAAATCAGAAAAAATCCTGTAGTTGCAATATTAACCCTTGTGGTTGGTCTATTATTTTATGTAAGAGGGCGCGTGCTCACGTAGTCTTTGCAACCACGTTCACCCAAATTATTTCTCCAAGGAGGAGATTCATATGGAAGATGCAAACCGCATCAAGGAGTTGCAGTCCGCGCTCCGAGAAAAGACCGCCTCAAACAAGGCGATCGCAGATTCATTCCAGATCGAAGACGGCGTTGTCATTGTCGATCAGGCCCAGAAGTCGGCATTCGACAGCAACATGACGGAAATCAAGGAGATCAAGTCATTGATCACCGGCCTTCAGTCGCTTGAGAGCGTCGAAGCATGGGCTTCCGAGGCTGAAGGCGACTCCATCGCCGCCGCCGCCGCCGCCGGAGAGGGCCTCCGCGAGGCTCGCACCAGGTACAAGTCCGTTGGCGAAGCATTCCTCGGCTCAGAAGAGTTCAAGACCCTTCAGGGTGGACGTAACGGCGCCAACATGCCGTCGCCCTTCCAGTACAAGGGTGCCCTCACCACAGCCAACGGCTACGACGTCAAGGACCTCTACTCGGCTATGCCTTCAGGCACCCCCGGGCAGTTCGGTACGATCGATCGTGACCCCATCGTCATCCCGCCGATGCGCACCAAGCGTGTTCGCGACCTGTTCCCGGTACGAACCACCTCGGCAGCAATTGTCGAGTACTTCCGGATGACAGGATTCACGAACAACGCCGCCACCGTGGCAGAACGCACGGCAGGTACGCCTAACGTGTTCGGCGTCAAGCCGCAGTCCGCTATGACCTTCACTGGCGTTCAGGCGCCCGTGCGGACCATTGCTCACTGGGAAGCCGCTCACCGCAACGTGCTCGCCGACGAGCCGCAGTTGCGTTCGATCATCGACAACGAGTTGATGTACGGCCTCCGCCTTCAGGAGGACGCTCAAATCCTCTCTGGTGACGGCACCGGCGAGAACCTTGAGGGTGTGCTGAACACTGCTGGCATCCAGACATACAACTGGTCCAGCGGCGCAACCTTACCGGTTCCCGACACCAAGGCTGACGCGATTCGTCGCGCCGCCACGCTGTCGTTCCTTGCCTACTACGAGCCGACCGGCGTCGTTCTTCACCCGAACGACTGGGAAGACATCGAGTTGACCAAGGACAGCAACGGTCAGTACCTCGTAGCCATCTCGGTCGCCCTTGGTGGCGAACCGCGTGTGTGGCGTCTCCCGGTCGTCGAGACCCCGGCCATCGATGAGGGCACCGCTCTCGTCGGTGCGTTCGGTACCGGCGCCCAGTTGTACGATCGAGAGCAAGCGAACATCCGGATCTCCGAGCAGCACTCGGACTTCTTCGTTCGCAACGCGATCGTGGTGCTCGCAGAGCAGCGTCTGGCCCTCGCGGTCAAGCGTCCGGAGGCCTTCGTCTCCGTCAGCTTCAACTCCGCACCAGCAGACGCCTAACGTTTAACGGTACGTAACCGGCGGCATTCATGCCGCACCATGTGGAATTTCCCCCGGGGTAACACCCGGGGGATTTTCTTTTTATGTATAATGTTATTGTATGACGAGAAACAGTAATGCTGACAATGACTACTGGGAAGAGTACAAACGTCACGGAAAAGATTTCCGTGGAACCCCAGAGGACCTTGAAGAAATTGTTGTGGAGAACGACAGTGTCCGCTTTTTACGCAAAAAGAACAAGGACTCGATTGAAAAGTTTGTCGACGAATGAACCTGTACACCTACAAAGCAAAACTCCAACGAGTTGTCGATGGTGACACAGTAGATCTGACCATCGATTTAGGTTTCAACATTCACCACAAAGTCAGGTGCCGACTGTACGGCATCAATACCCCTGAGATCAGAACCAAAAATCTTGCCGAAAAAGAACTAGGCCTTGCCGCAAAAGCCTACGTCGAGGACTGGTTCGACCGGACCAAGGACTGTTTCGTCCAGACATTCAAAGACGGAAAAGGCAAATACGGTCGTCTTCTTGCCAACATCTACGCCGACGAAAAATGCGAGATTTCCCTAAACGAACAACTCGTAGATTCAGGGCACGCAACGAACTATTTCGGTGTCAAGCCTTGACTGACAACCCGACCGCCGAATTCCTCAAGGACCACCTGATAAAAGTTGGATTCAGCGCACTGGCGATGATGTCATGGACCTCAACAGTTTACGGTTGCGCCCCATGTCTCGTTTTTTGGGTCGACAATCGGACCTGCTGGCTATGCGACGAAGAAGGCATACTGTTGGCGGAACCAGCTAACAAAGAGCAACTGTTCCGCCAACAACACAACCGATCTACTTGATGGGGCACGCTCCGGTGGCGCAGTCATCGATCATCAATTCATCCGTAAATGTCGACTGGACCAATGGAACCGAGAAATCGATCTTGGCCAGCATCTTCTCGTACTCTTCCTTCGTGCATTCCTCGTAAGGAGGCAACGGGAAGTTGTGGTCAGCGTGAAGCAAAAATGACACCGACTTCAGGACATTCGTGTAGTTCTCTGACATCCACTGCTTAATTTCCGGCAACTCTTCAAGCCGGTAATAGACTGTTACCGAAACGGCATTATCGGCCCAGTCGGTCTGCATCTTCTTCACCCACTCCAACTGCTCCACAGCAGTCATATCTGCGGCCAAGACAGCGCCCTCCGGCGACTCGCAGGGGAACTCCACAACGTAGCGAGTGTGATCCTCTCGCCCGTCAATGCCGACGTCCCACCTGACCGTATAGCCACGCTTACGGCACGAATCAACGAGCGGATCAGACGAACCAAACCGAACACGACGGATGTAATGCTGGGAGTAAGCGGGATGAACCCCGGGAGTGACTCCGGGAAGAAGAGCCAACGTGCCAGAAGGCTGAACTGTTGTCAGACGGACAGACTTCGGGAAACCGTGCTCTTCCGAATATTTCTCGTCGAGACCCTCAAGATACTCGTAGACCGGATCAAGCCACGACAGTTGCTTCTCTGAGCACTGCAAAATTCCAGTGACAGACTGACCCAAACGGGCGTTCTTCGACACAATCTTCGTTGTCTTCTCATACGGGTAATCCATCCGTGTGATCTGCTTCTGACACATGTAGAGAAGTTCAGAAACCTCGCGGAACTGAGCCAACGAATCGATTTTCGGCAAGAAGATCGTTGACAAGTTGCAAGACTCTCCATCGCCGAGAGCAATCTCAGCGCAGGGGTTGTATCCCTCGATGGTCGGATCTGGCTTCTTATGTCCAAGGCGCCCGTATTGACGGGCCAACTTGCGATTCACGAAACCGTAAGGCTCGCCAGAACCGTCGTAACCCTTCCAAACCTCGGGGATGATCTCGTCCCAAGAGTCCGCATAAACCGAGTTGTTCGAGTTTGCTCGCCACGCAGGAACGGAACCGCTAGACCAGTTCTTGGCACGCAAAAAAAGGACGTCATCGGGGTCACCGATAGCGATCTGTGCAGAACGACGACTAGAGCCAGAGACGACAATGCGACCAATGATGTTGCAGATGTCGAGGACGTCAACGGAACGCAACTTCTTCCCCACTCGCGCGTCCATCACCTTGCAGATATCTACGATGCCATCAATGAGGGCGCCCGGGCCGCTCGCGGTGCCACCAAACGTCTTCAGTGGAGCCCCATACTCGCGAATGAGGATCGTAGAGTAAGAGAACGACTTGCCCGTATAGAAGTAGGACTTCAAAACCGAATGGACGAGACGAGACCACCCCTGCCTACTGTCGGGAACGATGATGTCCGCATCGTCGCTTCGCTCATTGGTGATTTCGACTGACGCCTTGACTTTAGGCAACTCGTGAATCTTTGCACGCTCGACGGAGAATCCGACTCCACCACCAAGCATCAGATGATCGAAAAGGAACTCAAAATCTTCCACCTTCTCGATGTTCACGAAGTAACAGTTGTTCAGCGACGCTGCGTTAAACGCCTTAACGAGTGGAGTTCCCAACTGCCATAACGCCCTACCCGAGAAAGAACATCGCAGATTGAACATGTGATCGAAGAGAGCTTCGGCTTGCTTCTGAGTGTACGGAACACCGATTTCAACGGCGCCTTCAATGACTCGTTGAACCGTTTCTGGCCATGTTTCGCTGGTTCCATCACCTTTGGGGCGACTGTAGGTGCGGAGGTAAACAATTTCCCCCATCCCATTGAACCCCCATGGAGGCGACTTTGAGGCGTACGAGGCTAGGAATTCCTCTGCGAGCAGGGCCATAATTGGACTCTTTCAATTTAGTTGGATGATTTTTTGCGGGTTAGTAACGCCCGTTTATTGATTGTACTAGGTAACAAAATACGGAAAGTGTTAAGCCAATCCTAGATTTCTTGCTTCTTGAAGCGGGATGATTTTTCCCTTTGGATACTTCAAAACGCGAGCAACAGTAAAAGGTGTTATTTGCCGTTCTTCGAAAATGTTTTCCTCTAAGAGAAATGTTTGCTGCGGTACCAGCGACTCGATGGTGTTGAACCCGGCAATTGTTTCTGGTGGCGGAAGGCTTCCCGCACAATCCCCCGTCGGATGGCCACACACCATGCATGGCTCGCGTGTGGCTTGAGAGAAAGAGACTTCCAGCCCATCGATCCACCTGCTCCCCGAATTGTAAAAAGGATGATTCATGCCCCCACCTTACTACCTATAGGTTACCCAAAATGATTTACATTGAATCCCCTACTAAGGAAGTGCTCCATGATGCTGTCTATCTCTTCATCATCAGGATCTTCGAACCCCATCCGTAGGGATGCGGCCATCATAGCCGGGAATGGAACTTCGCGCAAAACTTTTCCAACACCACGGGTGTAAGCCTTCTCGTCGTCCCACACAACGAATTCTCCCGCAAGGTACTGGAAAGTGCAAGATACGAATGTTGCTTCCGGAACGTAGTTGTCGTCCAGTTTGACGTGGGTCACGGTGAGACATTCGCGGACATACGGAGACTCGGCAGCCATCAATCGCGCGAGATCTTTCCCCGAGGTGAGTTCAGGCTTGCTCGAATGGATACCTTCTGCAATAAATGTTATTTCCGTGCATCCGAAATATTGCCTCATGGCCTGCATTGCGCTGCAGCAAAGATCGAACCGATCGGCCATTGGCTCTTTCATTTTGCTGGGGTCTAACTGAACTATCATTAGGAGTTCAGACTCCCTCCAACCGAAAAAATTGAAGGGAATATCGCTGCCGACACCTTCTTCAGCGACCAAACTTTCCTTGGCCACTTGAGCGCTTGTAAGTGCCAGCGCGATCTTTGAATATGTGTCAGAATACGGATCCACATCCAGTACAATAGTTCAATAAACCAGAATTCGGAGCAACACAAAATGGCAAACAGCGAGAAAAAAAAGGCCGTCAAGAAAGCGGTCAAAAAGACACCGGCAGCAAAAAAATCTGCCGCTAAGAAGATTACGGTCAAAAAGACGGTCGCAAAAAAAGCTGCACCTAGGAAGATCGTAGGGCCATACGCTGGCCTCGATCCGCGCCCAAAACAACACATAGAAACAGTTACGGCGCCCGTTTCCGAGCCGGAAAAAATCACTTACGTGACGATCCTTGAGAAGCCATCTTGGCGGGCGCGACTGGTCACCATCTTCAACAAATGACCCTATTCGTTTTTGATAATTTCGTATCCGGAACAGACCTTGAACACCCGATACGAGAAGATCAATCATTCTTCCCTCCGGAAATGCCCGGAGAAAACATAGGGAAGACTCTCAACGAATTTCACTCAGAACAATCTGACTGCTACGCGCCATACGCTTTCTGGTCAGGATGGTGGGAATCCCCCGCCCAAACCAACCGGCAACGCCTCATCGAGAAAATATGGCGGGATACAGGACTTCTACCCTTCCCAGAAGAGGAAGTGGCAGGCTTCGAATACTGGGTTCGCACCTTCGTTCACGGCCAATTTCTTGCTAGGCACGTCGACGAAGACACATTTCTGTACGCGGACACTCAATGGTTCCAAGGTCCGAGGATCGGCTGCGTCTGGTACGGATTCAGCGAATCAACAGGGTCGTTTCTTGAGATTCACGAACACGGCATCGATGAAGGCTCGATGAGACTCGAAGAGGAAAACACCGCATCTTTGATCTCTCCGATCGAGCGTCGGGAACGGATCGCGTGCAAACCCGACCGGCTTGTCGTATTCGACGCTGGCCACCGCCTCCATGAGACGACTCCGATCGAGTCTGGCATCAAGCAGGTCATCGTGGTCAATGTATGGCATATCGACAATCCGCCCTACGCCCTCACGACAGGACAGTTCGCTTCAGAACAAAACAACCGTTGACGGATCTGCGTATGGTTGATACGAGACGTGCCCGGCAGACAAAACACCAGTTTCCTGAAAGTCAATATCACCCCCGATATGTATCGAAAGGCTACCGAAAGGGCTGAAAGCCTCCCGGTGTTTCGAGGATCACATCGCAAGGAAGAAGCCAACATCGTCGGATGCCTCGGCGAGATCGTGTCCGAACGGGTACTTGAGGACAACAAAATACAATTCGAGCCCATGTACACCACGAAGCACGACCTCGGAATCACCAACGCTGAACTCGAAAAAAAGACCATCGAGGTCAAAACAAAAGATCGAACAGTCGCCCCTAGACCCAACTACGAGGCAACGCTTCCGGCCTACAACCACGAACATCAAATGGCCGACTACTACGCCTTCGTTTCTCTCCAACGGAGCGCCAACAACTCCTCTGAGATCGAACGGTTCAACACGGCATGGGTCGTCGGAGTCGCCAACAGGCAGATTTTCGATAGGCACAAAAAGTTCTGGAAAGCCGGTCAACAAGACCCGACGAACGGAACAGTTTTCTGGACCGACTGTTGGAACCTATACATCCATCAACTTGCTTCAATTTTTTATGCTATCCAACAATGAACAACACAACCATCATCTAGGATAAAAGTATGAGTGACGAGACAGAAATCCCAACCGTCGACAGCGACCAAATTTCCGAACTAAGCACCGCCGGGCATGCGATGCACACGCAAATGTGTACCTTCAAGTTTGGTGACGGAGACGATTCACGCATCTATGTGGTCATGTGGGACGGGGACTACCTTCGTCTCCTTCAACCCCACTACGTCGACACCGAGAACAGCGTTATCGCCTACAAAATTATCGGCCATCTTGAAGTGAGCCTCCCCAAGATTTTGGACCCAATCACGATGGAGCGTCAGGCGCAAATCCTAGCCGCCTCCTATCATGACAACCTAAACGCAACAGAAGACGACGCAACAGAAGACGACTGACATGAGTAGCGCCCCCCAACTTTACGTGGCGCCGAATTTCCTCTCAGAGAATGAGTGCGGAACATTCATGCACTTCTTCAACACTGAATGTCCTTGGGTTCAGCCAGCAGGAGCAGACTACCAAGAGCGTTCACATTGGTCACAAGACACCAACGTGCTGAGGGATAAGAACGAATGGAGTTTCCTCCAAGATTTGTTTGAGGAAATCTCCCTCCGAGCCAAAACACACATCGAAGATTTTTTCGGAGAAACCGTTCTCCAACCAAACGTCTTCGCCATGCGTAAATGGGTGCAGGGAGACAAGCAGTCAGCACACTCAGATGTTGGACACTCAGACGGAACGCTCATCTTCAGCCCCATCAGGGGCGAACACGCCCCGCTCAGCCTCCACCAATACGACATCGCGTCCGTGCTCTACTTCAACAACGACTTCACAGGTGGACAAACCTACTTCGAGCACCAAGGAATCGAAGTCAGGCCACAACCCGGAATGTTCATCGCGTTCCCGGCCTCACATCAATACCTACATGGAGTCACAGAGGTCACCTCAGGCGAACGTTTCGTCATGACATCATTCTGGCCACACGCCCGCACCCTGATTCACAACCTCCTGCCAAATCTACCCAACGACTGGTGGAAACGATTCAGCAACTACAGGGAAATTATAAACATGATTCCCTCCGAACAAATCCCAAATGTCGACCCACAAAAAATTCCGCCCGACTGGAATATCGACGATCCGCGATGAGGATCTACGGCATCAACGATTCGAGCCACGACGCCGCACTCTCCATCGTTGAAGACGGAGAGATAGTTTTCGCCGCCCACAGCGAAAGATACAACAAGGAAAAAAATACATTTTCAATTGACGGGAAACTTCTGGAAGAGGCCCTCGAACACGGACCCCCACCAACCAAACAGAACAGATAAATCTAAACCCAACCAACACGACGGCAAAACCCACAGGACAAACCATGCTCTCCGAATACCTAAAACAAACCACCCCAACAATCATCGACTTCGACTACCACACCGCATGAGAACACCACAAAAACATCCAATACCAACACTTCACCCCCCCCACACATACAAACAAATCTAAACGGAACAAAAACAACACAAGGCCAAAACTGGCACACCCCCATCCCCAACCACACCTACACCGTCAACCAACAAAACTGGCACGACACCAACTCCACCACCAACCCCGACCTCCCCACCGCAAGAAACTCAATCACCGCCGGATACGCCCTCAACCACCAACACACATGGCCCCACATCCTCGCCAACCACACCAACCAAACACTCAACAACATCGGCTGGCCCGGAGCATCAATCGCCCAAACCATCCAAATCATCCACAACCACACCCACCACTGGGGAACACCCAAACACACCCACATCCGCCTCCCCGACATCACACAATCATGGGCAACCCACAACAACCACAACCAACCAAACTGGTACAACCCCACCACCCGCAACCACCACACACACCAAAAAACCGCCCACAAATTTAAACAACACCCACCAGACCAAACAAAAAAACACCACCCCCACCACCACCCACAACGAAAACACCCACACCCCCACAACCCCCAAAACCCACAAACCCCAACCAACCACCCCAAAACACACCACACACAACCAACCCCACGACAATAAAACAATAGATCAAACACATCTGGAACCACATCACAAAAAAACACAAACCCCCCTACACCCACTAACACCACCCAGATAAAACTAAACACAACCCCCCCAAAACAAAAACCCCACACAGCGGCCCCCGCTGGTTGTTTGTGTGATCGAAAAAGTTTGTCGGGGCTGTGGGTGTGGGGGTGGGGGTGTGGGGTCTGCGGTGTGTGCTGGGGTTGATGTGCGATGGAGGGGTCAGGTGTGGGGGTGGGGGTGTGGGGTCTGCGGTGTGTGCTGGGGTTGATGTGCGATGGAGGGGTCAGGTGTGGCCCTGTGTGCGCCTGTGTCGAGCGTGGTGGCGTGTGTGATGGCTCAAGAGGCCCACGGGTAGCTATGGACGTCGTGGTGACTGTCGTGGCATAAGAGAGACATGTAGCAGCATGGCGCCTGTTGGAAGGTTAGAGTCGAAGAGGCGATAACCTAACCACCATGAGTCACCGCATCCACAACACCCTCACCTACATCGCCCTATTCACCGCCTCCTTCCTCACCATCCTATTCATCTTCAACCGAATCGAAGCCCTCGACTCATACACCTGCAACTCCCAATACGGAACAGTCACACACCAAGACCCCACCATCTGGTCAACCGTTGAGAAGCACTGCAACGGCAACATCCAGAACGCCGTCCATGACACGATCACCCTCAACAACGGATCATCGAACGTCTACGTAGGTCAGTCGATTGCGCTATCATTCACTCCATGAATCAACCGAGAGAGTGTCAGGCTGCCGAGAGATCCGTCGTCAAGGTGGAGGTAGGTGACGAACCGATCGAGGACACTTTGACGGCGCTCGCTGACGTGATGGACGCAAACACCTTCCATGTGGACGTCACGTCGCATCTGCTGAGAGAATCGGCTGAAACGATCAGGAGCCTACGGGTAGACACCATCAACATTATGTCGACTGATGGGAGCCATGTGGCCACCATCGACGGGCCTTTAGCCACCGACACGATCAGTACCGCTGTCGAACAGTACATATTGAAAGCCATCGGTCACGCCATGGACAGGGATCAATGAGCACGTTCATATCGCACTCCGCTGAAGACGAGCACTTTCATCCCGAGTCGAAGCATTCGATCTGGACAGGAGGTGCAAAGCCGTTCGTCTTCGGTGGAGTCCTTCATGCGGTGGCCACAATTTCAGGTGCTCAAGATGGACGACCAGTCAACACATCGACGTTCTTCTACGCCAAGGCGAACCCTGACGAACCCGTGACTGTTACACGGAACCGAATTGACTCGTCACGGGTCACTGTAGTGACTCTCACACAGGGTGACCGGCTCATCGCACATTCCAACGTCCTCTCATCAACAGACAGCCAACCTGATGGTGTCGTGACACCAACCGTGACCGTCCCACAGTTCCGTGAAAGCGAATGGGACTGGGGGATCGGTGGCGCTGACAACATCTGGGACTATCTGAAAGGATGGTTCCGACGTGGAGGGGCAATGATGTGGCTGGAGGGCCACGACATCGACCTCGCCGCGTCAGCAGTCCTCGCCGACTTCGGCACCATCAACCTCGCCCACCTAGTCGGACGCTTCGGATCAACCCAGTCGCTGGTCACCCACTGGTTCACTGGTGCCGCTTTCGAGAAGGTGTACCTGACACACCAGATCGAAGGACGCGCCTACGGGAACGTGATCACACGGCTCGACCAGTACAACGAACATGGAACACCGATCTGTGCGACACGCATGACAGCACAACTGGATGCGGTCCCTCAGATCGACTTTTTGTACGGCTACAACGCAGGCTGGGCGGCCTAGCGGGTGACCGTCACCACTTGCCGAGCGGACATGACTGCGATTTGATCTTGACCTTCACAGGCATGAAACATCCGCATTCCTTGCATTGACGCAAACCCTTGCGGAACCGAGGACACTCAAGGCAGATCGAGTACCTCTCAACCGGAAGCATTCGCCAACCCCACCACAGACTGCCTCACCCACGCCATGTAGGTCATGACATCAGCGATCATGGCGTCGAGCCCCGGCGTTTCGTTGTCCAGCGCATACTCTGCGAGTCCTTCAATCGTCGGCATCAGTCTCGACGCTTCATCGGACATGCCATTCAGTAGAGCGATGAGTTCTTTTTCGTTCATGGTTCAGAACTTATCACGGGTGACAATGTGGAGGGTGACACCCTGTGCCGTACTCCACACCTTCTTGATGGCCTGATCCACATATTTCCATTGAAGACCTCCGATACCGGCCCCTACCTGAGGGCATCCGATGGATTTCACATCGTTCTCCATGGCATGGCTTCTCATTGCGGTGAACGCATATTCGATCAGGTTGATCTTTGCGTCAGGCCCGGGTTCTTTCTGGGTCACAAGGTTGTAGACGTACTGGTCTTTCTCGTAGTGGCTCATCATCATGCCGGGGGTGAGCCTCCCTTGGGAGCACTCTCTCTGGTACGCCTCATAGTTCTCGGGGAACCGGCTGAACACGGATGCGGCTAAACCGCCAGCAATTCCACGGGTGTTCACCCCGTGACAGATTGCTTCTACGTCGATCTCGAACAGGTCGGTGGATTCATGATATTCGATCATGTCAACAGGTTACCTGACTCTGTGTGGGAAAGCAACGCTTCTTCGTAATCGACTTGACGTGTCCCCATACCAGCCGTCACAGTCGCCAACACCGACTGGTAGTCCACCGGCACGTAACGACTGCCAGGGTCTTCGAGCCAGTCGCCGCCGATGAGGATCGGGTCGCTCATGTCGCGCTCCATGCGGAAGGCACTCATCGAGGAATCGTCTGGGTTGAGTAAGGCTCGGCTTCGTTGTCTTCGCCGTCGTCGAGGCCGCACGAATAGCCTGAGGAGTCGTAGTCCAAAAGGTCGTCGTGATACCAGATGCCCAATGATCCTTTCGGGCGGGGCCACCTCGTATCGAGGGTGATCTGGCGTTCGCAATGCACGCAGTGGTTCTTCGTGTCTGCTCGGTTGGTGGTCATGGTGCTGGCCTTTCTGGTGCGTGATGGGGTGTGATAGATCAACTGGTGACAGTGTGCGCATCTCGCGGCGTCTCCACCGTCACCGGGGGCGGATCACCTTTGCTGCGTGAAGCGACAAGACGGATCGACGGCCGATCAGGTCGGGTTAGGTCGATTTCGTAGACATCGAACGGCGTCCAGTCGGTCCGGCTGGCTTCCGCCAGAGTGTCGGCAAGCGTCTTTGTGGAGTGGTGGCGGTAGTGGCTGGTAGTCAAGTAAACACGGTCGTTGCTCATGTCGCCACCGTCACCGGATAGGCGACACCGCCAGGCACGAGCGTGCCAGCCACGGTGTCCGAGATGTCAGATGGCTTTGTCTCGATGCTCGGGTCATCGCAGTACGCCTGGTCGTAGTAGTACCATGCGCCCTCGTCCCCTATCTCGATCGACGGCACCCAATCCCACGATTGATCGTCCTCACCGTGGACCGGTACAGGTGCCCCGAGTGCAAGCCGACCGTGCACGGTGATGACAACGTTCTGCTGAATCCCCAATTCAGGGACAGCCCGACGATGACCAAAATGTTGGCTGACGATCTCAACGATGGGCGGATAGCCGAGCGTGTCGCAGTCGCTACACGGCTGGCGCCTGCCTTCCCATTCTGGGTAACTGATGTCGCCACAGCCGTCGCACGCCTCGCAGACCACCTGGCCTGCCAGCCACGTGATCGACGGCGGCTCGTTGGGTAGCAGCCATTTGCTGTCCGCCGGGAACATCTTGCTAGCCACGTCTGCCGGGAAGATCAATTGCGGGATCATGCTGTCCTCTTCCGCAGCTTTCGCGCCCTCTTATTGAACTCCATCCCGCACCGGCATACCCATACGGGATCGTCGGCTGGGCCACACGACCAGCAGGTGCAAGCCGCGCGTTCTCTGTGATCGCATTTCGTGGTCACGTACTGCTGGATCATTCTGTCTCCTCAATAAACGTGTCCGACAGGTTTGAGGGCCATCCTGCGAGTGCGATCAGGTCGCCGTTGACCATCTGGTCGATGGTCACGACTTCACGGTTCACGATCCGTCTCCCACGTAGCGGACACCGAAGCCACCAGCGGCGATCATGCAGACCCAGCCGGTGAGGGCGACCCAGCCACCGTCAGCGACGGCGAACAGTACGAAGCCGAGGGCGACGGCTGCGGCACCTGCAACAATGTCCGCTCGACGGCCGGTTGTCGTCTGGCAACGACCACAAGGGCATTGGCGGCGGGCGTCCGTGCCGCTCATCAGCCGAACCCGTTTGCGATGTCGTCTCGGGCTGTCTCTCGCTGCCAGTCGGCAACCGAACCGTAGTCGCCGGTCGGGCGGAGTGCATCCATCTTGCGTGTCCAGTCGGCGAACTCGGCCCGGTCGGAGCAGGGGCTGCAATCGCATCGTGCCGGGTGGGCGGCGACGGTTCCTTCGATCGGCGGGATGTCGAGCGTGTAGTCGATGCTCGCTGTCGGCCACTCGCCGTCAGCCATGTCGATGTCGTAGCTCATCGGGACCACCGCTCGTACCGGTCGGGGGAGCACAGCTCGCACGGCTCAGCGCCGTCGTGCTCGGCAAGGTCATCGACGTTGAGAACGATGCCGCACAGGGCGAGGCTGTAATCGTCAGGGAAGTCGATGTGGCCCCAGCCGTAGACGCTGTACTCATCGTCGTCGGGGTGTAAGCGAGGCTTGTTGACCCAGCCTCGGGCGGGTGCGGTCATGCTCATTTCATTCTCCTTGTGTCGGTGTGATCGCGATTGCGGCGGGCGGCGTCGGGGTAACGCCGGGGTGCGGCGGCATCGCTTCGGCGGGTGTCGATGTGATCTCGATTTTGGAACCGAGGCTCGTCGATGAAGCTCATCGCACGATCCGTTCGGGGTGAACCGCAACGGTCCCGGCGATGCGCTCACCCTTGACTCCCCAGAGCGCCCCGTCGATGACAACGGTGTCTATCTCGAACCGCTCGATCGTCGGGCAGGCACACCCGAAGAATCGACGGGTGCGGCCGGTAAGGCGACCGATCGTGCGGTAACCCAAGAAGCTACAGATGACGAACTCGTCGTCGCCGTGCTTGATCTCCTGCGGAGTCTTGATGACGTTGCGGAAGTTGTGAACGTCGTCGGTCATCCAGACCGTGGAACCCTCGGCGATCATGACTGTGCCGCCCGGCGGAGATCGGCGGCGAGCGCTTCGGCTTCGAGGTCGGAACCCTCGAAGGTCCACTCGCCGTCGGTCGTGTCGGCGGCGGTCACGTTCCACTCGGCCAGAGCCACTTCGGCTTCGGCTCGGGTTCGGAAGTTACGGGTGACCACGTTCTTTCCGACGCAAACGGCGAAGCCGTTCAAGGCGAACTCGGTCACTCGGGCGGTATCGGTTGAGGTTGTCGTCGTTGTCATACCCTCACTCTATCCGACCCGAGTCGGGTCGTCAACCCTGAACCCGAAACTATTTCGAGGAGAGCACCCTGCGCGCCCGATCGAGCTGACCCCTACTCAGCGTTCTTCGGAACTGCACATGCGAACCGGCAGGCTCATTCTTCTTCGCAGCCACACGCAACAGGCCTGGGTGCCGAGCCGTCAAATACTTGACCGCTGCCAGCTTCTCAACCAGCCGGTCGTCGATCGAGCCGTAGCCGCCAGGCTTGTATCTCTGAGCAGTCGGCAACACCCACTGGTTCACGACGGCCACACCGTGCCGCTCGATCTGCTGAGCCGTCCACCCGAAATCGTCGATGCAACCAGCGCCAGCCTCGACACGGAACCCAGGCTCCTGCTTCACAACCCACGCCCGCCCGTCGGCCAGACCATTGAACTTCCACTTACGGTCACGCCACGGCGGGTTCGCAATCCCGCAGAAGCCGCCGAGCCGAGCGCCGATTGCGTCACACGCATCCGCCGTCTCCGCACACCGGACCATAAATCGGTCCCACGAGATCGGCGACTCCATGCCGTTCTTGAACGCAGCCTGATTGTCCATGTTGATACCCAGCTCGGTCGTCCTCGTCCGCCGCCGCTCGTCGTAACCCGACACCTCCGACACCGACACCAGATCGTCCACTAAGAACACTCCCCACTCGCCGTCGCCAAGCATGTCCAGAGCAGCGTTACGTTGACCAGCGAGGCCACGCTCCAACCCGGTCGCCACGACCTCGCCGCCGACAGCGCCGCCAGCCAAGAACTTCGCCCGGTCCTCGTCGCTGTGACAAAGAACCGTGTGCTCGACGCCATCGCCCGCCAACAGCAGCGAGGTCGTCATGTTCTCGAACCTGTCGTAACCGAAAACGAAGACCCTCATCGGTTGCGTCTCTTGTCGTCGGCGGCGGTCGCTGCGATAGCGGCGCGCCTCGACTCGCCCCTCGGGTCTGGGCAACATACTCGCAGACCTCGGCGGGCATACGACACGATCGTGTACCGGTAAGCATTCGGGCCAGACAGCTTGAACGGTGATACGCCATGAAGAACCGACTGTCCATCGAAAATCGAGATCGAACCGTTCGGCACCCGTAACCACACGTCGTAGTCGGCGAGGTGCAGCAGACCGCCTTCGACGTTGTTGCGAATCGCCAGCATCGCCGACCAAGAACCTTTGATGTTGTTCGAGTCTCGATGGTACGGGAGAGCCGCCGTGTTGTTGATAATGCCCGAGGTCCACGGGCTGCCAGCGATACGCCACGCAGCCGGGATCTGCGCCAGCACCTCGGTCGCCGTCGCCTCATACTTGTCGCCCGCCTGTGTACGGAACACATGCTCCGCAGCCACGACGTACTCGGAGATCGCCGCCGAGGCAGAAGGGTAATCGAAGTTGAACCTTGCGGCCGCACACGCATACCGACGGCGGAGCGGGACGGGAGGTGTGTATCCGAAGGTCCGGTGCGTCACGACCATGCCGGACAGTCGTCCCTCGTTCGCTGATTTTCCGCGAGCGTTGACCGGTGCATCCCATTTGATGTGCCCCAGATCGACCGCCAAACGGTTCGCCAGATCGGGGACGGCGATCACCTGCACTGCGGACACCTCGCCGGTGTCGGCGTCGATGAGCGCAACGTTGCCCTCGATGATTTCGGCGTCGGGTGGCGGAGCCGAGGCGGTCGCCTGGACCTGGACGTGTCCGCAGTTCGGGCACGGGTGGCGAGGGCTGTATGGGATCATTGCGTCACACGAGCCGTAATCGTTCAACATTCGTTGGTCCAACTCGGCGAACGTGCAGCGGACGAGCGGACTCAATGTTCGTTTGCGAACGATGCGCGGGACGACTGTCTGCGCCAACTCCATCAGGCCGTGGCTTCGACGACGAGCCGCAAGATCACATCGGCGTTCGTATCCAAACTCATCGCCGAGCGAAGAGCAATCAGACCGTCCGCAACAATCTCATACTCGTCGTGCTCGTATGGGAGGATCAGCGAGCGGATGTCCGCCGCAACGTAAGCGCCCATACGGTCTTCTGGGGTAGCGCCCTGCCGGACACCGCCCATGATCTCTTCCGCCGAAGCAGCCTGCATCAGAAGCTCCATCGAAGAGCTGTCGTATCCGGTGCCGACCAGGTTGCCACTCTCATCCTCCACCATTCGGAGCATGTCGAGCAGCAACTGGTCGTCGTAGTACGCAAGATCAGACACACGGTTGTCCGCAAGAAGAATCCGCTTGGCGGTCTTCTCATCGCAGTCGATCCAGAAGCCGGGGATCGCTGTCTCGCCCGCTTCTCGGGCGACACGCAGCCGGGTGTTACCGGCGAGTACATGCCCGGTCGCCTTGTGGACGAGGACCGCGCCGTAGAAGCCGTTCGCCTCGACCGACTCGGCCACCGCCACGTCGTCGCCTCGCCTCGGGTTGTCGGGGTGCTCCGTCAGCTGGCTGAGCGGGATCGCTTCGTTGAACTCTTGGTTGACTGTGAAGCCACTCATGATCCGCTCCGATCGTTGATGCGTTTGATCGCCCGGTACACGGCGTCCGGCGTGATCTCCTTGTCGCCCACTGTGCGTGACACTACGTTGAGTGTGATCGCCAGCTCGGGCTGCGTGGCACCCTTCTCGTACAGCGTTTTGAGAAACGCATTACGTTCGAGCATCGCCAGGTTGCCCCGGCACACGGAGAGCTGGAGAGCGGACAGCTTCTTGGATTCGTTCTCGGTCATGCCAACACCATACCCGACTACGGTCGTGCTCATCCGTTGTTACTCAACTGGTATCGCACGTTGGCGGCGAGGGTGCGGAGAGCGTCGAGCCGTGACCGTTGCATCGACATCGCTTCTCGCTGGAACTCTCGACGAGCGCCAGCAATCGCAGCCGCCTTCCGCTCGTCGTTTGATGCCAGCTCGATCCGTGCGTCACGAGACTTCGCATCCTGCTTTATTGCCAGTCCGTTTTCGTTGCGCGGCGGATGCTCGATGACGGCCAAGGTCATCAGCGCCTGCTGTTTCAGATGCTCCGCCGTGGACAGTCCAGCCGCCTCGGCGATCTCGGCGTACTGCTCGACGAGCAGCTCCAACGCATCGGCGGTGTCCATGATCTGATGTTCGATTTGGGCCTGCGACATGACCGGCCGGATGTGATCGTTCACAGCAGCACCCGAAGATCGGACATCAACAGTGTTTCGCCGGACCAAGCCCAGTCGATCAGATCAGCCTGGAGCTGGCCTTCCCGCTTGTCGAGGTATTCGGTCACCCGGCGTCGAGCGTCGGCTTTCGGCGACCGCTCGGCCCGGCCGTCGAGCAGACCAAGATCGCTCGGCTGGAGCCGGTAGGCGTACAGCCCGCCGCCAACCAGGCGACGCTCGACGGTGTGCCCACCGAAACGTGGCTTCCGTAGATCTCGGAGCCGAGCCGACACGGACGCTTCCGACCCTCCCGCCTTCTCGCCGATGTCGCCGAGCGAACGCCAGTGACGATCGCTCATCAAGAAGAACACTCTGGCCACTAGCGTCGCCAGCCGGTCGTCCTTCTTGTCGCCTTCGTCGTCGCCGTCTCCGTCGAACAAACTCATGTTGTTCATTTGATACCCCTTCTGATGATGACGCCCGCTGCCTCAGCCTCGGCCCGTCGTGAGTTATGAGCGAGGTCGTGATGCGCCTCGCATAGCAGTAGCAGATTCTCGGCGGTGTGCTCGCCTCCTTGCGATCTCAGCACACGATGGTGAATGTGGCCTCGGCCCGAACATCGGCGATCGAGAGCGAAGCCGAGCGGCCACGCCTGGCATTCTTGGTCTCGCTCCTTCACAGCCTCAGCGGTATCAGGGGCGACACCGGCCCTCCTCGGGCGGGATCGTTGCTTAGATGGCCTCTGAGCACCCTGTGCGGGCGACCCTGCTCTGGTCCGATCCGCTGACTTCTTACGTTTGATCGGACCAGAGCGAATCACGCCATCGGAACCTTTCTGGGCCGTAGCCCGTTACGTCGGCCACGCAGAGCAACCGATCGACTTCACTCTAATCGACCCGAGTCGAGCCGGGTGTTGTTGGGAAGGACATCGCAGGAGAATCACAAGCCTCCGCTCAACATTGACCTCGGCACGATCAAACGACCGCCGTGAGGGAGCACGACCTCAGCCCGGTGGGCGTCCAGAACCTGCGACACGCTGCACCACACCATCCCCCACTCGCCGCCGTCGAGGAAGACGCGCTGCCCACGCACGATCGCCAACGACTTCGGAGCGTTCCTCCTCGCCTCGGCCCGCTCCGCCTTCTTCACGTCGGCGTCCATGATGTGGCCTCGGTTGAGCGCCCGCGCTCGTGGCGTCACGCTCACAGCAAGCTCCGGTATTCGGTCGCCGACAACTCAGAGTGCATCATTCCTCGGGACTCTTCACAAAGCCCAGAAGCTGATCGAGGATCTTCGGGTTCGGCTCGGTCGAGCGGAAGCCCGAAAGAATGTGCGGGTCAGTCTTCGTATCTCGCTTCACACAATATTGAGAGTACGACTTCGCAGCTACGACCCGACCCTCCGCAAAGGACAAGATACGTCCCTCAGCGCCCGAAAGAAGCGCCGGAGCAGCCATCGTCCGCCGTCGGGCCGAGGAGCGGTACGCATTGTTCAGAGCGCCCCACAGAGGACGGCCGTAACCGTCGTGTGTTTCGATGACAGTCTCGACCGCCTCGCGCCCGCAATTGAAGTCGGGCCATCCCTCGATGCGTTTACGAGTGGCCTCGATGTTGATGTCATCCCACCCGCTTGTCTCAACGGCGAGATCACCGACCAGTAGCCAAGATTCTTCTTCGGTCATCGGTTCATCCTGTTCTGCATGGCCTGCTTGAGAGCGGCGGTGGAGTTTGCGAGCTTCGGTGCGACAGACTTCTTCGAGGCGAACGGCGGCTCGTCGCTCCACCGCTCTTCGCTGAGCCATCCTTGCGGCCACTTCTGATTCGCGGCGTCGGGCGACAGCCAGTATTCTGTCCATCGCTCCAAGCCAGCCTGGATGACCTCGGGTGCTGCCTTGCGGATTGCCAGCTCCCAGCATTCGCGAGCCTTCTTCTTCGAACCGACTCGGCCGTATGTCTGCCAGAAGAGATCGAACTCTTCGTCGAGCGAATACGCCAGCACTCTCGCCAGCGGCAGCACCTCGATCGCTTGCGATGAGGTAAACAGTTCTATGGACGGTTCTATGGATGGTTCAAGGAAGGTTAGGGCGGCGCACACACCGCCCCGTTCGGTCGTAGACACCGCCCCGTTCGCGCCTTCTACACCGCCCCGTGCCGTCGTAGACACCGCCCCGCGAGGCGACGCTCGCGCCGCCTCGTATCCGTAGTCGATCTCGTAGCGATTCGGGCGACGATCGACCGGGGTGGCATCAGTGCCACCCCGATTGGTGTGGACGGTCAGGATGCCCTTCTCGGACATCGTCGAGAGGTGCCGCTGCACTCCACGTCGATCGACCTCGGCGTATGCCGCCAGCGTGTCGATCGACGGCCACGCCCCACCGTCGCCGTCATGGTTGGCAATGCCAATCAAGATCAGCTTGGCGGTGCCGGGCACTCCCCACGATTTCTTCAGGACGAGGGCGACACGCTCGATGCTCACGCCACGACCTCTGCCAGTTCATTCACTTCTTGGTACACTTCTTCTCCTCGGTTCGAGTTCTTGGTAGGGCGACAACCCTAACCTGCCCGGCCACTCCGCACGATTGCGAGGTGGCCGGGCAGGTTTGCTTATCGGGTCAGACCGAGGCGTAACGAGCTGGCGAGTTGACAACGTTCCAGAACTCGCCTTCCAGCTCGGCCTGACGATCGCCGTCTTCGACCAGCTGGGAAGCAGCCGTGACCGCTTGGCCCAGCCCCAACAGCGTCGAGTCGCCACCCCGAGCGAAGCAGTCGAAGACGTTTCTCTGCTCGTCGTCGGTCAGCCCGATCTGGTCGGTCACGATCTCGATGGCAGAAGCCGCCGAGTCGATAACGATTCCCTTCGCAGCACGCATCTCCGCAGCGATCGTCACCAAGTAGTCGGTCGAGAGGTAGGTACGCACCACGTCGGCGACCTGCGAGGCCACCAGCTTGTACACGTTCTGACGAGTCTCGCCGGACCAGTTGATCTCGCCGTCGTCGAGCCGAGCGCCGAGGTGAGCACGCTTGAACTCGATCGGCTTGACAAGACCGTTGCGGCAGACAGCGACCTCGGCCCGAGGCCTGACGAAGAAGGTTCCGTTGCCTGTCTCGGAGTTGCCGATTTCGATACCGGCCCACAGCACGGGAGGTGTCTCGCCCACGTCGGGTCGGTCGTGCATGCCGTTCTCCGGTTTCATCGAGAACGGCATCCGGTAGTCGCCGAGTAGATCGGGGACGGCCAGCTCGATCGCCGGGACCGTGATGCGAAGCCGCAGCCGGTCCGGCGTCACGTCGCCCTTCACCTGACAGTCGCCGAGGCCGAGGCCAGAAGCGCCGAGGCCTTCGATGAGAGCACGGAGCGCCCGGTCGTTGTCGAAGAGTCCATAAGAGTCGGAGAGGACGGAGCGGAGCACCAGGCCATCGTCGGCCCGTAAGAAACGGTAGAGCGCCTTGCGGTCGTCGATCCCGGCCAGCGTGTTGATCGAGTGGTCGGCGAGGTCGCGGGTGGCGTCCTCGTTGCTCTGGAGGCGGTCGAGGTACTGGAGCGGGATCTTGAGCCGACCAGCGATCTGCCGTTCCGCCATGCGAGTCATCGAGGCGACGATCACTGGCGACGTGACTCCATCGTCGGTGAGTTGCGGCTCGCCGCTCGGGTCGGCGATCGTCGCCGTGTCACGCTCGACGTGGAGCGCCGATTGTGGGGCGACGACATCGAAGCGGGAGGAGGCGACAGCGGCGAGGGTGCCGCTGATCTTGGAAAGGTCCGTCTCGTTTCGGAGTCGGGTGGAGAGTTCTTCGGTGGTGGGCATGGTGCCATTCTTTCTTGCTTGGTGGAAGCGGGGATCGCTCCGAAGATCCGCCCGACTCGGGAAGACCTTCGCAACGCTCGGCCGTAGCCGAGGTCGCTTCGCTTACCAGCGATCTTCGAGCGGGCAGGGACCGCCACCGGGGTAGCCGTGGCCGAGGCCATCGCAGATCGCTCGGGCTTCGGTGGCGATGATCGTGACGGTGTGATCGGGGTGAATTCCCTGAGTGGAACCGTCTGCGAACTCGATCTCAACGTTGCCCCAGACTGCGATGATCTTGCGAGGGATACCGATACGGCTGATGATGAAGTCGCCGGGAACGAGGCTGGCGGCTGCGATTTTGGTGGTGGTTGCGGCGGTCATCATGCGGTCCAGCCGTGGGTGACGATCTCGACGATGTCGGAGTTGCGGAAGGACATCTCGCCCTGGTCGGTGAAGACCTTGACCTTGTATCCGTCGCCGTTGGTGGCGAGCACTTTCAGGTAGTGGCGGCGACGCTGGAAGTCGTTCGGGTTCGTCGAGTGAACTCGGATCAGGATTTCGTCGCCGACCTCGATCTGCGATGCCGCAAACTGGTGGGTGGTGGAGTTTGTCTGGTTGGTCATGTCAATCACTCTATCCGACCCGAGTCGGGTCGTCAACCCTCAACCCGAAACTATTCTGGAAGATTGGAGGTAGCCAGACCGACTCGGGTCGGGTAGACTGTGGCTGTTCCACCAATCTCGGCACCCCGTCGAGGACAACCCTGAAACGAGAAACCAATGAACGAAGACATGGACATCCCCATCGGCGACGAGCCGGACATCGACTACGACACCCCGGCCCTCATGCCCGAAGGCACAGCCGAAGCGCTCGACCGTGCATCCTGGCACCTGAAGATGGCAGCAAGAGCAACCGCACAACGTGACGAGATCGACGCCGTGTACCAAGCCGAGATGGACCGGCTGGAGATCCGCCGCCTCCACCGCCGCCGCATCTTCAACAACCAGATCGCATGGCATCAAGCACCGATCGAATCATTGCACCGTGCCCTCCTCCGAGACGACCCGAAGCGTAAGTCGATCGAGCTGCCCTACGGCACGTCGAAGATCCGAGTGTCGAACACACCGACCCTGACATTCACCGACAAGGCAGCGACGCTCGCCTGGGCGGAGATCAATCATCCCGACATCCTCGGCCGGACGATCAACGTGACCGGCATCAAGTCGATCGCCAACACCTCGCCCGACTTCCGCTTCATGGTGGACGGGAACGGCGAGATCATCCCCGGTGTCGAAGCATCCATGCCCGAGCCGTCATGGTCAGTCCAATTCGCGGCCGACGAAGACCAGTCATGAATCATCCCCAACAGAAAGAGAACAACATGGACACGCCAGAAATGATGACCAGGTTCGCCAACGTCCTCGCCTCGGTCGAGAAGGTCGTCAAGGACCAGTCGGCCAAGATCAACGAGACATTCAGCTACAAGTATGCGGACATCAACCAGATCCTGGCTGGACTCAAACCTGTCCTCGCACAGCACCAGATGTCGCTCGCTCAGCCAATCGAGATCGCCGACGGCAACATGGTCATCACGACGCTGCTGATCTGCACCCAGACCGGCGAACGAATCGCCTTCCCAGGGCCAGGCTTCCCAGTCAAAGGCGACCCACAGCAGGCAGGCTCGGCGATCACCTACATGCGCCGCTACGCACTCACCTCGCTGTTCGCTCTCGAAGCCCACGACGACGATGGAGGCATCGCCCACCGGGCGGAGGCGACACCCAACATGAGGACCGAAGCAGAGACTCAGATCCGTCTCATCATCTCCACGATGCAGAAGGCCGAGGTCGGCGAGTTCGTCGCAGCATTCACCGACGAGTTCGGGTCAGCCCTGTCCGCTCTCCCCGAGTCGAAGCACGGCGACGCTCTGACATGGACGAAGGCTCGGACCGGGCAGTGATCGAAGATCAAGATGAGGGCCAACGCTGCCCGTCCGCTGCCCTCGTGATGCCCGACATGATCCGCCAATGCTGCGGCTATGACGGGCATGAAGGCGAACACATTTGGTTACCGGCCACACATCAAGGCTTGCCGATGGCATTCACATGGAGCGACCATCACGCCGACGACGACACGGTGACCATCTGGTCGCCGTCCAACATCGAACATCAACAAGGAGAATCAAAATCATGAGCGACGCACAAGTCACACTCGTCGGGAACCTCACCCGCGAGCCGGATCTCAGATACACGGCGGGCGGTCGAGGCGTCGCCTCATTCGGCATCGCCTGCAACCGACGCTGGATGGATAAGGCGACGAACGAATGGAAAGAGGAAGTCTCATTTTTCAACGTCACCGCCTGGGCAGAACTCGGCGAGAACTGCGCCGCCAGCCTCCAGAAAGGTAACCGGCTCATCGTGATCGGCCGACTCTCGCAACGCAACTACACCGACAGGGAAGGAAACGAGAAGTCGGTCACCGAGGTCGTTGCCGATTCCGTCGGACCGGATCTCCGATGGGCGACATGCGAAGTTATTCGCGCCGAGCGGACCAGCTCGCCGCAGCGAAGCCAAGCCAAGCCAGCCGACCCGGTGTACGGCGAAGAAGATCCGTTCTGATCGTGGAAAGAAAACGAAACATAGCAACGCATTGCAAGCGCGAGCACCCATTCACGAAGGCAAACACCTACATCGACGGCAAAGGCTGCAAGCGATGCAAGCAGTGCATCAAGCAGCGGAATGCTGGCACGCTATCTCACACCGGACTCCCGATGCGGAAGATTGACGGCACATGGCAACGGAAGGTCGATGGTAAATGGCAGTCACTACGCATCGAGGTCGTTGATCCATCGAAGCTCAGAGACTCGGCGCACCGTCGAGCGACCAGAGCGAAGGCAGGCCAGCAGGCAGCGCAGACCCGAACCAACATTTGGTCTTGGTCGTGAGCTGGCCTGCACCCGACCGGGGCGAGCCGACCGATCAACGCTCAACCGACCTCGCCTACGGCTGCATCCGATGGGCGTTCGCAATCGTCGCCCTGTGGGTAGCGGTCGCCGGATCTGCCATACTATGGCTGGTCATTTCGTAAGGCTGACATTCGACCACCACGGTTCTTTCCGGCTTCATTGAGTCGATCCTTTCTACCGCGGTGTCAGCCTCCCTCGTCGCCCGTACCGCATGGGCGGCGAGGGTGAGCGTCAGCTACTCGGGTAGCTGTGAGCGCCAGAACATGACCCGTTGCTCGCGATCCACGGACGCCAGCCGTCGTCGTGGTAGCCGACCGCCATGTCGAACAAGGTGCGCCCATGGAGCAGGTTGGTGTATCCGTCGAACAGGTGCGTGAAGTCCCAGCCGACGAGCGGCCCAACCCATTTGCGGTGGGCCCGCATGTTGAGTTGGATCAGCCCGTAGCTGTCGTCTGGGTAGCGAGGGTTGTGGGCGTATGGGTCGCCACGGGATTCGCGATGGATGATGCAGGCCAGCCTCGGCCATTCATCCTCGGGCCATCCAGCCCGGATCGCTTCGTCATGCCAGCGGTCCACGTCCGGCGAAGAGTGGTGATATCTCGGCGGTGGCGAGGGCGGATTCGGTGACGGTGCCGGAGGCGGCGAAACTTGCACCTGGACACCCCGCTCTGCTGGAGCAAGATCTCGACCCACAGCACCCGTAATCGCGAAAACGATGGCGGCGATAATGGCGATGATCTTGTCGATGTCTATCAATGCAGCTTCGCCGGTGGGAGGGGCCCGTACAGAACGTGATATCTGTCAAGCTCCGCTTCCATTGCTTTGACTCGCTCTTCTAGTTTGTCGATGCGAGTCTCCAGTCGGCCGATCAGATTGTCCGATGCCGTGAGCGCCTCGATCTGATTGCTGGCACCATTCAGCCGAGAACGGTACAGGCTGATCGACGAGCTGATGATGGTCGAGATAACTGCGCCGAGGAACACCCATACTGCTTCGCTCATGAGCAACAACCTTCCGACATCAGCCAGCTCGTCAGCCGTGAACAAAGTAGGCGCTTAAAACCGGCACCCTCGGAGTCTGACCGGACATAGCGGCTGAACAGATCAGGCCGTTCCTCATTCGGAGTCTTCTTCGGGATCGACCGGATCAGCCCCTATTTCGCCGTCTACGGCGTCGGAGGCGGTAATGGGGGCGACGGTGGCGTAAGCCGCATCAAGAACAGCGAGGACGACAGCGAGCGCGTCGGCCTGCTCCTCCGAACCCTCATCCCGATACTGCGCCAAGAACACAGTCGCATTCTCATCGGAACCGACCGGGCCGTCAGCGAGCAGCCAGACCCGACCAGACCGTTCGAGATACACCGTGCCCCTCGCCGGGGTGACGATATTGTTGATGTCGTCGGCACACTCATGCGAGCGGCCCGTCCCTGTCGAGAGAACATCAACGCCACCCACATCGGTCATCCGACCATACGGGCGACCCTCGATGACATCGAGGCCAGCGGTACGAAGTTCGTCAGCGATACTCATACCAGCATCGTAGCCCGTCCGAAACGACCGAAGCAGGGATCGGCCAGGCGAGGGCCGTCAGGCGTAACCGACCACATCGAGAATGACGTGGCACGGCGACACGTTGAACATCTGGAACTTTCCGCCGACGACACGGGTAAGCGTCGTGTTGCAGATCGCGCCAGCCCCTGCCGGATAGTTCAGGTTCGACGTGTTCGGCCGGGCACCCGAACCCCACAGCGTGATGAATCCGCCAGAGCTTGCGTCGGTCGCCGTGACAGTCACGAACACAGCCTCGGCCCTCGCCGGTATCCCGGCAGGCAAAGTCTGCGGCCACGTCCCCGACGGCAACGGATCTGCCCGCTGGTCCCGAGTGTCGAGCATACGAATCGGTTTGTTGAGCGTAATCATTTTGTTGTCTCCTGAACCTGAAATAGATGTCTGCCACGGTGGGAGGAACTCGGGCCAGCGCGCGTCAACCGATACTCCGGCACACGCAGTGCGCGCTCCAGGCATGAGCTTGTGTGGTCGCTGGTCTACGTCGGCCCGTAGCGCCCCGGTGTAGATCAACACGTCACGCAGCCACCGCCACTTGTCAATCATCCGGTCGGTGACCTGCTCACCGACGCCGAGCAAGAACAGGACACCGAACGAGATGTTGTTTTCGCCGCCCGAATGTGCAGCTTGGAACTTTCCGGCAAACTCAACGATCTCGTCGTCGTCGTTCTGGCCAATCACGTAGTTGTACTCGAACGGCTTTGAGCTACTGAACACTCGTTGGATCTGGCGCGTGATCTCGGCAGTGTCTTTGCCGGTGTAGTCGATGTTGTTGCCGGTGTAGTGGGCGGTCATCATCGGCTCGTTGTAGAGCGGTGGGCGGAGTGCACCGGTCGAGTCTCGAACCACGGCGGGTAGCCCGACCTCGGTGCGTGGCACGATCCGATACACCATCGGCTCGGTCGCCTCGGCCACAATCTCCTGGACTGCCCAGTCACGGATCTCGATGTCAGTGAAGTCGCAGCGCAGCCCGACCCGGTTGCGTCCCGACATGGTGGCGGGCGAGTTCTCCAGAACGTCGGCCAACATGACGCCATCCCACATAAGCGTGTAGTGGGCGTGACTGTGAACGACGATCTCAAAATTGTGCCAGAGTCCATCCCAGAACGGGAACGGTGCAGGCTGGCGGGCGTGCTTGCGGGCGTACCCTGAACGGGAACCGTACGGTTCGGCGGGTCGCTCGGCGCGTAGCTCGGCGGAGATGCCGACGTGACCTTCGGGCCGGTCGTAGGTGCCGAGGCCGATCAACACATTCTCCTCGTTGCCAGCGGCGGGCGTCGAGCTGGAGCCGTACATCGGATGAAAGACGAGGCCAGGCCGATACCACGCTGGCGTACCGTCCTCGAATACGGGCGGCGACATCAGCGAGATCGTGCGGACAGAACCAGACCAGACGTAGGGCGGTGCGTAATCCTGCTCCGACTGAAACCGGTAGTAGACACCCCTGCCATTCACGTCGCCGCTACGGGCATTACGAAGCACACCAGGCCCGGTGGCGACCCAGCCTGTACCAGCCGAGCCGGTCGGCATCATCAACATTACGCCTCCGGCAAATGCTTCGGCTCCACCGACGACCGGAGTGGCGGGCGTACCGTATTGGCGGCAGCAAGACCGTTCCCGCCGATACCAAAGATCGCCGCAGCGAGCAGCAGCCAAGACGGTGCGTCACCCTTGTCGATGAGGCCGTAGACGACAGCGACACCGACGACGGCGACACCGATCCGGTAGGCATAGGCCCGAACCGGTTGCGGGATGTTTGTGAGTTTCATCATGCCTTCCATTCCTGCTGAGTGACCGTTAGTAGTTGACCCATGCCGACCCGTCCCAGATGAGTGCCGAGTGCTGCTCCCAACTATTGCTTGACACCCTAACGAAGACCTCATGGTCGAGCCACGACGAGCCGTTCCAGATGCGAGCGAACGATCCGATTGCGGTGAATGTGAATAGCGCCGCATAAGGCCCGGTGGCACCGGCAGCGTCTTTGGTTGCCGCAGTCCAATTGTAGGAAGTGCTGACTTCTAGATCGGCTTGAACAACCGACTGGGTGACTTCGGAGGTGGTCGAAACAATCCACCCCTCGACCATCGGAACCCAGGCCGTACCATCCCACCACTCGTAAGGGTTGAGTGTCTGCCATGCCGAGTACGGGCCTAAACCTGAGGCGTCCGAGTTGGCGAGCGCATACTGGTACGTGTCACCGATGGCAGGCCAGTCCGATATCGAGATCGGCTGCGTGGTGGATGCGACTTCCGCTTCCGAACCAACCCAGGCTGTACCGTTCCACCATTCTTGAGCGGCGTAAACGACCCCGACATCTAACGTGAGGGCCCTTCGTTTAAGGGCGTAACCAACTTGCAGGTCGCCTTCTGGGTCACCGAAAGTGTAGGTGAAATCTACGCCAGATGTGAGGGCGACTGTTGCGTTGTCGGCTGGAGTCAGGATCGTAGGGATAGACGGACGGAAGTTTAATCCGAAATTGCCGTAACGGACATCTGTGGGATTCGCGCCGTTGTGATTGGTCCAAATGGCTTCGATGTAATTGTTTGACCAGTCACGCTTAATTGACAGGGTGTTGGAGTTGATTGCTGCTGCAGCTACAAGCGTCCATGCGCCCCACGCATTTGCGGCCCTATTGAAAATGGTCTGGTACAGGTTGCCACGGTAGTTGTCATCCGCCCAGATATAGATATTTTGGTCGCTGTCATACGCCGCCCCAATATTGATTCTTTGGTTGTTGTTCATTTCCGGTGGAGCCTTGTATCCACTCGCAGACGTTCCGCCAGGAAGCACCTCCCAAACAGCGACAAGTCTCTGTCCGTTGCTGGAAGCAGGAACGAAAGCTATGCATGTTCGTGTCCCATCAAAGTACATAGACATTTTATTTTGGTGGGCAACGGTATTGCCAAGCGCCATTCGTGTCCCAAGTGTCCAGGTCGGGCCTGACGAATATACGGCTTCAATATAATTTACTGTGTAGCCGCCGACACCAGCGCCGTCGTCGCCGTTCCAAGCCATATACACATTTGGAGTCCCGTTAGCGACAGTTTTCCCGTCGCCCGTATGGTTGAAGTCGATCGACGTGCAAAGCGATTGCTGGGTGTCGTCAGCCAGGCCAAGTAATGAAAACGCTCCTAGTGTAAGCACCCCCGAGGAGCTGATTCCGATACGGCGATAGCCACAAAACCACGCCGAAGAATAGATAACGTGGGCAATGTGGGCCACCCATCCCGTGCCTTCCTTATGAGCAACAATGGTGTTACTCATGGGGGTGGCATTATTCCAATACAAGTCTACTTTACTACTCCACGTCCAAGCTGTTCTAGCAGCGTTCGGCGTGCCTCTCCAGTAGCCGCTATAGACCGTGACGTGCGCATAATCGTCGATGTCAATAAAGAACGCCGACTCTGCTTGACTATGGCCAGAGCTAATAGTTGTAACATCTAGCGTCCATGTTGCGCCGTCATCGGTCGAAAACCAAAACTGTAAAGCGCTGCTACTGGCAGCTCGGAGAACCGACCAGAGCACACCATTTTGGCATCGGTCAATTTTGCGTTGGAACTGCGCCTTGGTGTCCTCGCTGCTAACTGTCGTAGAAATTATTGTCACTGCGGAACCTTCCGTCGCACCAAAGCAAACTCGGACTGGGTGTCACCCACATCAGGATCGTTCGGCGTCCAATCATAAAGCAACGGGTCTGCGGTTGGGACTCCAGCCAAATCTGCTGGAGCAACCAAAGTCGGTGCCGTCGGGGCCATGTTGGCGGCAACAATCGAAGCCGAGCCTGCCGCTGTTCCTACCTGAGCTATGTTGGTCTGATTGGTGCCCGTGTTATATGAGCCGCCACCACCGCCGTCGCCAGACAATGACCAGCCACCAGCGCCTCCGCCACCGTAACCTCCGCCGCCGCCAGCACCGGCGTAGCTGCCACCACCGCCGCCATAGCCGCCGTCAGCGCCGTCATTAGAAAGCGCACCACCCGTGCCGCCGTTGGTGTACGACAGTCCGCCCTGGCCGTATCCAGAGTTGGCACCGTTGCCACTGTAGCCGCCGCCGCCGCCGCCGTAGGAGGTCGCCCCACCCCCGTTCGGGGCAGTACCGGCAGCACCACCGCCGACCGTCCCTGCCGAACCGTCCGCTGTCAAGTTTGCGTTCTTCAATGTGCCGTTCGCATATTGGCCACCGCCACCGCCACCGCCAGCAACCATCAACAGTGTGGCCGTAGTGACGTTGTAAACAAATGTTGCGCCGCCACCGCCACCACCACGGCTGGCTGGGTTGCTGGCGTTGTTAGCGCCCGCTTGCCCGACCATGAAACGGATCACGTTGCCAGCCGTCAGAGCAAACTCGCCATACATCGACGTGCCCGTACCGCCAGGATTCACCGTCGTCGTACCGTTCAAGTATGCATATCCTCCAGTCGCACCAACCGCAGTAATAATAAAGCTGGCCGTAGTTGGGACCGTGTAATCCTGAGTCGAGCCTGTCCGGCCGGTACCTGTCGGCGCAAACGTAGTCACTACGCCTCCTTGAAGAACACGTCGCCAACCTGTAAGTCGGTGACAGGCTCCGCAGCACCGTATCCACGGAACCGCATCGCCGACCCGAACGAAACCGGCACCGCATCAACATCGGCAGCAGTAAGCGTCACCACTCCAGTCATGCCGTTGATCGAGTTGACCAGAGTGCTCGGGATCACAACTCGGGTGTCGGTGATCTCAGAATCAAGGATCGCCGACTCAGATGATATGCGAGCAATCGTCGCCAACGAGATCGACGTATCCGGCAGGACCGTCCCCTCGATCACTTCGATGACCGCCTGATCGGCTGGAGTCGAAAGGCCACCAGCCTGCGAATCGTTGACCCTGATGATTACCGTATCGGTACGAGTACCGGACACCGGAGACGGCGGCACAGGCACCGTTACGGACGTTGTGGACTGCACCATATACATGCCCTGATCGACAGAATCGTCGCCCTGGATGACACAGCCTCCAGCAGCAACATCCACATTGAACGAGCCGACACCGTCCTGGGTTACCTCGAACCCTTCGTACACCTGCTCCAAGCCTCGGGCGACACGCTCGATGAGAAGCCGGTCGAGACGTGCGCTGTACTCGACGTTCTGGAGCCAGAGAGGAAGTTCGATCGTCATAGCGTCGAGCCTACAACACGGTCAAGATCAATAGATGACCCATGCGCCAGCCGACCAGACCGACGCCGCAGCAGTCGATGGCTTGAACCAGGTGTGTCCGTCACGAGTCGTCGTCGGAGTCGCCTCGCCGTAGAAGGTGAAACCAGACGTACCGCCCGACGCACGTTCCAGTGCAGCGAGCCGCCGAAGCATGTCCTCGAAGAACGCTGCCTGAGCTTGGACTCCAGGCTTCGCTCCTCGTGCGGCACTCATGTCGCCACCTCAACGCATTGGACATCGACAGACGATTCTCCCGAAGCGTCAATCGTCAACGTCATCGACATGACTTGGCCGTCAACCGAGAACTCGGGCACACCGGAAGGGGCGACCGTCGAAGCAGGGACAACGATCTTGACGAAGTCGCCCGGCATATATCCGGCGTCGGTGATGAAACGAGAAGCATCAATCTGGCATGACCAGCTCGCAATCGGGGAGCGGGCCGACTGGAGCAGGCCGTCAGCATTCTCCACGAGCGTCGATTGGTCAGTGACCAACGGGAACCCGGCGATCCTCTCCCACCGTCCTCGCGGGTCGGCGGCGATCCCTGCATCATCGACCGAGACAGGGGTGGTGAAGTTGGCGTCGCCGTCCGCTATCACCGAGTTCGCGAACGTCGAGGCACCCGAGTTGCGGGTCATCGACCGGGCCGTTACACCCAACATGATCGGTGTGCTCAGAGTCGGGAACGTCGAGAACGGGTGGACGTTGAGATTCAGCAGCCCGTCGATCCCCCACCATGGGCCGTCGAAAGTCGCCGACAGATTCGACAGGATGTCAGCGATGTTCTCGCCCATCAGATATGCCCGGTCCCGTAAGATGCTGCCACCGTCGAGCGTCCCGGCAGTGATGCCCAGATCGCCGCCCGCTTGCGCCTGCGTATGTTGGATCAGCGCCCACACGATCTGCGCCTGATCGACTCCCGCATAAACGAGCGGCGACTGGACATGCCGGGCCGTCATCAAAGCCTCGTAGCCGACGGCGGTGACGTTGACCGTATCGTCGCCGTCCGGCCCGAACGTCTGCTGCACCGAAGCGACACGGCAACGGGCGATCGTCGCCCCGTTCAGATACACCCAGACATCTGTCGCCAGCTCATCAATCTGTCGTGCGCCAGGAGAGTCGCCTGCTACATCGAACGTGACCGTCGGGCCGGTGTCGAGCGACATCGCCACCGAAGCCGTACCGAACAGGCCGACCTCTTGGATGGGTTGAGCGCCGGTATGCGGGCCGACACCCAACGTGAACACATCGGCCACAGCGACATTGACGGCGCTCACAAGTATGAGTCCCGCCAACTGAACACGACGGACGACGACGTGCCGATGACGACACCGCCGTAGACGATCCTGTTGAGTCCAGGCTGGAGCCGCACATCTTCCCACGCCCATTCGTCAAAGTTGACTTTGCCGTACAGCGAATCGGCCGGATCGTTGTTCCGCAGGATCGTCCGAGAACGAGAATCGAGAACGACCGACGTACCGCCGTTCAATGTCAGACCGCCGTCACGGTTGAAGATGATCTCGGTCCCGTTGATCGTCAAGCTGGGTGTCTCGACCGGCCCGAAGATCACAGCAGTCCAGTCTGCGACAGCGTTCCCGGCATTGTTGATGATGTACGCACCGATACCGGCACCCGGCTCATACTGTCGGCCAACGTCGCCGGTGGCGTTCGTGTAGTACGGGCCGTACTGGTCGGCTGGCGTCGAGTAATGGCGACCGTCCTCGACATCGGTGGACGGCCGGATCGTCCGAGAGTTCTCGACCGGGGATTCGAGCAGCCCGTTCGGGGCAACCCATGAAGCGATCACCTGATGAAACTTCGGACGCACAATCGATAGCGACATATCTTGCCCTCGGACGACCGCCGAGCGCTCCTGAGTGGACCCAGGGATCGCCCAGACCAGCCGAGGGCGGACACGGGGCGACAGGTACGGGGTGAGCTGCTCAACGAGCACCTGCGGATCAGCCACTCTTTGGTCGATGGTGATTCCGAAGCTGATCGCTCTCGGACCTACGAAGCGTGAATCATCGACCGACCCGTCGGAGAGCGCCCTGGCACGGGACACGGCACGCACCTCGGGGAACCCGACCGTCCACTCCGAAACGACGTAGCCGGTGCCACCACATTCTCCGGCTGCGATCTGTTCGCTGGTGGGGCCAAGATTGAGAACACCCAACGTCGGATCGGTCAGGTAGACGGTCATGCTGTCAGCCTCCTTGCGCTCAAAGCGAGCATCGTTTTCTGTGCCACCAGATCGGCGTCCGTGCCATCGTAGAAGTTTGCGGTGGCGATCGACACGACCGCACCGCCGCCGCCAATACCGGACTCGTTGAGAAGCTGGGCTGCACGGCGGGGACGGTTGAGTGGCAGCACCAGCTCGGGGCCAGCCTCGCCGACCAGGGCGAGCGTCGGCGAGTTAATCATCGCACCGTTCGCGAGCTTCGGGATGTTTGGCAGCCCGAGTGTAAAGCCGTCGTATCCGATAGGCCCGATCTTGAAGCCGGGGATCTTGAACTCGATTGCGTTCCATCCGCTGATGATTGTATTGATGGCCGTCTTGACAGCACCGACAGCCGTGTCAACCGTCGTCGTGATCCCGCCCCACACGGTGCTGAACACTTCGCCCAGCGTCTCCAGTGCTGTACCGGCAGCCTCGAACGCCGTCCCGAACACGTCGTTGAAGAAATTGTATATCGGCATGAGCACAGTGTCGAAGACTGTTTGGATGACCCCCATCGCAGTGTCGAACACCGTGCCGAGAACCTCGAAGTAAACACCGGCAGCTTCAATCGCAATTTTGAACGCACCAACAAAGAAGTCTTTGATCGGCAACAGCACGTCATCGTAGACACCCTGGAAGAACTCTCCCATCGTGACGAAGAAGCCGCCGACCTCGCCCGCCTTCTCACCGAGCGTTTCAAGCGCAGGTTTGAAGTTCTGATCCAGAAACTCAACGACTGGAATAATGACTTCCTCCAGCAGCCATGTCAGCTTGTCCGACAGGAACTCGACGGCGACGACCAGAACGGCGGAGATGATCTCAGCCGCTCCCTCAAGCAGCGGTGTCAGCGCCTCGATGATTTGGACCATCAACGGGAGCAATGATTCGACCAATAGGACAAGCGTCGGAACGAGCGGTAGAAGCGCCTCAATCAGAGACAGAAACAAATCCACGAGGATCGGCAAGATCGGAACGAGTGCGTCGATCAGCAGCGGTGCGATCTGCGCGAACGCATCGAGCAGCACCGTAAGCAGCGGCATCAATCCTTCGACTGCCTTGACCAACCCATCAGCGATCAACGGGATCAGCGGCACGATGGCTTCGACGACCGTCGTGAACAGCGGAGCGAGCAGCTCGATGGCCGTCAGTAACACGCCTGCGAGAATCGGGATCAACGGGGCGAGCGCCGTGAATATGTCGAGAAATGCTGTCGCCAGGACTCCAAGAATCTGTGTGAGAGCGCCGCCAACGATGCCAACAATCTCAGTGAAGATCGGGAACAGTTGATCGAGAATCGGTATTGCTATCTCGATCGCTTTCACGAACACGTCGGCGATGATCCCAGCGACCTCGGCGAGAATCGGAGCGATCTTCGTGAGCGCCTCGCCGAGCTTCCCTGCGATCATCTTGACGACCGGTGCCAACGCATCGAGAACAGGGACCAGAACGTCGGCCAACGTCTGGAATGCGACGACGAGCACTTCGGCAATTAGTTGGATGATCGGTGCGACCACGGGGATCATTGCACCGAAAATCTCGAAGAGCGGTGTGAGTCCCTTGATGAGTTCGCTGATCGCCGGGAGCAGAGCTTTGAACGCATCGCCCAGCAGCACGCCGAGCGAAGTCAAGGCGGGAGTGATGGCGGTAATCAGATCGAGCAGGACAGGGGTCACCTCGTCGAGCGCTCCGATCAGACCCTGCCCGACGTTCTCCTTCAATGCTGTGAACGCCGCGCCGATCTTTGCGGTCGAGTCTGCCGACGCCTCCGCAGCACCTTTGAACTGTCCCTCCAATTCGGCCAGCACGATGTTCTGAGCACCGACGAGATCGCCGGACTCCTGCATTGTCTTGATCTGTTCTTTCTGCTGATCGGTGAACGTGACACCAGCTTTCGCCAGAGCCGACACGCCTTTAGTCGGATCGTTCAGAGCCTTGCCCAATTGGACAGCAGCACCCTTCGCATCGCCGCCGAGCACAGCGGTCATGTCGAGCGCCGCCGCCGTAGTGCGATCGAACGTATCGGAACCGATGTTCTTGAATGTGAGAAGAACGTTCGATGCTTCCTGAATGTCTACGGCGGCGACGCCGGTCAGCAGCGACAACTCCTGAGCAGACTTGCGGATCTCGTCGGCTGTTATACCGGCCACGCCGCCCGTCGCTGTGATAATCACATCAGTGTTCGCCAGCGCTGAGTTCAACCGTTGAGCGTCGAGCGTCGCATCCTTGAAGAACGAGCCGAGCTGAGCGCCAGCAAATAGGCCTGCGAGGCCAGCAGCAGCCTTCTTGAGATCGATGCCTCCGAGTGCCTTGTTCGATGTTCGCTGCGCCTCCTTGAACGAATCCTCGATCTGCTCGCCAGCCCGATCAGCGCCGACCGTTGCATCCTTGAATGTGCCGGTGTTGAACTTTTGGAACTCGTCGATTGACTGTCGGGCAGCCTCACCGAAAGAGTCCTCAATATCTTCGCCAGCCTTCGCCGCCTGGCTTTGTGCTTTCGAGAATGCTTCCTTGATTCCAGAATTGAACGTAGCAAGCTCTGGAACAATCTCGATTGTTGCAACAGCGATAGGACCAGCCATCCTCGCAGCCTACTTCGGAGAAGCGTCGCCGACCGGGAGCGCCGTTGTAAGCAACGACCCGAGTCCTTCGAGTTCGTCTTCCTCATCCCAACCGAACGGCAAACCAGTCAACGAGTCGATCTGATTCGGCGGCATCAACGCATCGTCGATCGCCTCGATGATCTCGGCGTCGGCCCGCTCATATGCGATCGCAAGAAACAGATTCAGCAGACGGTCGAGACTCAGAGCGGCAGCGTCGATTCCTCGGGCTGTGCAGAGGCCGTCGAAGCTGGACCACTGGAGAGCGATCCATCCGCTGATGACGACGACCTCACGGTAGGGCGCGCTGCGGCAGCAGAAACCACATCGGCTTGCAAAGCGATCATCGACTTGATGTCCAAAGTGCCTTCGACGATGAGCATGTCGATCAGCTCCTCCGTTTCATCGTCGAGCGCCATCAGTATCAACAGATCTTTCACGTTGCCGGTCTGCGCCATCACGTCGTCGCCGGTCGAAGCCTGAATCTTTGAGATGACCTCCAGGGCGGGCATCGTGAGCACCGGCCGAAACCTGAATGTGAACTCCGACTCCCAGTATGTGCGTTCGAGGACGATCGCCGACTCAGCGATCCTTTCCTTCGCCCGATTGAGTGCTTGGAGGTTCTTGCTTGAGAGTGCCATGAACCCCGACAGTAGTCGGCGCGATCTGAGAAGCCAACCATCCCGACCGGGGCAACGGCGGCGAATACCGGCTTGAAGCGCTTAGACGGGCATATAGCGCCGTCTCAGGGGCTAGAAACGGGCAGCCGACAACGCATCTTTCAGGAATGAGCGAGGGGCCATGTATCTGGTGCCCTTCTCGATGTAAAGCGCATACGGCACATTCGTCCCGACGACACCGACCAACTGGTTCCCACGTTTGAGAACTTCCCAGTCGATCGAGCCTCGAAGATTGCCGGTGTCAACAGGAGCCAACGTGCGCGCCTTGTTCGTGACTCGCTGCAAACGCCGGACAAGATCCTGGCCGACCGGCCCGGTCGGCGAAGACAAGAGCTGCGCCAGCTCGGGCGAGTCGAGCCGGACCTGAACAACAGTCATGAGCAGTGCACACACCAGCGAGAAGACTCGACGCCAACAATGCAGCGAGTCTCGATCGCAACGCACCCGCCCGTCGTGTCAATAATGACCTGCCGGACCTGTGCCCGATCCCACTCGTTCTCCACCGGCATCGGCGACGTGAACGCACGCCACATGATCGCAGCATCATCCAACACTTTCTTGTGCGCCACGTTGATCTGCTCAGCCGACGGAGCCTTACCGGAGTCGGACAATGTCGGAACACAACGCACCAAAGTCGCCACGATGCCGATTGCGATCGTCGCCCCGTCGCAATGGTCATCCGTCGCCGACTCGGCCGGGAACGCCGACGACCGAAACATGGACTCCGGTGTCACGACAAGCTGGCCACAACAATCGTCCCACGGTGCAAGACCAGCGCCAACATATGCCGTCGTGATCGGATCAGATCCACACGCAGCGAGATCGCCGAGCGACGCCGCAAGAAACCACTCTGCGACCTGGTACGGGCCGAAGGTGACATCCGTGGTCATGTCGCCACGCTCACTCCGTCAATCCTGATGACACGAGAACGTTGCCTCAACCCGGCTGGGTTGTATGTGCGGATGAACGCATCAACGATCGGCAAGCCAGTCAGACCGTTGGACAGAATCGACTCGATGTTCGGTCGGGTGACGGTGACACCCTGACGGACGATCTGCGAAGCACCCGACGGCAGCTTGCATTCGCTGCCGACGAGGATGTTGATGAACTCGCAAGCCAGCTCGCCAGCAGCAGCCAGCGCCAACGGCTCCGGTGTGACGCCCCACGTGTAATCCAACTGGATGATCGGTGCTTCGCAACTGTCGATGCACGGCCAGCACGCATCGAGGCGACGAACCGAGTTGGAGGTCAACACATATCCGGTCGGGTCGAGGACGACGCCTGACAGTTTAATCTGGGTGATCGCATTGACCGGCTGCCGGAAGATTTCGATGCGGCAACAATCGTGCGCCCCGACAAGACCGTTCCGCCACTGGCCCTGAGCATCCTTGTACGGGAAGAAACATCTCGGGCCGCACTCGGCCTGGTACATATCGTCGGTCGTTGTGAACATCCCGATGCGAGCACCGGACAGAGCAAACATCCACGACTGAGCCATGCTCAAAGCTTGGGCGAGGATGTCAGCAGTGACCGCGGAAACGTCGCACGGATAGGTGACAAGATTGGTCCACGGCTGGGCAACGGTGCGGCTCATGGACCAATCCTACTTGTCAGTCTTCGCTGGCTGCGGAATTGCCTTTGCGGCGTCCGGGCTTCGCCTCGGGCTTCGCCTCAATTTTTGATTCGGGCTTTGCTGCTGGCGTGGCCTTCGCCATGCCAGGATCGACCCTGGTGCCCGCCACAACCTCACGCAGCATGTCAGCGAAAGGATGACTCATGCGAGAGCCACGCAACCGTCGGTGACAGCGGGAGGCTGGACCGTGGTACGGACGACCGCCCACATATCGCCGACCGGGAACCCGGCTCCGGCGAGCAGCGGATTGTCTCCGTATGGGTTGACTCCCCAGGCGGCTACGGCGGCTTGGCCCTGGCCTTTGAGATCCACAGCCATCGTGCCGTTCTCGATTGTGACCGAGCCGTCGAGGGTGCCGTTGATGCAGAACGGGGCGACAAAGTAACCCCACTCGGCGACGCCGCCCGCACAGTTGCCGCCAGCCTGCTTCGTCCACACTTCGATCGCAAAGCCTTCGGTGTTGTTGGCTGCACCGAAGCTCGAACCGATCGTGTCGGTCCCGTCAATAATCGGGCTACCGCCACCAACGATGTCGAGGATGTCGGGGTTCACCTCGCAGAGCGAGAGCGACACGTTGACCCATTTGTTGATGTCGGCGTCCTTCTCGCTGATACAGAAATCGCCCCACGCATTCTTCTGGGTGTACTCCTCGCCGCTCTCGACCTCGGGCGCGAACCCGAGAGTGATGAACCCGGCCGTCACGATTGACGAGCAGAGTCCCACGACGGGGACGCCGCAGTCGTTGAGACGGGTGATTCGGATGACCCGGCCCTTCAATGAGTTGAGCATTTTGGTTGCCATTGCTGTTGCCTCCTACGGGCGGGTATTGGTTGAATTATGGGACTTTGAGGATGCCCGAATCGACAGCTACGACGCCGCAAGCGGTGCCGATGGCGTAGACCCGTTGGGCGATGATCGACACGTCGTTGACCGCAGTGCCTGGGGCCGTCGTCCCGTTGAGAGTTTCGACTGCACCCCGATGCGTCTTCCACGGGCCGGAGCCGTAGATCGTGGCGGGCGAGGTGCCGGTCAGCGGATTGGTTGCTGTGATCGCAACCCTCGAACCGAGCTGCGTTTTCATGACGCCACCGAAGGGCTTGAGAGCACCCTGGGAGATCAGCAGCGAGCCGAGCCAGGTGTTCATGAACAGTGTGCGTTCGTTGTTGGTGATCTGGGCTGTCGCTTCTTCGGCGGTGGCGAGTGCGATGAACGCCCGCTGAGCGGTGGTGTTGCCGTCGGCGGCAGGGGCCAGCCCGGCCATCGCCACGTCAGTCTTGTTTGCGATCAGGTAGGCGACGAGGTACTGCTCGAAACCCCATTGCTCAGCGGCGAGGAGTCGGGCCGTAGCGTTGGCCTCGTGCTGGGCGATGCTGCGGCTCCCCGCACCGATCGAGTCGGTGTCGTAAGTGTAGACAGCGAACGGGTCGGCGTAGCCCTGGATGTTGCAACCCGAGGCGGTCAGAGGATCTCGTGAGGGATCCACGCAGGCGTTGTATGTGAAGCCACTTTGGAAGCAGGCCGTCGTATCCCATGTCATCCCGAGGCCAGCGTGCTCGCCGTAGTCCTCGAAGTCGAACACGCTCAATCCGCCGAATGCTCGTGGTGCAGAGACCGGTGCCGTGGTCACGTCGTAGATATCTGGAACTCCAGCCATTGTTGCCTCTTTGATCTCGTGTTAGTTGAACCGAACCAAAGGACCGACGCAACCCCCAGGGGAGAAGGTTGCGTCGATCCTCAGAAACTTACTCAGGCTCCGACGAACTCAGGTCCGCCGGTCTGCCCGTCAACAACCGTCGAGACGGTGACGTTGCGTGCAGCAGGACCACGCTGGGCGGTCAGCATGAACTGCTCCGTCCAAGCCAACGTGAAGTCGTTGGTTGCGTTGAGCGTCGAGTCACGAACGACACCGAGGTCGATCGTGCCGCCGTCGCCTGCGACGTAGCCGCCTGCCGGGAACAGCAGGAAGGTGGTCGTCGTCGGCCATGCCGTGAGCGCTGTGCCGGTCGTGATCGGATCTTGTCCGGTCACGAACTGAGGACGCACACCGCGGATCGTGAAGAACCGGGTGATGTCCTCGTCGCTGACATCGAAGTATCCGATGCCTGCACGGGCTGCGAGGGTGGAGCGGATTGCTCCACGAACCCAGGTCGGGAAGACCGCTTCGAGCACTGCGTTCGGAGACATCGTGAAGGTGCTCCGGTAGTCAGCGACTTGAAGGTCTACGGCGCTCAGGATGTCGCCAGCGGCGTCGGTCGGGAGCGAGGTCACGGTGACCGCGGTTGCCCCGGCGACGATGGCTGCGAGATGAGCTGCCGACACACGGTGCATGTGGGCGGTCATCGCGAGGTCCGTCGTGCGGGCCAGCATCTCGGGGTAGCTCTTGTCCATGAAGTTGCCAGCCGTCAAGCACAGACCCTCGGCGATGAGCCGGTAGTCAGTCCAGGTCGGGCACGGAACTTGCAGGCAAGCCTTGACCGATGCGCCCGGCGTGATGTCGGTCGCCTCCGTCCAGGTCCACAGCGCCGAAGAAACATCGGACAAGCCGATGTAACTCGGGATGTTGATGCCACCGCGTGACACGCCCATCGTCGGGAGGTCGAGAAGACCGTCACGGCTTTCGATGCTGAACAGCTCGTACATGTTCTCCGACGGGGTGCAGAAGCCACCCGAAGCGACGAGGGACTGGGCATCTTTGCCACGGAGCGAGGAAGCGACGACCGCTTCCATGACCTGCGAGGCGGAGTCTCCACCGTCACGCACGAAGTGCTCTTCGGGGATTCCGGTGTCCACGGTTGCGACACCCACACGAGGCGAGTGGTCAGCGAGGCCACGGGAACGGGCAGCGAATGCTCGTGCCAGTCCCATGCGGTCGAGCTGCGAGCCGGAAGTGATTCCAGGGATGTCGGCAGCGGCAGTGATCGTTGTCATCTGCTTCGCTTCGGCAGCGGGAGGAGTCACGTCGCGAGTCGCCATGCGGCGAGCGGACGGTGCCTTCGGCTTGAGGCTGGCGGTGACCAACTCCAGCTCTTCGGCAACTTCGATCTCTTCGACGACTTCGGCGACGATCTCCTCGAAGACATCTTCTTCGGCGACTGGGCGAACCCGGTCACCGAGAGCAGCGCGCGCCTCGGAGTCGGCGTCAGCCTGCTCGGTGCGGGCAGCCTGCTCGGAGCGCACGGCATCGAGTGCCTCGGCGATCTCGGTCAGGTCGGCGACTGGTGCCGGGGTGTCGTTGTCGTACTTTGCGTCGAACTCTTCGATGATCGACGCTTCCATTGCGTCAAGCTCAGCATCGGTGATGCCGTCGAAGGATTCGGGAAGATTGGTGTCCATTTTGGGTGCCTCCTGGGCGGGGTGTATGAGATTGAGGAATCATCATGCGCCAGGGTCATACCCATGTTCGCACCGCTACCGGTCATACCGGTGGGGCGGATCAGTTGTAACTGTAGCAGACGTGTCAAGCCAGCGGGCGAATGGTGCCACCGACCGAGTGTGCGTAGCGTTGTGCTGCTGGCAGGGAAGTGAAACGGCGACCGGTCGAAACGTCATCTCGAAAGACTTCGTGGATCACTTGCGTCGAGGCAGCGCGTGCCTGCTGTGCGTCAAGCCTCACGGGCTGACCTCTCCGAACGGAGCCGCCTCATGCCATGAGCTGCTACTTGCCATGAATCCGGTTTGCCAGGGCAGCTCTCTGCTGCGCTGGGTGGCGTCCGATGCCGTATGCGACACGATCTCGATCTGCCATGATTTGCTCTCGTGTACGGCCTACTGAGAGGGCGATCCTGTCTGCTATTCGTAGGTCGATCGGGTCGAGGTCGGCGGCGCACACCGGGATCGAGGCGACCATCGCAAGAAGCTCACCCGAGGCGACCTGAGTCTTGACGAAACCGGGCACCGGAATCGAGGCCAGCCCGATCAGTCGTAAGCGTCCGTTGATCGACCTCCAGTCCCCAGAAACGTCGGTTGCCATCAGCGCCCGCAACATCTCAGGGCTGATGTCGGAGCGGATCGCACCGGCCATCCAGATACCGAAGCTGTCCTCGCCGCAACGCACGTCGGCACCGATCCAGCCGGTGTTGTCGTAGTGCTCTTTGGCGAGGTTGGCATTCGCTCTGATGTCGGCGTGACCGGAATCGACGGTGATGTTGCCGACGCCGATCTTCGAGCCGTCGGCCGTGATGATCTGGCCGGTGTGGAAGTGCTCGTAGTTGCCGGATGGGGCGCGAGGCGGAGGGGTGCAGGAATCGAAGCCGCGATGGCATGACGCCCAGAGAGCGACGTGGCCTCGGATGTATCCGTCGGACTCGACATCCATCGGCGTCGGGCCCACGAAGCCAGGGTCATCGAACCAGTGGAGCGGCGGTCGGACTGGCGCATTGATGAGGGCCACGTCTGCGGTCTGGAGGGTGTCGAGCGACATCGCTCCGGCGATGAGGCTGGCTTGGATCTGGTGGGCCTCGGCGAACGCCGGGAACGGGACGCCGGTCGCACCCATGATGCGGGCGGCGGAGATACGGATCTTCGGCATCGACATATCAATGCCGATTGTGCCGTCTTCGTTCTCGGTCGGGTCGGGCATCTCTTCGACGATCATCGAGCCTTCGATGTTGTCGAGGTCCACAGAGATTCCTTTGAGGTCGCCGCTGTCGATGAGCCTCTGGAGTCGGAGCACGTTGTCGTCGTCGGAGTCGATCGGCTCGGACACGCCGATGACCTGGTTGCCCTCACGGTAGATCTCGACGAACCGGCCGACGAGCTGTGCGCCGTCGTGGCCGTTGCCGGTCATGTCGGTCGCCATGAGCGGGAGCGGGAGATCTCGCCATGTGATCGCGCCTTCTTCGAAGAGTCGTTTGTCGCCTGTCTCGATGCCCTCGACGAGCAGAATCCATTTGGTTCGGCCGTCGAAGCTGTCGTCCGGTTCGAGGTCGTCGGCCACCGCCACGTCGTCGAGCGCGTCTTCCATGTCGTCGAGCGAGTCCTCCAGGAGAGCGTCATCTTCGGCGAGTGTGACCTTGTTGTCTTCGAGTGCGAGCCTCATACGGACAGCGTAGACCCATACGGGCCGATCGGAGGTGGACCGTCATGCTCGAACCCGGTGGGTGTCCCGGAACGCAAAGAGCGCCCCGACCCATGTTCCGGTCGGGGCGCTCGCTGACTGGCTGATCGACTCAGGCGACGATCTCGACGTTGCGGGAGAATCCGCCGTCGGTGCGGATGGAGCGGGCGGTGACGTTGCAGGCGTTGGCACCTCGGAGGTCGGCGTAGGCCGGTGCGAGGACCATGCCCTCGGCGTAGCCCTTCTTCGCCATCGTGGACTCACGCACCGGGAATGCCGTCACCCATTCGGTGATGTCGCTCGCCGGATCGTCGGAGGCGAGGATGCCCCAGACCATCCCGTATTTGCCGTCGATCAGCTTGGCGGCGACCAGGTTGCCGTCGAGATCGAAGAGCGCCGGGAACTCAGCGACTCCACCCCGGTCGGCGATGGCAGCGGCGAGGCGCTTCTTGGCTGCCATGCAGCCGGACGCCCATTGGCTGACGAAGCCGTCGGTGTCGCAGCGGTCGAAGCTGTCGGCGGCGTCCTGCTCATGCCGGGCGGCTTCGGATCGGAGGGTCGTGGAGGTTGTCATCGCATTCTCTTTTCTGGTCGGGTTCGAGGTTCGGGAGGCGAGGGGCATCAGAAGGGCCGGGTGGCCATCATGGCGGCGTAGTCGGCGGCGAGCTTGAGGCTGGCGTCGGTCTTCGTGGTGAAGGTTCCGGCCGGGCGGTCACCGTGACCGAAGGAGGCCCAGCAGCCGCCCGCCGTGATCTCGATTGCCTGGCCGATGTAGTTGCCGTTTGCGAGGACTCGGAACTCGGCCCACCGTCGGCCAGTCTCGGCGTCGGTGCCGGTCGTCGTGGAGGTCGAGATGGGGAAGGTTGTCGTGTCGGTCATGTCAATCATCTTATCCGACCCGAGTCGGGTCGTCAACCCTCAACCCGAAACTATTCTGGTGGAGCCTCTTCGGTCGCCGCCTCGATCGTCGTCCCATCCGGCCGAGTGTCGCCCACGAAAAACATTTGCATCACGCACCGACAATTCACGACCTCCTCCGCAGGGCCAGACGGATCGAGCGGGCGATCCATCGCCACACCACCCACGATGAACGACTCCTCCATCAACACAGTCTGCCCGTCAGCCTCGGCGTGGCTCTCACGAGTACGCGGCCCACCCGTCGCCAACCAAGACTTCTCCACAGGGCCGTAAGCGCCGAGCGCCCGAGCGCCATCCATGTCGCCACCATTGTATGCGCCCATCACCTCGGTGCGAGCGATCGCCTGTGCCCGGCCACGCGCATACCCAGTGATGTTCTCGACCTCCTTGCGGAGCTTCGGAATCTCGACGCCAGATGAGATCGACTGCTCGGCAGCAAATTGGACCTGCGACCAGATCGACGACGACGCACCAACGATCCGGTTGCTGGCCGTCATCACATAGTTCGCTGCGTTCACATTCACGACCTGGGTCCATGTCGCCAGCAGATCGACCGGCATCAACGGCGCACCCAACTGGGCACCAATCGAACCTTGCAAATACAGCGGCTTCACACCGAGCGCCAAGAACTCATCGACAGCTACCTGCCACTCGGCTGTCATCGCATCGAAAACAGCAGGGTCGCCCGCCGCCACCAAAGTCTCGACGTACATGTTGAGATGCTCCTCGGCGATCTTCGCTGCGGCGTCGCCCATCAGGCGGGCCGACTCGACCTCCCAAGAAACGATCCACTCCTCGAAGTCGGCTTCGGAGACGAAGCCATTCTCGTCAGCTTTGAGTGGTGGCGGAGTCGCCATCGTCAGACCATTACGTCAGCGCCGAGCGCCGCCGACAGCCGGATCAGATCGTGCTCGTGTTGGGCAGCCAGCAGGCCACGGCAGTATGCGTTCAATGTTGCGAGCAGAGCGTCTTCGTCGATACCCAAGTATTCGGCGACGACTCCGACCCGATCGAACGAGCCGGTGAGTAGCTGGTCGAGGTCGGCGTACACCGTCGGATCATATTGGAGATGCAATATGCGGGCATCGCCCTTCTTATCCACACCCTGTGGACCGTGCCCGGTCTTGCGGCCGATCGCTCCGAGGAGACGTTTGCCTGCCATCTCCATCGCCCGGTCCACGATGCCATCGCAAGCCATGATGACCGCCGAATCGAGCGCCGCAGAAACCTGGCTCGGCCTGCCGTCACGGGACGGTGCGGACCTAACTGGGCCAGATCCGGCTTCCGACTCCGTAGACGGCGAAATAGGGGCTGATGCGGGAGCCTGGATGTCGGCCACTGCGTCGGCGATCTCTTCGGCGAGGATGCCAGCTTTCGCCAGCATCGACGGTGCGAGCGCCGGAGCGCCCTTCGCAGCATCGAGCAGAACCCGTTGGCGGAACTCGTCCTCGTTCGGCTTGTCATCCTCGGTGAATCCAGTCTCCCGACGCAACGCCTGAGCAGATAGCTGGATGCGGTCGTACACCTCGACAGCCGAGCCTGACTTGTCGGGCGGAGAAGTCAGGTCGCTCGTGTCATACCAGACCATCGCAGCGTTCTCATCGAACCCCTCGGCACGCAGAGCAGGCTTCAACCATGCTTCGGTCAGAGCGTTGCAGACGATCTCAGCATTCGGCTCGATGTGTAGGGTGATCGCTGTCTCTTCGACCTGCCACGCCGTCCAATGATTCACACCGGACATGCCGGTCAACACCTCGGGCGGCATGTCGAGGCCGAGCGCCAGACGCTTGATCGCATCCTCCATCAGCTCGCGGACCTGGGCGTCGAACGGCGTCGAGAATGAGATGTGTTTGATCTTGTCGATGAACTCGCCGGGGATCGCGATCGGCAAAGGCACGACAGCAGCAGCGGACTGCCGATTCTTGATCGGCGTTGTCATGGCGTTCGTCAACTCTTCGACGAAATGGTCGAACCGATCCTGCTCGGTGGCAACGGTCGTCTCACCCTCGACCGGAGGCGGTGGCGGAAACTCTGTCTCCGACGGGATCGCAAGCAGACCGGCACCAGCGAGACGTGAGCGGCCCGACGCTGTAATGTGATCGGTGAGCAGCTCGATGATCTCCAATACGGGGAGCACGGCCCGGACCGGGGCGTCCGGCTGCCACGGCTTACGAGGATGCTTACGCCACACTTTGACGATCAGCGAGTTCGGGTGTACCGGTCGCCAGGCGTCGCTTTTGTTGCCGTCTCCGATACGGAGGAAAATCTTTTGGTTGGTCGTGCCCTCAAACTTCAGGGCATCCTGCGGCAGCACCTGCCACGTCTCATACGAATCGGAGTTCGGATCTCCGAGCCTCGGCTCCGCAACAAGCCAGCCGAACCCGGCGATCGAAAGATGCGAACCGAACTCGCCCAACAGTTGCCCCTGGCCGGAAGCTCCGCCCGCGATCTGCTCGACCAGCTCAATCGCACGCCGCTGCGATGGCGTCACCTCGTCGCTCTCCACGTCGATCGCTGTCGGCTCGTCGCCGACCTGCCTGGGCGGAGCAGCAGCAGTCAGGTTCACTCTCGACATCGCATTCGAACACCAGCCGACACCGAAACGGAACTCGCCAACCCGGTCATAGTAGCCCCAGGCACGCTCCTGCCATTCGAGCATCATGCCCGAAGACGTGTACGGGCGGGAGATATCGGCGGAGGCGATTACCTCGGCGGCAGCGACCAGCGAATACCGGTGCGGCGTAGAACGTGCGGGTGAGCGATCAGCCATGACTGTCAGGGTACTCCTGTGAGGGGTGTTGATCTTGGGATCGGCGTCGGACCTCGGCAGCGACAATCAGTTCTGCTTCTTCGATGACAGCATGATCGGTTCGTTCCCGCTCGGCGAGCAGGTCACTTTTGGTGACGTATGTGTTGCGGGCAAGCTTTACGAGAAGCCACGGCACCACGATGCAGAGAGCCGCGATCCTTCTCCACATCATCAGCGCTCTCGACGCTCCGACCAGACAAGCACGGCGAGACAGAAAGCGAGAATACTGACGCCCAACAAAACCATTTGCATGTCGGTCCAGGTCAGCGGATCGCTCACCGGTCGAGCCGATCCTCAATCGTCTGCCCGAGTCCGGCGGCGAGCGAACCGGCGAGCGCCAACATGATGACTTGGGCGGCGAGCTGATCCTGATGGACGAGCGCCAGCCATACGAGCGGGATGCTCGACCAGAACGAGATGCACCACGGGCACGAGATCAGGTAAGCGAGTTGCGACTCCTCACCGACCTTGCCGATCAGCCATTCGCGGGCCGGACGGCTCAGCTCGTCGAGCGCCAAGAAGCGGGCGACACGCCAGCAGGCGAGAAGCAGGACGACGACGAAGAGAGCGGACATAGGTCGAGTCTACGTCAGAAGTTTCGGTCGCCGAATGACCTCGCCACTCGGCCGACGCTGCGAGGCTGCACTTCTTCGAGCAGAGTACGGACACAATGGACGAGAGCGTCGAGCCGGTCAGGGGACTTCGACTCGTTCGGAACCCACTCGGTCATCTGGTCTTCGAGCTTCGGTAAGAAACCGGCGTGGTGTATCCAGCCCTTTGCGTAGAGCGCCGAGACAGGTTCAGCTCGTGCCTGCTTCGACTCTTTGGCGGTGATCTTCTTGACGACGACCGACGGGTCAACGGCGTGGATCGTTGAGCGGACCATGTCGCCGCCCTGGTTCTTCTCGACGTAGATGGCTTGGGCGTCCCAGCGGCGAGCGGCGGCGACGACGGCGGCTCCCCATTGTTCGGGTGTACCGGCGAGCGACTCGTCAGCGAGAATCACGGCGTGGTCCCTGCCCGCTTTCGCTCCGGTCGGCGAGGTGCCGACGACGATGCCGCATTCGGCTGTCTCGCCGGGAGGGTCAACGGCGACGATCGTCCGCCACATGCGTCCGTCGGGCTTCGGTGCCTCGATGCCGTGCGCCATCATCCCGTCCCTCAGCGACACGTCCGGTTGCGTGGCGTCCCATACGGAGAAGCGGGAGGCGTCCATCGTCGCCATGATCCAAAGAGCGCCATCGACGTGGTCCAAGTATTCGGCGTGGAGTTCTTGCTGGCCGAGTCGGGTGCCCTCGTATCTGCCGAGGACAACCTGAATGAATGCGGGCGCGAGGTTGCCGAGGTTCTCGTAGGTTGAGCCGGTCGTGGTGACGGTCCTCGCTTCCGCTTCGATCGCTTTCATCCAAGCCACCCGTTTCGGGGTGCCGGTGATAATCAGTTTCGGCTTGCCGAGCCGAAGGCCGAGGCGGGCCATGTCGATCACCTCGCCGCCCGAGTCCATCGAGGCTGGTTCGTCAACCCATACGACCTCGTGCTGTGGGCCTCGGAGCCGGTCGGGTTCCTCGCCGGAGAACAGGGTGAGTCGTGCGCCGGTCGATTCCCAAGTCAGTCGCCGCTTCGACGGCTCGTACTTCGGGCGGTCCCACGGAGGGCAGACAGCGAGTATCCCTGATTCGCCTTCTACAAGCACATCCCGTGCGTCGCCCGACGTTGGGGCGACCGCTGCGAGCAAGCCTGTACGGGAGCTGTGAGCGAGATCTCGTATCGTTTCGGAGCCGGTGCGTGTCTTCCCGTACCCTCGTCCGGCCCGGTTCATCCAGACATCCCAATTGCCGGGCGGGATCGCCTGCTCCGGTCGCTGCCAGAAAGACCAGTCGTAGGCCAGCTCGGCTGCCTCGTCGTCGTCGAGCTGAGCGAAGAGTTCCGAAAGCTTGCCCGCTCGGGCGAGCCGGTCGGCACGAGACTCGGTCACTGGGCGTCCAGCGATCGCCCCATGACCCGAAGGATCACTTCGGCGGGTGTCTCGTTCTTCGCCTCAGCGAACTCTCGGAGCTTCCGGTCGTGTTCGATCGGTAGCCGAAGCGAGATCGAGTCACCCTTGGTCTTGGGTCTGGACATGCCGCATACCGTACACGGGAAGATGCCGTGTACCGTATGCGTTATTCGGCGAGCCGCAGCGGCGGGATCTCGCCGACCGGGGTGTCCACCAACGTCGCCTCGATCGCAGCAGCCTTCGACCGAGCAGAGTTCGCAGCGATCTCCGTCACCGACACCGCCAACAACGCATTCACCTCGACCGAGCGAGAAGCGCCCGAAGCGCTGATGAGCAGCTCGGTCGCTTTCAACCGATGCTGATGAGGGATCGTATCGAAGTTCTCCATGCTGGCGTAATGAATCAACGTCTGCGTAGCAAGGCCAAGCGCCATCGCCATCTGATGCTGAGCGCGCTTGACGAGAGCGCCGTGAGCAACGTCGATCGCCGACTGCACCGACGCCCGCTTCACATACCGAGAGACAGCCGAGTTCGACACGCCGAGCGAATCAGCAATCTGCCGGTCGCTGATACCGGCCAGCTTCATCTGGATGATCCGCTCCTTGTGCTCGTCGAGCATCGAGGGCTGTTCAATCGGTTCAGGCTTCTTGGGCATGTGTGGCTTTCTGTGGACATTGGTGGAGGCGGGCTTCGGTGGTGTGCGCTATGAGGGTGTTGGCGATTGTGGTGGTGTGGGCGGGTGGGCCACAGGTGGTGCGGTTGTGGTTGGTGTTCATTGTTGTCGGCCGTGTGAGAGTAGGCGGAGTATTTCGTTGAAGTCGTCGGGTGTCCAGAGTCGGTATTCGATGTGGCCTTCGCTGTTGGTGGCGCATGTTTCGAGGGTGGTTCGCCAGACGGCTTGTTCGGGTGACAGTTTGTTTGGTGGGATCTTGATTTCTGCGACGATGATCTTTCCGGTGTGGTGGATGAGGGTGAGGTCGGGCCAGCCGACGCCTTCATATTTCCAGCCGGTCGCCCATCCTTGTTTGGTTCGCATTGGGCGGTGGCCGACGGTGCGCCATCCGAAGATGGTGGCAGTGTCTACGACTTGTCGCTCGAACTCGGCTTCGTTCATACCGGCACCGTACCCGACTCCGGTCGTCGTTTCGGGTTCGGGGTGTGCCGGAGGGATCAGTTCTCAGGCTGTTCTGCGGCGCTGTCGGCGGTGCTGACGATGTGGGTGGGCCGATGGACCCGAATGTCTGCCAGCTCGCTCAGGACGGCTCGGCGGCTGGCGGCGTCGATCTCGGCTGAATGGATCGCTTCATAGTAGAGCCAGCGGATGCCAGCGAATGCGGGCAGGCCGATTATGGATGCGATCAGAATGGCGTCGAGCATCAGGTTCGGCTTCCTGTAGGTGGGGCTGGTTCGCTCCGATGAATCCACCAAGTCTCAATGAGGGAACAGACGGACCCCGACGGACCTTGCGGCGACCGTTCTCGGCTTGATGGATTCATCGCAACGCTCGGCCGTCAGAGCCGAGGTCGCTTCGTGTCTAATGGGATGGGAGAGGATCAGAGCTCATGACTCGGGCTGGCCTATCGGCTGGGCAGATGCCTTGATGGATCGTCATGGCGGCGATCCATCTGCCGCAGCGTGAGCATTGGGTCAGCGTCACGGTCATTCCGTGAGGAACGAGTCGGCTACGGCTTGCCAATCGACACGCCACATGCTGCCGACATCGTAGATGAACATGCGCCACAGGTCGGTCGGCGGCCAGTCGTGCTCGTATGGGAACAGGATCATCTCGACCTGCTCCATCACGAACGCTTCGATGGCGTCACCGGCAGACCAGCGCAGCTTGCCAGCGACCAGCTCCAAGCATTGCTGGTACAGTCCCTCGTCGTTGGAGAGATGGAGCGCAGCCGCCCACGTCTCCCGGTTGACCCATCCGTTGTACTCGTCGGGGTTCGTGATTGCTGTCTGTATCTCGCTCACGACTGCTCCTCGAAGATGTCGATGGTGATCTCGCCGTCCGTCGTCATGATGACGAGCTTGCGAGGATTGGAAAGATCCACGTCGGTGACTTGATGGCAGCTGAACGTGCCGTGACGGAACTTTCCGTCGGAGTCGGTCCAAGCGCCAGCGTGCATCGGGCCGGAGTTGAGCGTGCCGCCGAAGTATGTCTCGCCGTCGGCTGGGCCACCGATTCGTTCCCAACGGCTCACCTCTGTCGAAAGTAGTCTGTACGACGCTCGGTTCTCCTCGACGCAACGAGCCGACAAGCCGACGAAAGTGCCAGGCCTGATTTCGGATTCGATCTGATTTCTCATTTGATTGTCCTTCTGGTCGGTGGAGCGGTCGCTCCGATGATCTCCCGAGCCTGTGGCGAACTCGGGAGATCATCGCAGCGCCTCGGCGGGAGCCGAGGGCCACGGGGGATCAGTTAATCATCGACTGGATGCGGGAGATCTGCTTCTGCCGGGCATCGTTGGCGGAGCGGGCGAGGTCGTTGCCCCGACCGCTCCAGCGATCGTCGGCACCCTCGACGGCGAGGCTGACGAGCACGCTCATCATTTCCAGCTTGATCTCGGCGGCGGAGATGCCACGGTCCGGTGCGTCGATCATCGACTTGGCGACCGAGCTGAAACGGCGGTAGAGGGTGGCGCAGGCTTTTGCTTCGGCCATCGAGACGGCGATCTCAGCGGCTTCCTCGACCGAGGTGAGGGGCATAGCCTTGAGGCGATCGAGGTGGACGGAGTAGCCGTTCATATTCTCGTCGCACTTGGCGGCGATCTCGGTAGCGAGGCGGGAGGGAGTTGTCGTAGTAGTCATACCCTCACTCTATCCGACCCGAGTCGGGTCGTCAACCCCTCGCCCGAAACTATTCTGGAATCCCCAACCGACGAGTCCCCATCATGCGTCCTCCTCGTAGGCGCTCGGGCCGAGGTTCATCCAGTCCAGAGCATGATTGGCGAGGGCCACATGATCGGTCACCCCTGGCTTGACCATCGAGTCGGCGATGGCGCGCCACTGGATAGACGGGATCGCATAATCGGACGGCTTGATCGAGGGACAGTCCACGGCGGTCAGGTCGATGCCGAAGCACTCGAAGGTAAACACGATGCCGTCCACCCAGTTCTCTATTGCCCCGGTACAGATGTGCATCATCTGCTCATCGGTGAGTCGGAGGCGCGTCTGGCTGCTCACGCCGTTGCCGACTTCCGGTCAGAGCCAGTCCGGCCAGGCGAATCGAAAGCAACAATGTCGGCTGGGTCGATCAGGTACGACCCACCAACCTTCGTCGTCGGCAGCAGACCGGACGAGATCCACCGAGAGACAGAAGACGTGCCAGCGTCGAGCCGGGCGGCGACCTCGGCCACCGACAGATGACCGGGCGGACGGGCTTGCGCCGACAGCCTCGCCTTGACTCCTTCAGTAGCCACGAGGTAACGCACAACACGACCATGCTCCACCTGGGCCTCGGACGGTAGGGAGCCGTTGTTGATGGCCTTGTGAACTGCCTGGCGTGACACGCCGAGGCGGTCGGCCGTTTCGGCAACCGTCATGTAACTCATTTCGTTTCTCCTATGGTTTGGTTGTTCGGATCTTGGTAGGTGTTGCAGGCTTCGCAGGTCGAGCCGACAAACACACGCTCGTTGCAATCGCCCGAGCGGCAAGCAGAGAATCTGGTTGGCTGTTCGCCTCGGCCGTGAGTGACCGTGGCGTGGACTCTCTTCTCGATCACGTCGCCGAGGTCGAGCCGACAAAACTGGCAGACAGTCTTGCCGGGGTGAGCCGAGTGGCTCTTGTCGTCACACTTCGAGCAGACCGACCGAGCGCCAGAATGCCAGAAGCCTCGGTCGCTCATGTGGCCGACCATCGGGCGGGTATGGCGGAAGGCGCTCATCGAGGAATCGTATGGGTTGGGTAAGGCTCGGCTTCATTGTCCTCGCCGTCGTCGATGTTGCACGACTCTCCTGAGGAGTCGTAGTCCACGAGGTCGTCGTGATACCAGATGCCCAATGATCCTTTCGGGCGGGCCCACCTCGTATCGAGGGTGATCTGGCGTTCGCAATGCACACAGTGGTTCTTCGTGTCTGCTCGGTTGGTGGTCATGGTGCTGGCCTTTCTGGTGCGTGATGGGGTGTGGCGACGTTGGAGACGCATGAGGTGCGCCCGGTTGTTTCATGTCGCCACGTCCGGTCGGTGTTTTTCGCCTGATGGATCAACAGGTGACAGTGTGCGCATCTCACGGCGTCTCCACCGTCACCGGGGGCGGATCACCTTTGCTGCGTGAAGCGACAAGACGGATCGACGGCCGATCAGGTCGGGTTAGGTCGATTTCGTAGACATCGAACGGCGTCCAGTCGGTCCGGCTGGCTTCCGCCAGAGTGTCGGCAAGCGTCTTTGTGGAGTGGTGGCGGTAGTGGCTGGTAGTCAAGTAAACACGGTCGTTGCTCATGTCGCCACCGTCACCGGATAGGCGACACCGCCAGGCACGAGCGTGCCAGCCACGGTGTCCGAGATGTCAGATGGCTTTGTCTCGATGCTCGGGTCATCGCAGTACGCCTGGTCGTAGTAGTACCATGCGCCCTCGTCCCCTATCTCGATCGACGGCACCCAATCCCACGATTGATCGTCCTCACCGTGGACGGGTACGGGTGTCCCGAGTGCAAGCCGACCGTGAACGGTTAACGGTTGCCCCCGTGTCCACACCAGACGTTCGCTGACAACCTCAACGATGGGCGGATAGCCCAGACCAAGACATGTCGGCTCACCGTCGTCGCCCTCACAAACCATTGTCGCTTCGGTCCCTCGCTCGTAATGGTCGGGGTCGCCATATAGCCAGCCTTCACCGACGCACCATTCGCACTCGATCGGGCCTGCCAGCCACGTGATCGTCGGCGGCAAGTTGTGCGGATCACGAACGACGGTGACGACAGGGAACATGTTGCGGGCCACGCCTTCCGGTAGTACAACCTGCTGGACCCTCTGGTCTGTCGTCATCATTGCTCGCTCGTTTCCGTAGGATGACCAGGGCTTGTCTCCCGAGATGCAATATGCACAACGTTCTGCGCCTTGAAGGCTCGGATCTTCGCCGCCCGGCGAGCCCTTTCGTGTGCTTCCATCATCGCTGCAACCTCGTCACGGTCAAAGTGTGGCATATGTTCGGCCATCAACGCGACAGCTTCGGCGTACTTGCTGGTCATCGTGCGCTCTTGCCTTTCGATCGGATGTGACCAGCGGCGTTTCGGTAGCCGTCTGAGATCCCCTCGTATCGCTGGACGTTGTCCGAGTTGCGGCCTCGCGCTCGCTCAGCCTCGG